AGAACTTTGAAAATGCATTGTATAGAAGTGCTTTTGATATGGGACAAGAACTTTATGAGGCTTATCCAATGTTTGCTACAATTCAAGGAGCAACTGTTTCTATAAGAGGAGTATCTAAAAAGTTTGACACTTTAGAAGATGCTTTCCGTTATTATGGTAAACAGATACGTTGGAATAAAGAAACTCATAAACATATTCTTGAACTACTAGATTGGGCACAGAACAATACTACATTTATAAACTTCTCTCTTGCCACATTTCTTATAGATAGAAAATGGGAAGAAATAGAAGCTTTAAAGAACGGAGAATTGACTGATATTAACTATAACTCTATGCGCTCTATATGATTACCGAATCAGTATTAGAGCTTATACGACGTGGACGTGACGGTAATAATCAGGGTATATCTATAGGTATGCCTAAATTAGAGAGTATAATAGATGGATTAACCAGAGAAACCTACTACCTTCTATTTGGAGGTACTGGTTCTGGTAAGACCACTTTTGCTCTTTATTCGTTTGTCTATAAACCTCTTATTCAGCATTTAGATGATGATGATTTCAGAGTCATTTATTATTCATTGGAGATGTCTGCTAATATGTTATTCTTAAAACTCTTATGTATGCATGTATGGGATGAATATCATATTGAAGTGTCTCCTAAGGAATTAATGTCTCGTAAAAAGAACTATATTCTTGATGATGATCTTTATCGTATCGTTTTAGAATGCCAACCTTGGCTTACTAAAATAGAACAAAAGATTACTGTTTATGATAGAGCTTTAAATGCTCAAGTTCTTTATGCTAATCTTCATTCTGAATTAGAAAAAGAAGGTGAATTTATAAATACTGACAAGCGAATCCTATTTAAACCCAAGAATCCAAAGAAAATTATTCTTGTAATTATGGACCATATAGGCTTGGTTCGACCAGGTCAAGGTTCTACACTTAAGAGTGAGATTGATTTATGTAGTAAATATCTCTTAACCTTTAGAAATATATGTGGTATCAGTCCCTTAGTTCTAATGCAGATTAATAGAGATAGTACTTCTACTGATAGAAGAAAACTAGATATGATTGATCTTAAGCTTAGTGATATTAAAGATAGTGGTAATCCATCACAGGATGCTGAGGTTATTCTTGGAATATTATCTCCTCATAGAGAACAACTTAATAAATATAAAAAGTATGATATAAGCCAATTAGAGGATAAGTTTAGAAGTATTTCTGTTCTTAAATCTAGATATGGTGAATCAGAAATTCAAATTGGTTCTGCCTTTTATGGCAAAGCAGGTTTATTTAAGGAGCTACCTAAAGGAGATCAAATTACTTGTTATGATCCATATATGGATGTTAGTTATATGTTACAAGATGAAATAAGTCAAAATGAAAGGATAGATGAAAACGTAGTTAATATAAATTTTACAATGTAAATGGCTGAAATGATAGCAATTGTTGGTGAAAGTGGTTCGGGAAAAACCACATCTATTAGAAATTTGAATCCAGAAGAAACATTTATTATATCTACCACAGGTAAGAGGCCTGGAATTAAGGGTGCTAAAAAGAAGTATCCAGATTTCAAGGTTAATAAGGAAACAAAAGAGATGTCAGGCAACTTCTATACTTCTTCTAATATTGAAGCTATTAAGCAGATGATGAAGATAGTAAATTTGAAGATGCCTAATGTTAAAGTGCTGATTATTGACGATTTTCAGTATCTTCAAGCATTTGAGGCTATGGCTAGAGTAGATGAAAAAGGCTATGGAAAGTTTACTGATATGGCCAAGCATGCATATGAGGCTTTAAAGACTGGTATGGATATGCGTGACGATTTATTTATCGTAGTATCTACTCATAGTGAGAATACTGGGGATAATCTCAATCCTTATTATAAGATTAAGACACAAGGAAAGATGTTGGATAGTGTTATTACACTTGAAGGCTTATTTACTTATGTGTTATTTACCAAAGTAGTAAAAGATGATTCTGATTCGGTTCAATATAAGTTCTTAACGAACTCTGATGGAACCTGCACAGCTAAATCCCCAATGGGATTATTTGAAGATTTACTTATTGATAATGATCTAGATTATGTCATTAAGAAAATTAAAGAATATAACGAAGGAGAATGATTCAGCAATTCAAGGTACTGTTCACTTATGAACAAGATGATGAGACCGGAGAGGTTAAAGTACTGAACAGAGAGGTTATTAATGATGATCTTCCTAAAGCCAAGAAGACAAGTAGCCCTAAAAAGACTACTAAGAAAACAGATGAAAACCCTGAACCAGAGTTGATTCTTGAAGAAAATAAGTATAGCCTTAATACTGCGGCTGTAGAATTGTTAGGTGTCGAAGCTGACGATAGAATTGATATCAAATTCGAGAAGAGAGATAAGGTTCGAGTACCAGTTATAGGTTGTAATACAGCCTTTGGTACACAGGGAGGTAATAGATTAACCAAGTCCAATACAGTAAGTTATAGAGGTAAAAATCATGACACACTTGAGGAATATGGAATAATCTTCTCATTTAAAGAGACAGATAAGGAAGGAATTTTCGAATTAGTCGGAGATAAACCTATTCCAGAAGAGAAAGAAGATGAAAATGTCAAAATTGTAGATGAAGAAGTAGAAGAAATCGGTCGTCCAGAAGACTTAATAGGTGTTGTGGATGGAGATGCTACTGAATTAAATGCAGATGATATTGATTTTAATTTCTAAAATGTGTTAATTTATGGCAGGATTTGTTTTTGGTCCAATTGATAAAGTACAAGCAACAGCTGGTGGTAATCGTCGTCTTCGTCCTTGGGATATTTATGAGGTAAAGTTTGTGGAGGCTAAGTATGAAACATTTGAGGGTAAAAAAGAGGAAAATAAAGGTCAGATTTATGAGGCACTAACCGTTCGTTTTGAAAATGACGAGGGTTATTATGAGGAGAGAGTCTTCAATCCTGGTGAAAAGGGAAATGAAAGATTCAAAAACAAGAACGCCGAGGGGCATGAGTATGAGTCTGCATCTCCAATGGAGAAGCTTCGTATTTTCATTGCTCAGTTACTTACTGTTCTAGCTCCTGAAAAGATGCCTAAGATGGTAGAACTTGCTCCTAAAGTACAGAGCTTTAAACAGCTCGTTGATGTAGTTGTAAAACTACTTGAAGGAGCTAAGGGTAAGACCACTCATTTGAAGCTGGCTGGTAAGACTGATTCTAAGACCAATAGAATTGTGCCTTGTCTTCCTAAATTCGCAGGTGTTTCTAAGAAGGGAGAATTATTTACTGCCGATAACTTTATTGGTGATAAGTTGTTCTTCTCTCCCTATGAGGAAGGTAAGCAGAAGGAGTACCGCAATGCTAAACCAACTGATATGGAGAAGAATAATCCACCAGTAGAGACTTCTGTAGATGATCTTCCTAATACTGAAGCTCCTCAGGAGGAAATCGATGATTTCGATGGACTTTTAAATAGCTAATGGTTTTCATCTGGCGGGAGGTTCAAAAGAACCTCTCCGCCTTTCATTTTATAAAAAGTATCCTTATATTTAGGTTCATTTATGGATAAATTCAGCTTTTATATTGAACCGAAAATCACTAAGGATTTTCTACTTTCTTATAATAATGAAGAAACCTATATGTCCTTTTATTTAGGCATTCCTATTAAAAAAGGATTGTTCTGTTCACCTCTTAGAAAAGATAATACTCCTACTTGTTCCTTTTATAGAAATAAACAAGGAGATCTTATCTTTAAAGACTTTAATGGATCATTTTATGGAAATTTCATTTCTGTAGTAATGTATAAGTATGGCCTTAATTATGGAGAGGCATTACGCACAATAGCTAATGATTTTAATCTCGTTAAGACTCCTGGTTATACTAAGCACCAAGGAATAGTTCGTTCTAACTTACAGAAATTTGAAGCTCCAGAAACTGCCCTTATAAGAGTAGAAATTCAAGACTTCTTACCTAAAGAATTAGAGTGGTGGAGTTCTTATGGAATAACAGAAAAAATATTAAAAAAATTTTGTGTTTACTCTTGTAAGAACATCTTTTTAAATGGGAGTTATTTTATGGCTTCTACGCCTGGATGTCCTGCATATGGTTATTATGGAGGAAAAGAGGATAATATAGAACTTTGGAGAATTTATTTCCCAAAGAAAAAACAATATAGATTTTTAACCAATTGGAAAGCAAAACAAGTACAGGGTTATAAACAATTACCTAAAGAAGGAAAGTTACTAGTTATAACCAAGTCTATGAAAGATGTTATGTGCTTATATAGTCTAGGTATTAAAGCTATTGCTCCAAATAGTGAAAATTTATTTATTACAGATAAAATGTTAGATGAATTAAAGTCAAGATTTAAATATATAGCAGTTTTATATGATAATGATTTACCTGGAATATCTAATATGAATAAGATTAAGAAAGAACATCCTGAACTTCTTTATATCTGGATTCCACGTAAGTATAATGCTAAGGATATATCTGACTTTAGAAAGATGTATGGTGAAAAGAAAACTAAGCAATTTATTAAAGATTTAATTCTAAAATTTAAATGAAAAAGTAGGAATTGAATACTTCGTGTAAAGCTATTTTTAAAGATGGCAGTACTAAAGAATTCGCTTCCATTGAGGAAGCGTCAAAAGAAACAGGAATTACTGTTGCCGCAATCAAAATTAGATGTAATAAACCTGGATGTGGAGGAAAAGAAAAAATTTGTTTCGAATGGTTAGATGAACACACTAAACGTTCTTTCCAAGCTAAAAAATCAAGAAGTAAAGGGGCTTCTTGGGAAAGAGAGGTTATTAATAAGTTAAAGGAAATTGGATTTACTGGATGTGTAACTTCTAGAGGGGAATCAAAGAAAGTTGATAACAATAAAATTGATATTATAGATACTGAAGGAAAATTACCAATTAATATTCAGTGCAAACAATATCAAAATACTCCTTCTTATTTTACAATAAGAGATGCATGTACAGATAAGTCTAAACCTTTTACCGTATTCTGGAAAAAATCTCCAGAAGGGGGAGAAAATAGTAAAGGTTCTATAGTAATGGTAGATGTAGATTATTTTCTTAAATTACTAGCTTTAACTTTAAAATGACAACTTATATATATGCCGTATGTGATAATGCACATAACCAAATAAAGACTGTGAGTGCAACGTCTTTAAACAATGCACAAGAGAAAATTATTGAGAAATACAGAGATTACTTAGAAATAGATGAAGAATATGACACTTGGATGGAGTTTATAGGAGACATGGAAAACTATGACATTTATATAACTCCTAATATAAAAGTACTCGAAGAATTACAATGAGAATAGGCTTAGACCTCGATGGAACCGTAGACGATTTCATGAATCCTTATTTAGAAAGATTTGGTAATCCAAAGAAAGATTCTGAAATAACTAAAAATGTACAACAAGTACTTAGTAAAGATAGAAATTTCTGGCTTTCATTGCCTGTACTTAGACATATAGATTTTATTCCAGAGTTGTATTGTACTAAAAGAGTTAATCCAAAACAGTGGACTCGTAAATGGTTAATAGAACATGGATTTCCTAACCGCCCTATTTATCAGATGTACTATCAACAGGGAAATAAAGCTACTATGATTAAGGGAAGGGTTGATGTATTTATTGACGATTCCATTTCTAACTTTATAAAGTTGAATTTATCTGGAGTTCCATGTCTTCTTATTGATCAACCAGACAATCAGTCTTGGGGACCAATAGGAAGAATTTATACCCTTAATAAGCAAGAAATAACAGATGCATATAATTTATTTATAGATACAGGTATGTTTGATAACTTTAGGAACCTGTTATGATTGATGTTTATAAAGCAGTACAATTAAAGCCCCTAACAGAAACTGTCCATATAAAGGATATATCGGATGAAGTCTATTTTTCTAAGGAATATGGTAATTACATAAGTAATTCTAGACTCAAACTTATCAATCCTGATGAAGGAGGAAGTCCCTCTAAGTTTTTTGCTGGACTAAACAATAATAAAATCTATTCTGATGCACTTATATTTGGAAGTGCTGTACATGAGCTTACATTACAGCCTAATGACTTTGTACTTACAGAAATAGATAGACCAACTGCGAAAGCTGGGTTCATGGCTGACTATATATACGATAACTATATAGGACCATGTGGGGATAATGTTGGAGAAGTAATAGCAGCTCTTGAAGATTCTATTTATATAGAAGCTTCTGATGAGATTGACTATTATAAAGGAAAAATGAATAAAGATAAAATTAATGCTCTTGAAGAAAAGTGTATACAATACTGGACCGATAGAGCAATGTTTGAAGAGAACTATACTGGGCTTACTCCTATTTATCTTCCAGAAAAAATGAGAGAACAATTATATGCAGTTCTTAATTCTTTTAGAAAGAATAAGAAATTTGAAGAATTGTTACATCCTAAAGGACTTCTTGAAGATCCTATTTCTATGAACGAGACTACTATTCTAATGGATATGGAATATGTAGTAGATCTTCCAGAAGGAAAGAAGGAAGGAGTTCTTCATTTAAAATCTAAACTAGATAATTTCACTATTGATAATGAAAATAATACTATTACTGTAAATGATGTTAAAACTACTGGTAAGTATGTAACAGAATTTGCAAGTGGAGCATTTAATTTCTTTCATTATTATAGAGAATTAGGTATGTATACATGGCTACTTAGACATGCTGCTGCCAAACACTATGACATCCATAATCCTACTATAAAGAGTAATTGTCTTGTAGTAGAAACATTTCCTGGGTATTTTACTAAGACTTACGAACTTACTAAAATGGACCTATTAAAAGGAATGCAGGAATTTGGATGGCTATTACGACAAGTAGCCTATTTTAAAGCTGTAAATGACTTATAAAGAACTTGAGGCAATCTTTAGCCAGTATTTCAGCTTAGGAAACTTGAACATAAATATCAATAACAAGTTTGCACTTATATCTTTAATTTGTTATATAGTTACTTCCATGAAAAAGAAACAACCTGATGTTACATATTATCAGGTAGTTTACAAGATTTGTGCTAGTGAAGGTATGACAGACGACTTTATAAAAGGTCTTGCAGTAATGTGTGAGAGTTTTGGATATGGTTGTAAGGACTTTCCAACCTTTGGAATTGCCCCAAAAGATATGGTAAAAACTTGTCGAGATATAATAAAATCTTATATGCCTTTCTAAATTGAGTGTTAAAAAATGTAAATTTTGAGACATTCGTTTGGATTTAGATTATGAAGTTATTAGATTTGTTCCAGTTCCTCTTGAGAGAGAGGATTTCAGATTAAAACAGAATTTTAGATTATTTAACATTCATTTAGTTGTCCATAAGGACAGTCCAATGTATATTTGGTTAAATGAAGATGAATAATACGAAAAATGTTAAAAACTATTTGAATTATGGAAACAAAAATTATTAATTTCAAGAAATTAGAAGTTACAGGTGCTACTAAAGAAGAGGCTCTAGCAAAGGCTCCATTCCAGATTATCGGTGATGCTACACAGGCTTTCAAAAATTGGAAGAAAAAGCAGATTGATGGTGTAACAGACGCTAAGATTAAGGAGTTCGCTCTTGACTATATCCAGAAGAAGACTAAGTCTGCAGCTGGTGTTGGTTTCTCAATTACAGTTGATGCTGCAGTTGCTGATACAAGAGAGCGTCCTTATAAGATTAACGATGTTAAGAATGAGAAGGGTAAGAGAAAGTACGTTACTACATACGAGCTTGTAGATTCAGTTACAGGTGAGGTAGTTGGTATGACTCAGGAGACCAAAGCAGTTGCTAAGGAAATGGCTAAGGAACTTTACAAGAATGGATTTAAACATCCTATTACTTGTAAGTATACTAAGCAAGTACTTGATGGTGAGCCAATCGCTTTCACCGCAGAGTATACTCCTTCAAAGAGTTCTAAGGTAGGTACCTATATGGTCTTTGGTGTAGAGGCCTGATTAACTTCTAGCATATAAGTGTTGGGAGGCTATACGAAAGTATGGTCTCCCATTTTTTTTTTCTAATCCAACAGTGGAAACTGTATAAATGAAAAATAAATTTATTCCTGTTAGTGGTCTTGAAATACTTGACCAAATATATGATGAAGAGCACAATGACTTTGAATTGGAAGAGGTTATAGAAGATGTATATAAGATGATGACTTATAAAGCAAGTAATATGCAAGTCCTCACTATAAAAAGAGGATTTTATAAGTCTAAAGAAAAAACTGATGGTTATATGACTTTCTCTTTAAATGGTGATGAAAAGTTCTGTGGAATCCAAGAAGTAAAGAGAAAAGTATGTAATTCAGTCAATCAATATAAAAAACAATTGTTACAAGCTCTTAGATATTTATGGTTATATAAAAATGAACCATCTGTAAAAGTATTTGTACTTAATTCAGAGAAATTTTATGTATATGTACTTAGAGAAGATATAGAAGACTTAATAAACACTTTATCTCCTTTATTCTCTAAATCTGATAAATCTGCTTGTAAAACTTGGGAAGATATTGATTTAAGAAAAACTATTCAAAATTATAATATTAATTTTCATACTACATTACTAAGAGATTTAGAATTAGATAAAACTCTTGAAGAAATTTATAAATTAATATGACTAGACGTAAAGTATTAGAAATGGCATCTTTAGCATGCTTGAAGGAGCTTTATAGTAAAGTTCAACCTGCAGTTGACTGGGACGACTTCATGGAAGAAAACAGAATGTATTCTAAAGCTTATGAACAATGGGAATCTTTACATAAGGAGTCTCCAGAAAAAGCTGGAAATGCTTTAGATTTTTGTGGGCCTCGTCCTTATGAATTCTACTATCTTCCACGAGAAGTATTTAAAGAAATAGCTGATTCTTATGTAGATGCTTATTGTATAGATTCTCATCAAAATCTTTTAGATATTATAGATATACTAAAGAATTATTGTCTTTCTCCCATAAAAGAATCTTATATAAAGGAATCTGATGGAGAAGTACATAGAGGATATATACATCCAGATAATATAAAGAAAACTGTACAATCATTATTACAGGCTTTTTATTTAGATTCAGATTGTGATTCCTCTTATGTATCAGATGAACTTATAAAAATATTCTTTGAGTTCTTAAATGACGCAGGAGAGTTCTATTGCTGGAACAGAGATTTAAATGCTTTCAATACTACTGTATACTTAGGACCAAGTCCTTGTTCTAATAAAGAAACAGTAATAAATAATTGGAAGAATTACAGAAATAAAGATATAACCATTGACGAATCCCTTTATAATAAAGAAGACTAATGGAAGTAACACTTGAACAACTTATGCAAGGTAAAGGAACCCTTATTAAAAATAAAGAATATTGGCCAACAGCTGCTTATGTTAATCCCTTTATAAGGAGACTTGAAGCTATTGTAGAGAGATTTGAAATTAAAGTGGAAACTCCATCTCAAATTACTCTTACTAAAGATGGGCAAATAAATACTCAAGATATTACATATAATAGAGTATGGATTCAAGGAGTACTTCCACAAGAATATAGAGTAAATAATCATGACGATGTGATTGGTATGGTATATGGATTAGATGTTCGTAAACCAATTGTAAAGTTCTATAGAGGTGGACTTAACAGAGCTTGTACTAACTTATGTGTATTTAGCCCAGATTCTCTTAGTGTTAGAGAACTTAATCCAGAAGAAGCTATTAATTATCGTCCTTTAGATATTATAATTAAGCAAGCTAATACTATTAAAGACTTTTTAGAGTCTTTACATAAAACTAAATTCTCTAGAGAGGCATCTAATCTTAATGAACATTTAGGAATGTGGATGCGTAGGTCCTGGGCAATGGAGTATGATAATGGAGTAACTAAAGCATCTCTAGCTGCAAGTGTTGTAGAAGGGGCTTTTAAGCTTTTATTTGAAAAGGAAAGTTCTCCTTATTTTGTTCCTCGTGACCAAAGTACTGATATGTTTAATATATATAATGCATTTACTGAACTTATCTCAAATGATAAGGACAAGGACATTATGAATAAAGTAGAGAAAACACTTTTGTTGAAAAGAATACTTGATGTATAATTTTCCGTCTTGTAGATTGCTAAAAAATTAACTATATTTAAAATTCATGCTTAAATATGGAAATAATGAAAGTAACTAATCGAGACGGAATTTTAGTAGAGTTTAACTCTGAAAAAGTAAAAGCAGCTATAGAGGCTGCATTTAAAGAAGCAGATGAGGAAGTTAACAAACTTATAATAGGAAAGATTTATAGTGATATATCCTTCTGGGATGAAATGAATATTGAAGATATTCAAGACCAGATTGTTGAAGTTTTAACAGACTGGGGATATGATAATGTAGCAAGAGAATTTCTATTCTATAGATGGAGTCATGAAAAAGCAAGAGAGTTAGCTCGTTCTAAACAAGACTTTATAAATAGATATAAGAATTCTTCTAATACTGCTAATGCAACTATTGATGATAATAGTAATGTAGGTACAAAGAATATTGGAGTATTAAATGCTGAAGGACATAAGCAAGAAAATATTCTTGTTAGTCGAGTAATGATAAAAGACAAGCTAAAAGAACTTTTTCCAGATTTTGATGCTAAACAATATGTAAGAGACTTAAAGAGTCATATTATATATAAGCATGATGAGTCTGGCTTTATGGGTGCGATAGCTCCTTATTGTTGTTCTATTAGTATGTATCCATTCCTAGTTGGAGGTATTAAGGGTATTGGTGGTCTATCTGCTAAACCTGAAAACATTGACAGTTATTGTGGAATGTATATAAATCTTATCTTTGCTGTTTCTTCTCAGTTTGCTGGTGCTGTTGCTACTCCAGAGTTCTTGCTTTATTTTGATTATTTTGCACGTAAACAATGGAAGGATGATTACTATATGCATCCAGACTCAGTTACTACTACTGATATAGTAGCAAGGCAGATGACTATACGTAAACAAATTCATCAGTATTTCCAGCAAGTTATCTATTCTATAAATCAACCTGCTGCAGCAAGAGGTATGCAAAGTGCTTTTGTCAATTTTGCTTATTTTGATAAACCTTTCTTTGAAAGTATGTTCAATAACTTTATGTTCCCAGATATGAGTACTCCCAAATGGGAAAGCCTCAACTGGTTACAGAAAGAGTTTATGCAATGGTTTAATAAAGAAAGAGAACGTACAATAATGGCGTTTCCCGTAGAATCATTTGCCCTAATTTATAAAGACGGAGAATTTGTTGATAAAGAAAATGCTGAATTTGTTGCTCAGGAGTATGCGAGGGGTCATAGTTTCTTTACTTACATCTCAGATACTGCGGACAGTCTATCCTCATGTTGTAGACTTAAGAATAAGGTGGATACTAAGGAGTTCAATTTCACTAATGGAAACATGGGTGTGGAAACAGGCTCAAAGAGTGTTATCACGCTTAACTTAAATAGAATTATTCAAGATTGGTATAAAAGTATTGACTCTCCTAATCCATTCTCTTTAGAATACTATAAAGATTCTCTAAAATCTTATATAGATAACATTCTATCTAGAGTATATAAATATCATATAGCATATAACGAATGTCTATGGGATATGTATGAAGCTAAATTGCTTCCAGTTTATTCTAATGGATTTATCTCTTTAAATAAACAGTATCTTACTATTGGACTTAATGGACTTAATCAAGCAGCTGAATTCTTAGGAATTAAGTGTAATGTTAACCAAGAATATCAAGATTTCTGCCAAGCTATCTTTGGTATTATAAAAGAGTCCAATACTAAAGCTAATGGTAAATATTTTGGACATAAAGTAACGTTTAATACTGAATGTGTTCCTGCAGAGTCTTTAGCAGCTAAGAACTATAACTGGGATAAACAAGATAAGTATTGGGTGCCTGATGATACTAATTTATATGCATCTTATATATTTAAACCTAATGATAAGTCTATAAGTATTCTTGATAAATTTGTACTACATGGTAGAAACTATATAGGAGATTATTTAGACGGAGGCAGTGCGGCTCATATTAATCTTGCTGACCATCCTAGCTATGAACAATGTAAGAAACTAATGAGGTTTGCTGCTGAAGAGGGATGTCAGTATTTTACCTTTAATATTCCTAACTCTGAATGTCAAGATTGTGGATGGATTGGTAAACGTCCTACAGATACTTGTCCAAAGTGTGGTTCTCATCATATAGATCAATATGATAGAATTATTGGATATTTAACCAGAATAAAAAACTGGGCAGATGCTAGAAAAGTAGAACAAACAACTAGAGTATATAGTAAGGTCGGCGTATAACCGGCCTTTTTTGTTATGTTAAGTGCAGAAGAAGCTCGTAAAATTAGTAATAGTAAATTATTACAAATAATGAAATTAATAGAAGAAAGTGCTTATAAAAGATTGACATTCTTGCACCTTCAATATCCTCTTTCAGATGAGATTACTAAAGTACTAAAAGATTATGGTTATAAAGTAGAGAGATATAAAACGCATATTTATGATGAAGATCATTATGGTAGGGTTACAGAACCTATTGCTTATAAAGAACAAACAAAAATAAGCTGGTGAAAATTGAAATTTTACAAACACGACCTTGTACCCCATATTATACATTAACTGTATATTATATGATAGGTGATGCTGATGGAGATAGTCAATATAGTATAAAGTTTAATGATTTAAATCCTTCTATAGAAAAATTATTAACTTCTCTAGTAAAACTTGGAGATTATCATCCTAAAGGACATTGGGGATGGATATTTAATTCGGAACATTGTAAGTTGGCTGTGGAAGATGGAGTTCTTACTGAAGAAGATGTAGAAGCATTTGGAATAGAAAATGAAGAACTTGAATCTTGGGAAGTGATAAAGTCTGAGGGGGAATATTATTTTCTAGTATATCAAGGTTATGAAGTAACTTATACAGATGAAACAGGATTAATTCATCCTTGCAATGTAATATTATGAAAATACTAATAATTCCTGATGTACATGGTAGAGCTTTTTGGAGAAAGCCTTGTGAAAAGGATTGGAACAAAATAGTCTTCCTTGGAGATTATGTAGATCCTTATCCGGGAGAAGCAGAACAATCAGATGTAATGGGAGAACTTATAGATATAGTAGAATTCAAGAGACAGAATCCAGATAAAGTGGTATTATTATGGGGAAATCATGATTGCTTCTATTGGTGTGAATCTTATAGAAGACAGTTAGATTATTGGAGTAGACATGATAATCTAAGACATGAAGATATTCAAGCCTTCTTTAGGGAGAATCTAGATAAATTTCAATGGGCATATGAGCAAGACGGATTTCTATTTACACATGCTGGAGTTAATAATTCTATGGGTAAATTATTCATAGAAGAATATGATAAACTTAATGCAGATGTAATAAATGATTTCTTTAATAAAGAACAAAATCAAATGCTTCTTGCTATGGTATCTTATTACAGAGGAGGCCCAGATGACTTTAGTAGTATTATATGGGCAGATGTAAGAGAACATTATGGAAAAACACCTATAGATGCTCTAAAGGAATATTATCAAATATTTGGACATACATACCTAACTAGGAATATAGTAACTAAATGGTTTGCTATGTTAGATACTGGAGGAGGGTGGAACTATATAGAAGATGGAATACTTAAAGGTCCGAATGGTAATGCACTTAAAATTGAAAAATTATGATTAAAGGAATTGAGAATTTTGAATCTAAACTACAGAAAGCTATTTTAGAGTTTATAGCTACTAATATAGATATGTCTGAAGACATAGAGGTTGAAGAGGTAGATGATTATGTAATTAGTATAAATGATGTAAAATTCTACGTAATTACAGATGCAGAAGAGAAAGGTATTTTAGCTAAATATAATAAAGAAAAATTTGATGACTTCTTTGCTGACCTTAATGCCATACAACTTCAATATATAAATGAGGACTCATGGGAAGAAGACTATGCCACTACGGATTTTGGAGAATGGTTACAAGAAGAAACTCAATGGACTGTAGATGATAAAGATTACTATGGTAATTATAATTTCTATGAAGTTCACTGATTATGAGGTAGTTTTATCAGAAATTCCTGATGAAATTACTCTTGCTATAAATATAAGTAATTGTCCTTATCACTGCCCTGGATGCCATAGTCCTCACTTGTGGAAAGATATAGGAATGGAATTAACTCCTCCTATGCTTTATCAAATGATTAAGAGAAGTAAAGGTATTACTTGTGTATGTTTTATGGGAGGGGAATTTCGAGATGTAAAAGCTAGATCTTATTGGATTCATAATTTATTCCCAGAATTAAAAACTGCTTGGTATACTGGTTCTTCAGCTTTACCTATAGAAGAACACACTCTTAACTATATAAAGATAGGTAGATATATACAAGATTTAGGTCCTCTTAACAATCCTAATACAAATCAACGTCTATATAGAATAGAAGATTTAGGACATGGAGGATTTAAAGGAATGGAAAATATAACTCCGAGGTTGTGGAAAAATTTGAAGTGAAAGACATAAGGCCTATTTATGTACCAGGAAGGTACGGATTCCACAAGTTTATCCCATTTAAAAATAAGTGGGATGGACTTGATGGAGAAAAACTTAATTCAGAACAGCAAGAATTCTTTATTCCTGAATCTTATTATAGAGCAATAGGAGAGGATTTTGACTTTCCTGAGTCTATAGATTTAGATGGAGGTCCATTTATGTTTATAGGAAGTTTAATAAAAGATGCTATAGATAAACAAGAATATAGAATAGACAGTATTGATTGCCGTGGTAAATATCCAATACTTATATGCAGCAAATTGCAGTAATTGATTATACATTAGGATGTATAGATGTATACACTATTCCAAAAGAGGAAGATCCTCAAGAATGGTTAGACAAGAACAATAAATGGGATCCTAGTAATTGTGACTGGATAGCAAGCGACGGTACTTTACCCATTACTATTCATGTTTGATTTTAGTAATTTATCAGTTAATAAACCTAAGAAAAGAGATTTTGAGCTTGGAGAAGAACAACTTCAGGCTCTTTCTCTTATTAAGGACTTTATAAAGAATAGTAAAGATACTGCTTTTTCTTTATGTGGTTCTGCTGGTACTGGTAAGACTACATTAGAAAAAGAAATAATAGATTATTTAAATGATGAATGGATTGATTATTCTTTATGTGCTCCAACTCATAAAGCAGCCTTAGTAATGAGGCAGACTACTAGAGAGGATGCTATTACTTTACATAAGTTATTATCACTTTCTCCAAATGTAGAGATTTTAGATCTTGATTTTAGAGAATTACAGTTTAGAACTTCTAGAGTTGTAAATGCTATTATGCCTAAAAGTATAATAATATGTGATGAGGCTTCTATGATAAATGATGATTTATTTGAACTTCTTATTCAAAAATGTAAGGATAAGAAAGCTAAAATTATCTTTTTAAGTGATAGTAAACAACTTAATCCAGTAAAGAGTAGAAGATGTTCAAAAGTATATGATTTACCAAATCAGTTTGAATTGACTCATATATATAGACAAGACAAAGAAAGTGCTCTTACAGACCTCTTACAGGCCCTCAGAGAGAATAAACTTGGTCACTTGGACAGTAAGATTGCTGAGGCTGGAAGTCTCATTGTGACGTCTAATATGAGTGAATTTTTAGAAGCGGCTAAAGTCCAATTTTTAAAGGCTATAGACGAGAGGAATATTCTTCAAACGAAGATAGCTGCTTATACTAATACTCGGGTAGCACTATTTAATCAAGCTGTAAGAAAGTTCTTATGGAAAGATAATGAACCTTATCATAAAGGTGAGTTCCTAACTTCCTATGAAAATGCAGATTTTGAAGGAACTATGTTCTATAATTCAATGGATTATATTATAGATAATGATCCAGAAGAATCAGAATTTGAACTTCCACATTTCTGTTGTAAAGTAAAAGGATATTTACTTGATTTATATGATTCTTACGACAAATATTCTAAAGAAGTAATGATTCTTTCTAAGAATAATTGTCAAGAATTATTTGAAAATTTAGCAGGCACTTTAGAAGCTATAAGATTTAAAGCTATAGATACTAAACAGTATAGTTCTTTTAAAGCTTCACTTTATTGGAAACAATACTATGAACTACTTCATAGTTTTGTAACTCCTCAAGCACTCCTTTATGATGGAAGAGTAATAAGAAAGAAATCTTTTGATTATGGATATGGATGTACCACACACCGTTTACAAGGAAGTACATATGAGAATATATTTGTAGATTTACGTAATATAAATACTTGTTCTGATGAAGTAGTAAAAAGACAATTGCAGTATGTAGCTCTTTCAAGAACTAGACATGATGCTTATGTACTACAATGATTTATGCTCTTAATATAAGTGAAGAAGTCTTAAATAAGCTTAAAGATTTTGAAGTTCATGCTTACTATGATAATTTTAGTTTGCCAACAGCAATAATAATAGAAGATAGTAATGTGCTACTTATAAATGACGCAAACTATGATAGAATTAGTTTTGGTATCAGCAAACTTAGAGGACGAGGATAAAGTTCTCAAATCAGAAATAGTAGATAGGTTTTATTTTACATTCATTGATTCAAATAGTTCTCATACAAAGAAAGATGCATATACTTTAAAGACTGACTGGGGAGCTAAAAAAGAACCTTTCTGTATAGTTAAAGAGAGAGATAATATTCTTAGATGTTTCTATTCTGAAGAATCTAATAAGGTTATAGATGACGCATTAGAATTTATAAAAAGTTTACAGGAGACTTATGATTGATGTAAAAATTAAACGAGCTACAGAACCCACACCAGCATGGCCTAGTTATGCAACTCCACAAAGCGCTGGAGCAGATGTAAGAAGTAAGATTAATACTATTGTACCTGCACATGGAAGAATACTTATCCCTACAGGTATGTTTGTTGCTATTCCAGAAGGATACGAAATTCAAGTGAGACCTAGAAGCGGGCTTGCCCTTAAAAAGGGAATTACAGTACTTAATACTCCCGGAACCATTGATGCCGATTATAGAAATGAAATAGGAGTTATCCTATTTAATACTACAGATGAGGACTTTGTAGTAAATGCTGGAGATAGAATTGCTCAGATAGTTCTTGTTAAGTTTGAGCAGATTAATTGGATAGAAGTAGATGAACTTGATAAAACAGATAGAGCAGACGGCTTCGGACATACCGGAGTAAAATAAACCTATTTAAATATTTACAATTATGAAAAAGTTTCAGGAATTAATATCGGATAATACTAGTGCTTCTCTAAAGCGTCGTGCAGCTCAGATATCTACAAGTGCAGAAATTGCTCAGCAAAACCTAGTTAATGCACTTAAACAAGAAAAGACTAATGTAGAGTTAAAGATTGCAGCTCTCACTGATTTAGCTCCAGATTCTACAGATTCACTTCGTCCTGGAAGTAAAGATTGGGATGCAGTTGATTGGGTAAAGAACTTACAAAATGCTAAACAAGAACTTTACCAGATTGAAATCCAATTAAAGTTAGCACAAGAAACTTTTGACGAATATTTTAGTGAGCAATGAACTTTATAAATTGTGATAAAGAATATATAACTGCCCGATATGAATATATAAGAGATCATATGAAGGGAGTTCCGAAGTTGATTACTTTTAAAGTGCGTAGTTGGAATCAACCTTGGGCAATTGGAATAGGGTATAAAGTAAGGGCCTCTGTAATATATAAAGAGGCCATAAATAGAATTTTTGAAGAAGAAGTTGAGTTAATATCAGACGATGAAGATACTGATTATATTATCATAGCATTAAAAAGTGATGATGAATTTGGTATAGTATGGATTTCAGAAGATGATTTTATGTTTAAAGAACATATGGAAGACTTATTTAATGCGGAAGTAATAAATAAGAAATCTCCAGTTACTATTACAGCTTCTCCTACTCCAAAAAAGCCAGATAATCTTGTTATTAATAAAATGAACTTATTTAAAAATGTCTAAAGAAAAATTTGTAGAAACTTTACTTGAGTATCAGAATTTTTTAGATGTTTCTGACAGACTAGTGGGTCTTGGAATTGATTTAAATGAGGGTCCTATTACAGTAGCAATAGATACTCTATTAGATTCTTGGATAGATTCAATAACAGGAGAAGCAGGTTCAGATCTCATTTATTGGTGGTTATTTGAAGATGTTACAAAAGAAATATATGAAGATGATAAGGTAATTGCTACGTTAAATACTGCAGAAGATTTGTATAACTATATGAAGGAAAATAATTACTTTAATGATTGATATAAATAATCTATATGTTGACTTAGACTTGGTTCTCAATAAGAGAACCAAGCTAGGTAACTTACTCGCTCCTTACGAGTTGGAGCAATTAAAAAGGAAGTTTGAGAAGAATCACTGGGATGATAATACTATTATAGCTAATATCTATAGATATCTAAAGGAAAATATATCTGATTTACTGGATAATTCTGATTTTATTGATGCTAACGTTATAGTAGAATCAGACCCATATATTATAAAGGCTATGGAATTAATGGCTATGAGTCAATGTCACGCTGAAGTACTCTTAGTAGATAAGGAATATAAATATCCAGGTTGTTGGGTAAATGATATAGCTAAAGCTCTCAAAGGGCTTGAATGTGAAAATCGTCAATATGAACATCTTGTATGGGATGCTTATTATATTCGTAATTACGATATAAATAAAGAAATTCCAGGATGGGTACATTTAGTTGAAGTTATTGAAAATTATTATGATACTCTATGACTTTAGTAACAAGAGATAGTAAAGGAAAAATAAGAGTTGTTGATTTGTGGGAAGAACACGATGAAGAATCCTATACTATATGTAGAGAAACTTATCAGTTAGGAGGAAAACATACTAGACAACCTGATATCTATATAGAAGAAGGAAAAGCTGGGCGTAATTACATTGCTCAAGGAGAGTTAAAATTTATGTCTAAGCTTAAGGAATACAAGGATAAAGGTTATAAAGAACTCTCTAAAAAACTTGAAGAATATACTGAAGAAGAACTTAATGAAATAGTTGGAGACGATATTACTAATCAACATGGTGTGTTAAAGCCTATGCTTGCTAAGCAAGCTGATAAAGTATCTCAAAAGGCTATTAATAAAGTTCCTTATTGGTATGCTTCAAGAAAAATAGACGGTAGACTCATGCCGTCTTTAAATTCGGCTAATTCAGGGAACCCTGAAATGGGAATCCTGAGCTAAATTGAATAGTAATATTCATAAATGCGCAGAGACTAGGGATGATTCCTAAAATAATTAGTTAGGATATAATTTCCCCACGAACACCGAACTTTTTTTCGATTCCATTTGGAAGGTGTAAGAATTTCCATTATTTTCGATTCATAGTATTAATTTAAAAAATTTTATTATGGAAACGAAAATTTGTAGAACCTGTAAGCAGGAAAAACCATTATCCGAATTTAATAAGGATAAAAGGCAGAAAGATGGATATGCTACACAGTGTAAAGAGTGTAAACATGCTTATGATAAAGCTAGATATGAAAGAATTAAGAATGATCCTGAATATCATGCTAAGAAGCTTGAGCATGGAAAGAAATACCGAGAGACTCATAAAGAACAAATTAAAGCTTATTCAGACGAGTATAATATGCGTCCAGAGGTAGTTCAAAGAAAAGCAGATTGGCATCAAGCTAAGAGAGAAAATTACTCTATAGAAGATAGACTTAAAGAAATAGCTCATAGAGCACATAATAGAGCTTTACTTAAAAATGTACCCTGTACTATTACTTGGAAAGACTTATCTTATGTAGAATATTGTCCATTATTAGAAATTAAACTTAACTGGGGAGAAACTTCCAATGAAGGTGGAAGAAACATTGATACGCCCTCATTAGACAGAATAAATCCAAGTCTAGGTTATATTCCTGGAAATGTTAGAATTATTTCTAACTTAGCTAATATGATGAAAAGTTCTGCTACTTTAGAACAATTACAAACTTTTTACAAGAATATATGGAATTATATGAAAAATGAAGATATAGTCCGACCTATAGAAAATAAAGAATCTATAGAATCTGAAGATAAAGAGCTTCAGAGTTAACATTAAGGTGAGATGCTCTTTCTACTATGATGGAGAAGATATACATACATCTAGTCGAGGAGGAGAAGATTATGATTGTGCTTGTATGCATTTTAGAAACAACGAAAGTTTAAAGAAATTCTTTAACAGACATCCAAAGGTTGTTTTAGATGGAGAATTATATAAGCACGGTAAGAGTCTTCAACAGATTTCTGGAGCAGCAAGGCTTGAAAAGAATGCTATTGATTGTAATTGGTTAGAATATTATATATATGATATAGTAGATACTAGTAGAACTTTTGAAGAAAGACTTAAGATTCTTGGAGCTATTAAATATGAACTTGGTCTTGGTTTTAATCCAGAAAGAGAATGGAAGAAAGGAGAACTTCAGTTTCAGATGGTTCCTCAGCAAAAAGTATCTGGCTATAAGAATATTAATATACTACATGATATATATGTAGCAGAAGGATGGGAGGGTGTTGTAATACGAGATCCTTCTAAAGTTTATAGGCCCAATGGGCGTACTAATGATATGATAAAGATCAAAAAGTATAAAGATGCTGAATTTATAGTTATTGATTATGAACTTGGGCTTAGAGGTACAGAAGATATGACTTTTACTTGTACTACTCCCGCAGGATTAGAATTTAAAGCTAAACCTTGGGGAGATAGAGCAATTAAAGAGGAATATGTTCGAAACTTTAAAACTAAGTACCAATATAAAATGGCTAAGATTAAGTTCTTTTATTATTCAAATGGAAACGATGAAAAGACTGGAGTACCGCTCCAACCTTCTCTTATTTGTTTCCGCGATAAAGCTGATATGTAATGATTGATTATTTAGCACTTATTCCTAAAGCTTTTCGTATTGGAGCTCAGGACTATGAAGTAATTATTGAAGATCATTTAGATGATGATGTTTATGGAGATTATAGTTACACTCCTCCACAAATACGAATAGCAAGATATTCTGGAAATGAAAAGATTTCAGATAAACAAATGTTAGCTACGTTTTATCATGAACTAGGTCATTGTATGGATTATATGTTTGATTGTACTACAGATGAGGCTCATGCTCAATGCTTCTCCAACTTTATGATGGAGTTCTTAGAATCTAAGAAATGAACTTACAAATAAGTAAAAATGCAAATGTTAACTATCTAAGTAAGATAGTAGAAATAAAGGAGTTTATTAAACATCCTGATCCAAAAGTAGAAAGAATTAAATGTGCTGTAGTAGATGGATTTATTATTACAGTAGGAATAGATAGTGAGCCTGGACTATATGTATATTTTCCAGTATTATCTCAAATAAATGCACAATTATTACAGTATCTAAATTTATATAGAAATAAAGTATTAAATGCTAACCCAGAAAAAACTGGATACTTTGAAGATAAAGGTATTGTAAAGGCTATAAACCTTAGAGGAGTTAAATCAGAGGGATTTTTAATGCCTATTATTGATTTACAGAATTTCATAGTAGATCAAGTCAATGTAGAACTTACTACTCCTGAACCAAACACAGAATTCGATGAAGTTGAACATAATGGTAAAACTTTCTGGATTTCCAGAAAATATGTAGCTCAAGTTCAAAGAACTCCTGGAACTCCAGGAAGTTCTAAAGAAAAGAAAAAGCATAAAGGACTTGATAAGATTATAGATGAGCAATTTAGATTTCATTATGATACTACGCTTATAAAGAAATGTCCTCATGTTATTAAACCAAACGATATTATTCATATTAGCAGCAAGTGGCACGGTACTTCTGGAATTAGCGCTTATGTTCTTTGTCATAAAGAACTTTCATGGAAAGAAAAGATAGCTAAATGGTTAACAGGAAATTCTTTTGATATATATGATTATGTATATTCGTCTAGAACTGTAATTAAGAATCGTTTCTATAACAATAAAGTTACAGATGGGTTCTATGGATGTGATGTATGGAAATATGCTGATGATTATATAAAGCCTTTTCTTATTAAAGGTATGACTATTTATTATGAAATAGTAGGTTATCTTCCAAATGGTGGATGGATTCAAAAGAACTATGATTATGGTTGTGTTCCTCCAACTGTATTTGAAAATGGACAGATACAATATATACAGGGCAAGAACTTTAAAGTGCTAGTATATCGTATCACTCTTACTAATGTAGATGGACAGGTACATGAGTTCTCAGCACATGAAGTACAAACTTGGTGTAAACAAAGAAATATATTATGTGCTATTGAATATTATTATGGGTATGCAACTAGTCTTTATCCAGGAATAGCAGTGGATGATGACTGGACTACTAACTTTATGACTGCTCTTGCTAATGATAAGAGATTTAATATGGAGCAAGACTCTCCAGAGTGTAATAATAAAGTTCCACATGAAGGACTTGTTATTAAGATAGAAAATATGAAGAGTGAAGCCTTCAAATTGAAGTGTTTCAAATTCTTAGGAATTGAACAAGATGCCGCCCTTGCAGGAGAAGCTAATATTGAGGATCAATCTTGAAAAACATAACAATAAAACAAAGTATAACTAATAGAGATAGAGATTCAGTAAATCTTTATCTTAAGGATATTAGTCATATTAAATTAATGTCTCCAGAGGAAGAAAAAGAAGTAGCAACCCGTGCTAGAAATGGAGACAAGAAAGCAAGAGATAAACTTATAGCAGCTAATACTAGATTTGTGGTATCTGTAGCTAAACAATATCAAGGACAAGGGCTTGACTTAGAAGACTTAATAAGTGAAGGTAATGCTGGACTTATAAGGGCTGCTGATAAGTTTGATCCAGATAGAGGTTGGAAATTTATTTCTTATGCTGTATGGTGGATTAGACAATCCATCATGCAGGCTCTTTCCGATAAATCTAGAACTATTAGATTACCTCTTAGTCAAGTAGCTTTATATAATAAAATAAGAAAAGCTACCTCTGAATTTATGTCCAAAAATGAAAGAGAACCATCTCTTTTCGAATTAGAAGAACTTACAGGTATTCCTGAATCTAAAATTCTTACTATAGTTAATTCTAGTTCTAAAATGGTATCTGTAGATTCTCCTCTAAAAGATGATGAACAAGGAACATTTGTAGATATAATCCCAAATCAAAATATTCAAAAAACTGATTCTGAAGTAATAAAAGAATCTAAGGAAAAGGAACTTCAAGAAATACTTAAAGAACTTAGTCCTAGAAGTCATGATATTATTAGAATGTATTTTGGATTTGGATGTGCTTCCCTCACTTTAGAGCAGATAGCTGATAGATTTGGAGTTCATAGTGAAAGAGTAAGACAATTAAAAGAAGAAAGTCTTAATATTATAAAGGATAAAGTAAAAAAGTATTTGAAATGACATTTTATTGCGAATGGGAAGAGGAAGCTACAGTGAGACAGAGATGTAGTGGACGGGTAGAAGCAGAATCAGAAGAAGAAGCAATAGAGAAATTAAAACACGGAAATGTTAGTGTAGATGATTGTACTGTTTGGGATGAATTAGATTCGACTGTAATAAACATTGATAGCATTTATGAAGACGAATGAAAAGTTGGTTAGTAAAAACTAGTGCTCCTATTTGTGGGACGAACCAATATTATGGTGCTTATGCAGGGGATAAAGATTCTCTACTTGATTGGTTATATGAAAATTGGTTTGGACAAGAATGTCAGGACTTATGGGATGACTATAGTTATCTTGGCCATTATGAAGATGAATGGGAGGAAATGTCTGATGAAGATAAAGAAGAGTTTGAAAACGATTATGATTGTTTTATAGATTCTAAATATGAAGAATGGTGTTTTGACTGTGACTTATCTGTGTCAGAATGCTCTGAAGATAAATTTGATGATTATGCTCCTGATGGAACACATCTAGAAATTGTATATGACGGTAGACAACATTGAATTAATAAGAAATATATTAAAATTCGATAAATTTGGAGAATTCTACTATATTTCCATTATGCAACGTAATAAAGATGGAATAAAAGTTGCTAGTTCTCACGATAACTGTCGTAGAATTAGAACCTTTTATGTCTTTAGTTTAGAAGAGTTTGATAGAGTCACTCCTTTTATAAAGGAAATTTGCAGTAAAATCAATGCTCGTTGTTATATAGAAATGAATAGAAAAGATATATTCCAATGTCAACTTGAATGTATAAAGAGACTAGTAGAATGTATTGAACATCAAACAACTAAGTCTCGTGCTATTATGGATTCTGTAGTAGCAGGAGCTCCTTCCAGAGACAAACTTTGGATGATTGATTGTGATGGATACAAACCTGATGACCCAATAATAGGAGATATTACTGAATATATTAAAAATCGTCGTGGTACTCACTATACAGTTATTCCAACCGTAAATGGTTGTCATATCATTACAAGTAGGTTTGATCCCAGAGATTTCCAGTTTGAAAATTGTGAGATTAAACGTAATGCATTTACACTATTATATTATGAAAAGTAACTTTATTCATGTTTGTTTTATCATTGATGAGAGTTCATCGATGTGGACATCAGTTTCTGATGTAAAAGGAGGATTTCAGAAAATTATAGATGAACAAAAAGCTAATGAAAATGGAACTTGTGCAATTTCTGTATTTAGATTTGCTACAACTCCTAAAGAAGCTGATTTTGTAATGAAAGATGTCAGAGAAGTTGAAAACATGCTTAGATATAATCCTTCTGGATGTACTGCTATGTATGACGGTATTGGAGTAGCTATTGACGAAATAGGAGAAAGACTTGCAGCAATGCCTGAAGATGAACGTCCAGAAAAGAACCTTATAGTTATTATGACTGATGGTGAGGAAAATTCTTCTCACACTTACCAGCCATCTAAAATTAGGGAAATGATTAAACATCAGGAGGATAAATATAATTGGACATTCCTTTACATAGGTACTGATATTTCCAATACACAGGATGCTGATAGAGTAGGAATTGGACGTAAATTTGCTACTACAAGAGGTAAAATGTATAAGAGTTATGATACTATAAATAGTGCTGTATCTTGTTATAGATCCTTTAGTGGAGATGCACTTGCTAAAGCAGCTACTATGGATATGTGTCTAGAGGCTGAGATTACTGCTAATAATGCAGAATATAAAGCTGATACTGGTATAAGTATATGAAATATTATTTAATTGCTTATAATGGAAATTATGCTGATGAATTTGATGTATATTTTCATCAAGTAATGTCTGAAGAGGAATTAGTAAGAGCAAGAGATTTAATTTCTAAAACAAATTGGAATTATGAAGAATTTTATTTCGGAACTAATGAATATATAGAGGTCGATTCTTCAGAGTTATTAGAAGCCCTTTCTAATGCTAAAGAAATAACAGAAGATCAATATAAAGTTCTTAGTGATTTAGGATTACTTTCTATAAGTTTTGGAGATGGTCTTAATTGGGATCATTTTATAGAATATGCAGAGGTAATTTAAATACATATGATGAGTAAATTAATATTGTGCCAAGGAATACAGGGCTCTGGGAAGTCTACTTTCGCAAGAAAGTGGGCTTCTGAAGACCCAGAGCATAGAGTAAGACTTAATTATGATGATCTTCGTAACATGCTGGGAACCTATTGGGTACCATCTAGGGAGGGAATGTTAAAAGATATAAGAGAAGCCTTTTTAAAGAATGCAGCTTTTAAAGGTTATGATATTATTATAGATAATATGAATCTTAATCCTAAAACTATAGAAGAATATAGAGAATGGGCAAAGAATTTTGGATATACTTTTGAAACAATTCTATTTGATACTCCTGTAGAAGAGTGTATAAGAAGAGATAAAGCTAGGCCCAATCCTATTGGTGAAGTTGTCATCAAGCGCACCTGGAATACTTATAGAAACTACATAATACAAGAGAGTATTAAGAAAATGAAAGAAAAAGAGATGAAACAAGATCCTAATCTTCCTCATTGTATTATTGTAGATATGGATGCTACTCTATTTTTAAATACTAGTGGTCGTCCTTTCTATGGAGATGCACTTGAACCTACCGATATATTAAAAGATGAACCAATTCCTGCGGTTGTGACTTTAGTAAAGGCTTATCAAGCTACAGGTAATTTAGTAATAGGACTTAGTGGAAGAGAAGATAAACCTCAAATAAGAGCTTGTACTATCAAGCAATGTGGAAATGTAGGAATATATCTTGATGCTCTTGTTCTTAGACCTGTAGGTTCTCGTAAAAGAGGAGATGCTTCTAAGAAAGAATTATTTGAAGAAACCATCAAGGATAAATACTTTGTAGATTTCGTTTTAGATGATTCTTCTAAAGTAGTTAAGATGTATAGAGACCTAGGTCTTACTTGTTTACAACCAAATGAAGGAAAATTTTAATGGTAAAAATTAAGTCACAAAATATGGTGTTCGATAATGGAGCACTTGATATGGCAATGAATCTCTTACACGTACAAAGAGGTACGTGGAATAACTGTCCAAAAGAAAATTTATTTCTAGACTTTAGAGAAAGCCTTTATGAAGACGAAAAAGATAGGTGGAAAGTTACAGGATTTGAATGTGTGGAAGAATTTGTAGATAGAGACTTTAACACTGGAGAAGTAAAGGGTTATGCTCATGACTTAAATATGTTTCCAATTGAGAAACTTACTAAATGGGATTTAGATGGTTATATAGAATATCCTCTTATTAATGTAAAGTCTATTAAATTCTATCCAGATACTTGTAAATATTGGAGAAAAGATACTCCTTGTATTACTATAGAAATTGAATCTGATAATGATGAAGCTGTAAGAGAAATATTTACAGTATTAGCAGGACTAGCTAATGGTGGTCATTGTTGTGGAGGGTATATTAGAATTAATAAAGAACAAATGTTATATGGTGGACATGTAGCCAACTTTGGTCTAGATGGAGACGGTTCAGATAGAATATATTATATCGATGATAAAGAAATGCCTTTATGAGAGACTGTTTTGGATGCGGATATTATAAAATATTAAAAGACAATAAAGGTATACCATATCATTATTGTTCAGATAGAGATTGTAGAGTAGACCCATATGAGCCCGAATGTAATTATGACTGAACAAGAATTTTTACAAAAACGAAAACCTGTGTTTGTAGATCCTGAGTCTGGTCTTGCAACTATAGTAAATAATGCTAGTTTAAAAGATAAAAACTTTGCAGAGATTCTATCCAATTTAAAGATATATTGGCTTAATACTATTAGGGGCTATATATGGGATGATTATCTAATGTTATATATAAATGACTATGAAATTCCTAATTTTGCTATAGGAACTTGTATATATTTCTTTAGTTTCTTCCCAGATATAAAGTGGATAGGACTTGGCTGTAATAAAGGTAAGCCAGGAGAAGTTTGGAGTCCAAAATTAATTGTTAAAAAACCATGAAATTATTAATTGAACGTCCTTATACTGTTATTAAAAGAAGTTATTGTGAAGTAGACGATTTAAATAAAAATACTTTACAAAAAATATGCGAATTAGAATATAATGAATCTGAAGCTGAATATATAGATGATACCTGTAACATTTCTGGAAGCACAAAGATATATAGTGTGGATAAATCTCTTCTTATATATGAAGGTAAATGATTTATGTAGTAAGTAATCAAACTTCATTCTTTTCTAAATATACAAGGATCTCTATACAGGAGTCTCTCAATATCATAGAGCAATGGACAAGTATTCAATATGACTCAGAGACTCATGGAAAAGATCCTCATGTAGGATATCCATTATCTGCACAGTTTGGTTCTCCTAAGAAAGATATACAAATTGTTGTAGATTGGACTACTGTTGATATACGAAACTATAAAGAAGTACTTGAGAAAAAGCTTATTGTTGGTCAAAATTTAAAGTTTGATTTACAATGGCTATATAATTATGAAATAATTCCTCTAAAAGTATATGATACTATGATAGCAGAGCAACTTATTTATTTAGGATTTCCTCCAGCTGGTAAGCCAGGAGGAATTTCCTATGCTCTTAATGAAATTGCTATGCGTTATCTAGGAAAGTATATTGATAAGTCTATACGAGGACAGATTATATATAGAGGTCTTGATGATGAAGTTATAGAGTATGCTGCAAATGATGTTGTAGACTTAGTAGATATAGCTAAAAAACAAATTGAGATTTGTAAGAAACGTAATTGTATGCGTGCTTTACAAGTTGAAATGGATTTTGTTCCAGTTATTGCATATCTAGAATGGTGTGGAATTAAACTAGATGTCAATAAATGGAAAGCTAAAATGGATAAAGATGAAAAGAATAGAATAGAAAGACTTGAAAAATTAAATCAATTCCTTATTAAATGGTATCAAGATAGAAACGGTAAAGATAATATGGTAGGAGTTCCATATATAATATCTTCTTTTATAAAGGAACATATACAAGAACCTCCTCCATATGCTAAACCTATGTCTCGTCCATATAAGAAAAAAGGAAATATAGATGATTTATTTCAAGACTTTTCTACTCCATTCTATATTACAAATAAAAGTGGAAAGATAATTCCATTTATAAACATAGACTTACAAGGTGACTTGTGGAGTGGATTTGATACAGAACCTCAATGTGTGCTTAATTGGGATAGTTCTGATCAAGTTATTTATTTCTGTCAGTTATTAGGATTTAATACTAAAGTGGAAGATAAAGCTACAGGAGAAGATAAAGATTCTGTAGTGGAAAAAGCACTTAAAATACAGAAAGGAATTAATGATGAATTTCTAAAATTGTATTTTGATTATAAGGAAGCATCTAAAGTATGTAGTACTTATGGACAAACATATTTAAATGCTATAAATCCAAATACTGGAAGAATACATACTAATTTTAAACAGTTAGGTGCTTCTTCGGGTAGAATGGCATGTGGAAGTAAGCAAAATAATGAAGATCTTGCTAAACTTAAACACGCAGAACTAGCTAAGCTTCCCGCTAAACTCAGGAAATGTGGATATCCTCAGCTACAAAATCTTCCTGCTGACCATGATACTAGAGGTGCATTTGTTTCCGAAAAAGGAAATTTAATGTGTAGTTGTGATTATTCCGCTCTAGAGAGTAGACTCGGTGCTGATATTTATAATGAACAATCAATGATTGATGAGTATTTATATGGCACTGGAGATATTCATAGTCTTACTGCTAAACATTGTTTTCCTGTAGAATTAGCTGGAATAGAAGTTAAAGATATTAAAGAAAAAAGACCAGACCTTAGAAGTAGAGCCAAGCCTGTTGAATTTAGTCAACAGTTTGGTGGAAGTGCTAAAGCAATTCAAAATGCTCTTGCTTGTACTAAAGCTGAAGCAGAAGCAATAGCAGAAGCTTATAATAAAGGTTTTTCTGGAATAGCCCAATTTAAGGATAAGGGATTTAAGGCTGTATGTCAAACAGGATATGTACTTATATGTAAATATACTGGACATAGAACTTATATGCCAGATTGGAAAGAATGGAGAGAAGCAATGGATGATGAAGAATTCTGGACAAGATATGATTATCTACATGATACCTTACCTTATAAAGAATTTTGTAAGACATACGAATATCATAAAGCTTCTGAGCTTCGTAAAACTTCTTCTAAATGGTCTAGATTGGCTCTTAATTCTCCTACTCAGGGTGGAATTAACCACTGCCCTGAATAAATTCCCTAAATTCGGTGAACTCTGTGATGGGAATACCGAGCCAAGCTTAATAGTAATATTAAGAAGGTGTAACGACTAGTGTATGGAGTCCAAAAATGGATGGTAAAACACCAAGAAAAGGGAAAATATATTTAGCGAAATTTAACATTTCTTTATCGGACATTTTAGAAAAAGTTCCTATAATTGTTATATAAAATTAACAATTAAAAATAGGAATTATGCAAACTAAAATTTGTGCTAAATGTGGTAAAGAATTACCAATTGATGAGTTTTCTAAAAACTCTAGTATGAAAGATGGGCATCTAAATACTTGTAAAAAGTGTAGAGGTGCATTTAAAAATACTCCAGATGAAATTACTTGTCCTGTATGTGGAAAGACTAAACCATATTGGGAATTTAGTGTAGCTCCTAAGTCTAAAACTGGAAGAGTTTGGGCTTGTAAGGAATGTATAGCAGCTAAACCTGCTGATATATCTGATACATCATATAGAAGAAAATATGATAATGAATTTAGAGATAGAATAAATGAATCTAAAAGAGCTGAATTCAGAAAAAATATTAATTATTATATGTGGGAACGTGCTAAACTTAGAGCTAAAAAATATGGTTATGAATTTAATTTAGAGGTATCTGATATAGTAATTCCTGAAATATGTCCAATATTAGAAGTTCCAATAGTTATAGGAGATAAAGATGATTATGAATATTCTCCTTCTCTTGATAGAATAGATAATAGTAAAGGATATGTTAAAGGTAATGTACAGGTAATAAGTAAAAAAGCTAATTCTATGAAAAATTCTGCTTCTCCAGAAGAATTAATTAAATTTTGCAAAAATATATTAAGATATAGTCTGAACACTACGGAAATCGAATGTAGTGAACAAGAGGATAAAGAGCCTCTTGGATAACAAATAATGAGTGGCATCATAATTTTAAAGGATGCTATGGCTAATTTCTTTAAATGGATTATAGAAAATGGATATTTTAATATTGTAAAGATTTGTGATTTAGTTCATGATGAAGCTGTAATTGAGTATCCAGAAACTATGCCAGAAATAGCTAACGTTCTTAAAAACTTTATGGAAAAATCTTCTGCTAAGTTCTGTAAGAAACTTCCTATTCCAGCCGTCCCTGAAGTTGGATTATGTTGGATTCATTAAGGTATTATTAACTTAAATTATATAAATATGAATAAAAGATGTAGATTATTAATAACAACTAAGTGTCCAAATAATTGTCCACTATGTTGTAATAAGCAATTTGATTTGCTTAAAGATGTTCCTATTATAGATAGATGGAACTATAATGAATTCATTCTTACGGGTGGAGAACCTTTACAATTTCCATTAGAAGTAATTAACCTTATACGTAACGTGAAGGCTATAACTAACTATATGGGAATTTCTTCAAAGATTTATTTATATACTTCTATATGTAAACCTTTTATATGGAATGATTTGTTTCCTTACATAGATGGAATTACATATACTGTACATACAAAGGAAAATGCCAAGGAACTAGTACAACTTATTCATGTTCTAAATAATTCTGAAACTGGATATGATTCTGTATTACAAGCTTTATGCGGTTCTAATAAATCTTTATGGTTAAACTTATTCCCAGAAGCTAAGGAATTTATAAATAGCGAATTAGCATTATCTAAATACAAATGGGATGATATAGCCAGATATTTTAAAATAAGACAAATGGAATGGAAAAAGAATTGTCCAGTTCCAGAAGGTGAAGACTTTAGACGTATTAATATTCCTTGGTAAATATGTGGATAGCACGTGATTATGATGGAAGTCTTTTTATGGGTAAAGACAAGCCTATTAGAGGCACTAGAAAAATGTGGCTGTGGAAGGATCAACCTTCCAAGCCCATTTTAATGGAGGGTTTTCCATTTGAAGATCTTCCTAATTTTATAAAAGAATTAGAATGGAAAGATGCACCAATCCAAATTAAATTTGAAATTAAAAAGAAGTGAGAGGTATTAGTTTACAAATAAGTAATGAAAATGGACAGGATAAAGGATTAACTCCTGAACTTATAGATATTCTTACAAGTGAAGGATGGACTATTGATAATATAGAATTTTTCTAGTGAAGCTTACTCAATTTTTATATGATCGTTTAATTAAATGGGAAACTGACTGGGATATGGAAGATACAGAATACCCATTTGAAATAAAAGAAGGAGATACTTGGCAGGAACTTGAAGATAAAGCAGAAGCCTGGGAGAGAGAACATGGTTTTGAAGAAATAGAAGATGAAGTTGTAAATTATGATTTGGAAAAATCATATGTAACTAGAAGAATAGTATTTAAATTAGATAATCATTATTATGCATTTAAATATGATTATTCTTATTACTGGGATGATGAAGATGTAATAGGACAAGAACTTCAAGAAGTACATCCAGTAGAAAAAACTATAACTGTTTACGAATGAAATTTATTGAACCTTCTGTAGAAATAATCCAGCAAAAGCCTGGAATTGATGGAATGATGAAGATAATTGAAATGGCTGGACGTACAGCATATAAATCAAAAGCAACAGAAGATTCAGCTAAAAGATTTGTAAAAATGTTAAAAGATAAAAAGCATGGAGCTGCTTTAGAGCATGGTACTTGTTATTTACAGATACCTAAAGAAGATTATGAAAATATTGTAGATGATCATGATTTTGCATTTTGGGAATGTCCATATCAGTGGTTTGGATTTGATTATACAACTGAAAACTATCGGTATCTTACTACTAATTATAGAGTTTTAGTAGAGCATGGATATGAACAACTCCTTGATTATATGGTAACTCCTACAGAAGATGAGTTCCAATGGAACAATGGAGCTTATCAGCATTTTCACCGTCGTATTACCGTAAAATTTATATGTGACAGGGCAATAGCGAATGAATTCGTAAGGCATCGCGTTTTTAGTTTCATGCAAGAGAGTACAAGATATTGTAATTATAGTAAGGACAAATTTGGAGGAGAAATAACGTTTATTATTCCTAGATGGATACATGATATTCAGGAAGATATAGCCTCAACTGTAGACCCTCTTACATATGAAAGTAGAGAAGGTATTAGAAATTATCAAGGAAAGGCATTAATGGATATGCTATGTGTTTATGATAGAACTGTAGCACAGTACGTGGATACTTTATCTAAGATAGAAAGGTGTTATTTAGATATAACTACTCTGGATGATGGAACTAAATTACTTCCTCAACAAGCAAGACAAATACTTCCTAATTGTTTAAAAACTGAACTCATAATGACAGGTACAATTGAGCAATGGAAGGCCTTCTTTGAATTAAGGTGTGCTCCATCTGCACATCCTGATGCTAAACATCTTGCTACTCAATTAGAAGAAAAATTCCGTAATGCGGGTTATTTAAATTAATAAAAATTTTATGTTTAAATTTATTCTTAAACTCATCTTTGGTGATTATAATCACCGTATTGCTAGATCTATGTCGGCATTTACTAAGATTATCGAGAAGTGTCAGAAACTCAATGAGGAAATGCACTCCGATATTCAGAAAAAGAATGAAAAGATTAACAATCTTAATTTACAAATTGATGATATTCAGAAGAGTATCTCAAGAAATGAACGCTTTATAGAAAATGTTCAAAAGATTACAGAGTAAGACTAAAAAGGCCCTAACAAAAGTTGGGGCTTTTATTGAAGCTTCTATAGAAGCAGTAGGAGAGGTTGTCGATGATATTCCAGATATTGACTTCGATTAAGAGATGGTGGAAAAACCATAAATGGGTTGATGTAAGAAATAATTACATTATCCCACATAAAAATACTACATTCTGGCTTAATGATTATGAAATGGAAGAAGCCAGAAAATTTAAGATAGATAATCCTTCTAATTCCTATCAATACTGTTTTACACCTGGACCAATAGGTATTTGTAAAAGAATAAAAGGAGGAGGAAAAGAACAAGATATTACTGATTATGGAGCTTGGTAAATAATATGGAAAAACTTAATAAAGAACAACAACTTGAAGGAATTAAGGGAATTCTAGAAAATGAAGATTTTGGTAGAATGTGGATGAAGATGCATACTCCTTGGGTATATAGAAGTCGTAAGATAGGACGTAACGAACTTTGTCCGTGTGGTTCTGGAAAGAAATATAAGAATTGTGAATGCTATAAAAATAAGGATGTAAATAAGTATACTCTAGATGAAAAGCACACTAAAGGATGGAGATAATAACTAAATATAGTGTAGATACTCCAATCTTTTTCACATCAGACAGTCATTTTTGCCATTCCAACATTATTAAATTTTGTGGACGTCCGTTTAAGGACGTCCATGAAATGAATGAAGTCTTAATAAATAATTGGAATGAAGTAGTTGGTCCAACTGACATTGTGTATCATCTTGGAGACTTCTGTTTTGCAGGTTCTGCTGCATGGCACTCTCTCTATTCACAATTAAATGGACGTATACATCTTATTATCGGGAATCACGACGAAAAGAATTTACGTCAAGGTTATATGAATTTATTTGAAAGTGTTAGTTATCAACAACATATAGTTATTGGTCCTGATAATTTCTATTTAAATCATTATCCATATTTATGCTATCCTGGACATCATTCTCATACATATCAGTTATTTGGACATATACATAGTAGCCCATTTAAGTTTGATGGTATTGATGCAGATAGAGCAAAAAAGGTGCTTAAACCTACACAATATGATGTAGGAGTGGATTGGAATAATTTTAAACCTATAAGTTATGAAGAGCTTATAGAAAAGTTAGAATTTCAAGTTAAAAATAATGTAAATATGTTTGAAATATGAATAAAACATTAATTATTGTTGATGCCCAATATGATTTCATGGAGGGAGGTAAATTACCTGTAAAAGGAGCAACTAAAGCTTTGAATAATATTGTATCTCTTATAGAAAGTGGAGAATATTCTACAATTATTACTACACAGGATTGGCACAACGGCAAACACTGCTCATTTAAAGAACAAGGCGGAGAATTTCCAGAACATTGTGTACAAGGCACGCATGGTGCAGATATTTATGAACCTATAGTTAAAGCTATTAAGTTCAAATATCTTACTTTTAATCTTAAAAAGGGACAACATTCAGAAGAATTTTCAGCATTTAAAGATTTTACTCAAGGTTATAGACATTGGAAAGAGTACTGTACTACAGATAATGATATTCCTTTTATTCAGTTCCATGAAGATGAGGTAGTTCATATTTGTGGACTTGCTGGAGATATATGTGTTATGACAACCGCTGTAAAGCTTAAGGACTTAAAGCCTTCTATAATTGAGAATTGTACTGCTTCCCTTGATAATGAAACATTTAGAATATTAGCAGACAGGTATAACATTAATGTAATTGAAGCATGATTTTAAGTATTTTAGACACCGATTTGTACAAGTTTACAACTTCATATGCTTATCAGAAGTTGTATCCAAATGCACTTGGAACTTTTGAGTATGTAGACAGAAATAATACTGTCTATGATGAATCTTTCTTAGAATATCTTAAATATGAGATCTCTAAGTTAGGTGATGTTTTCCTTACTACTGAGGAATTTTCTAAGATAGTTTGTAATCCTTGGTTGTCTAGATTTATTCCCATTTCTTATTGGGAATGGCTTAGAAGTTTTCGATTTGATCCAGATAAAATAAAAATATGGTTGGACGAAGATGGACACTTACATATAAGGGTGACAGATTACCTTTATAAAGTAACACTTTATGAAGTTCCTATTCTTTATACTGTATCTGAATGTTATTATAAATTCTTTAATATACAAGCAGATATAAACTTAATGTATAAAAATCTCATAGAAAAGGTAGAATTTGCTAATAAGGAAAATCTTATCTTTTCTGAGTTTGGAACCAGAAGAAGATATTCTTCTAATGTGCATGAGTTAGTAGTTCAATATTTAAAAGAACACTCAAAGACTTGCGTAGGAACTTCTAATGTTTACTTTGCACTTAAGTATAATATGATGCCTTGTGGTACATTCCCACATGAGTGGGTAATGTTTCATGGAGCAATCTGGGGATATCAACAAGCCAATGAACTTGCAATGCGAGATTGGGTACGTTGTTACGATGGAGATCTAGGTACTGTATTATGTGATACTTATACAACTAAGTTTTTTATTAAGCAATTCTCACGTAAATACAGTAAATTGTTTGATGGCCCACGTATAGACTCAGGTGATGAAAAGGAATTAGGAGATTTATTTATAGAGCATTATAAGTCTATGAATATTAATCCTATGACTAAGACTCTTGTTATGAGTAATGCTCTTACATTCCCTAAATTTAAAGTTATTAGGGATTATTTTAAAGATAAAATTAATGTAGTTGCTGGTATTGGTACTAATCTCACTAATGACTGTGGAGTAGCTCCTCTTAATGAGGTAATGAAACTTATAGAAGTTCAACTTCATAAAGATGCTCCTAAGCTTCCTTGTATCAAACGTTCAGATGATAAAGGTAAGAGATTAGGTAGTGCTGTACAGCAAGATATTTTAGACCAAGTTTTACTAAATGCCGCGTAAGAAAGTAACTAAGAAGGTGGAAGTCCCTAAAGGAATTCCACCTAAACCTCGTGAGAAATTAACTCCTGGACAGGAACTCTATTGTTGGTACCCTCCTAATAATACTTATTATAAACGTATTTATATAAAGGATGGAAAAGATCCAGATTGGGTTGTAACACAAGATGAGTCTGGACAGAAGTGGCTAGTAAATATAGAACATTTACATAATACAATTTTAACAAAAGAAGAATATGAAAAATTGGGACAACTGGATAAGTGATTCTATAGGATGTCTACAGAATTATATAAAACAGAATCATTTAAAGAGTGTGGTATTAGGGCTAAGTGGAGGTATAGATAGTACTGTAGCTGCAGTTATATGTCATTTGGCTACTAAAGATATGTCCGATGTTACATTTATTGGTAGAAGCCTTCCAATTAAATACCAAGCTGCCCCACGTGTAGTAATAGCAGATGAGCTTGGGGAAGTTCTGTGTGATGATTTTGCAAAGGTTAATCTATGTGATATGTATAGAGGCTTTAGAGAGTTATTCTATGATAATGAGGAAGAGTCTAAGGCTAATATCATCAGTGATGGCAATATTATGGCACGTCTTCGTATGATGTACTTATATCAACTAGCTTCTAATTATAAAGGCATAGTTATAGACACTGATAATATGACTGAACATGAACTTGGTTTCTATACTATACATGGTGATGTAGGGGACTATAATATAGGAATACGTTATCTATGGAAGCATGAGATTTGGGACTTAGCTAAGATACTTAAGAACTATGTTCCTCAAGCTTCAGATGCCATTCAGGAGTCTATAAATCAGCAGCCCACTGATGATAATACATCAGGTACTGACTTAGATCAAATAGCACCAGGCTCTACATATGGGGATGTTGACTTTATACTTGACTCACTGGATGATAGATTTAAATATAGAGATGCAATTGATAAGTGTGGTTTAGAACTAGTTACTCGTGTAGAGGATAGAGTCATAGCTAATGATTATAAGGATAAATTACCAATTACTCCTTATAAAATGGAAACTTGGTTTAATAAATGAAAGTAGCTTTTTATTTAGGTTCATTTAATCCTCCTCACTATGGACATCTAACTGTCATAAATGAAGCTTTTAGAAATTTTGGTATGGATAGAGTAGTAGTTGTTCCTGCTATGCATAATCCAACTAAGAAGGATAAACCAGCTCCGTTTGATGTTAGATGTTCATGGATGGAGAGAGTGTGTTCAGAGTTTGAAGACGATGTAGAAGTAGATACTATTGAAGAATCAATGATTCCTCCTTATTATTCTTATGCTACACTTCATGCTCTAAAGAATAAATATTGTAATCATGAGACCTATCTTCTTGTTGGAGAAGATTTAGTGAATCAGATTCCTGATTGGATGAATGGTGGCCAAATACTTAAAGATTGGGATTTGTTAGTAGTTGATAGGCCTAACGGTGCTTTATCCTCTAGTTTATATAGACAATGCCCAACTTTATTTGGTATGTTTATTCCAGAAATTATTAAAGACGAAGTATATTATTATTACAATGAACATAGAAAAGAACTGGAGTTATAAAATTCCTGATGGACCTCACGCAGGAAAGGTACTATGGAGTGGAAGATACTGTGCTGTAGCAGCATTTGTATTTAGACGTATAGATGGTATATGGTCAATTCTAGCTAATCTTCGTGGTCCTGGTACACCAGACTACCAAGGTTGTTGGAATGCAGTGTGCGGCTTCCTAGAGGCCAATGAGAATGCACAACAGGGCTGTTCACGAGAAGTTTTTGAAGAAACTGGATATGAAATAAAACCAGAAAAATTCTTACAAGTTTATACACAGACAGATCCAGCGACTTCAAATAATGGTAATGTTACTTTAAGACACATTGTTATAGTCTTTGAACATGAACTTGGTAACAGAAAACAAGCTGAAGGTGGAGAAGAGAATGAGGTAGATGATATTAAATGGATTCCTATAGATCAAATTCATAATTATAAATGGGCATTTAATCATGAAAAGACTATAATAGATTTATTTTATAATTATGTAGAACCTCTTAGCTCTTATTCACAACTCACCAAAGGAGATTTCTTCATGCTTTCACAACCAAATTGGCTGGATTGCAATTTACAAGTTAAAAAGATTCTTAAGGAGAAAATTTTAGGAACATTTGAAATTTATGATTAATATTGACAATCTTATCGCTGAAGCTCGTAAGGAGCAAAATCCAATTAAGTTAGAAGCTTATAAACAAGTTAAACAGGAATTCCTTCTTAGAAAGACTAAGGGAGAAGACGTTAATACTAATACAGAAGTAGCAGTACTTAAAAAGTTATCTGCACATTATGAAGATCAAGCACAGATGTACCATATAAATGGAAGAGAAGAAATAGCTAATGAGTATAAAGCATATGCTAATGAGCTAAAGAAACTTCTTCCTGAAATGATGTCTGTACAAGAAATTGAAACCCATGTTGATTATATCATTGCTAAGAATTTCGATGGTATGCCTACTAAGAAAGACATGGGTAAGATTATTAAGATGTTCAAAGAGAATTATTCTAATGTAGATGGAGCTGCTCTAGCTAATATTGTTAAAAGTCGTATATTTGTATGATAATAGGAATAGCAGGTAAAGCACAAGCAGGTAAAGATACTACTGCTAAAATGTTAGCTTGTTTACTATCCAATCCAGATATTACTTGGGATATGTATTGGAATTCTGATTTCACTTTTTCTCAAGATCACTTCATAAGACATTATGCTGATTTATTAAAGGAAGTATCTCAAGAAATGCTTGATATGCCTTTTGATGACTTTAATAGCCAAGAGGTTAAACAAATGTATCTTGATTGGCTTGGAATGACTGTCAGAGAATTCTTACAGAAGTTAGGTACTGCAGTTAGAAAGGAGATAGATCCAGAATTTTGGGTAAAAGCACTATTTAATACTTATCAAAATGGTAATATTATAATAGCTGATGTGCGTTTCCCAAATGAAGCTGAGGCTGTAAAGGCCAGAGGTGGAAAATTGATTAGGATAGAACGTCCCGGTGCAGGTGCTGGAAATCACATTAGTGAAACTGCACTTGACGACTATAAAGGATGGGATATCGTAATTGATAACGTTGGAACGCTTGAAGACTTATTTAAAGTCATAAAGTTTCATGTACATAATAGTTTATAAAAAGAATGGGGAGTCCGGTAATCGGGCTCCCCTCTTTTTTTTTTAATCTTGGGCTTTCTTCCAAGCATTATAAGTATCTTTACCAGCACGAGCAACTGCGAAATTACCCATAAAAGCATCTGGTAAGCTCTTTCTTCCTGTAATAACTTTAAGAGCATCTTGAGCAACTTTAAGATTAACTTCATACATTGGAGAAGCTGTATTATCTCCAAGCCAATCTTTAAAGTTAAGAGGACCTCTAAATGAGTCGTAAGAACGAGAACCAGCCTTATAGAATATTTCAGTAGCAAGATTTGCAAATACTGGATTATTCTTCATTTCTTTCTTATAGTCTTTATAAGCTGGATCTAAAGCAAACTTGAATGCCATGAACATTAATAAAGTAACAAGCATATCACTAAGTAATTTAGCCAGATTAGCTCTTACTGTAGGATTAGCATTTATATAGTCTTTCATTGCTTGTAGACCACCATCCTTAGTAATGTAGTATAAATCTCTTATAGTATAAGCAATTCCTTGTACTATAGTTGGAACATTATGATAAAGGGGCATTCCAGTATCTACTGTAGTAACACCTCCATTTTCATCAAGGAACAGAGGATTACCAGCCTCATCAGTTTGTTGTTCCATGTTAGATCTATTAGCAATATACTTACCTGGCTTCATAAAGTAATTGTTCCAAATACCATTCATCCAAGTAGTATACATACCGAAGAACCACATAAGTGTTGTATGTTCTCCCATAGACTTTAGAGATTTATCATATGCGCCATAGATATTATCAGCTACTTCTTTAATAGCAAGAATTTCTCTGTCAGCATAAGGTGCAGGTAGGAATGTTTCAGCAGTTTCCGGATTCAAGTCAATCTGACTTTCAGGATGTTCTGAATTCCATTCACGAGCTTTAGACATATACAAGGCTTTAGCGTGCTTATATTCTGGAGCATCTTTAGAAGTTCCGTCTACCAATGCTTTAAATCTCTTATCTTTCTTCCAATCATATATAAGAATATCATCCTTAAGTTCCCAACCTTCCCAACATCCATCCTTCATACAACGAGCAACAAATAATGTCATTCTATTTAAGAAGTCAGGTCTACGAAGAGTTGCATATGCCCAGTTCTTGTAGTTAGCAACACCACCTCTACCAATACGTAGAGATTCCATACTAGCAAGGTCTATATTAGATAGACGATACTTGGCTTGTAAAGCACTAAGCATACTAATATTCATTGTATTAGTCATACCGTGTGTAATTACATATGCATATGCCTAACTAAGAGTCTTAGCATCTATATCAGTATTAAGTTTAGTTACAGTCCTCATGAAGTTTTCTTCAAAGCCCTGGAATATATCACGGAAGAATGAAATCATATTACCTCCAAGGTTCATAAGAGTTACTTTACTTCTGATACCTGCAAGTGCTCCTGTAAGAACAGCACCAGTTTCACTCTTAATAGTAGTATTAAATACATTAACTTTTAAGAAGTCTCTGATATATTGGATTTCACGTTTCATTATATCTGAATTACCAGATTCCTCTCCCATCAATGTAAGTTGGAATAGAAGAGAACGCGTACCAATCATAAAATCTTTCAATTTAGAACATTCCACCTATTTAGATAGATATTCTATAAGGATAGTTTCAACATTGGTTTCAAAGAAATCTACACCTTGTTCTTCAATGTATTTATTACGAGAACCTGGTTCAAAACGTTCATCTCCAATATTAAACATATTAATTACATGGCCAAGTTTTTCCTTATCAGCATTTAACCCTTTATTGATAAGTTCTCTTTCTTGTTCTGTAATATTTTCTATTTGATCATCATAGTACTATTTAGGATTGGACATTATCTTCCACATACGTTGAGCTCTTCCCTTCCAAGTAGAAGTCTCTAGATTTTGCATAACTCTAGTAGAATTAGTAGCTCTCATAAGCGGACACCATAAATATTTATGTCCTCCTGCTCTATTCTATATAAAATCAAGAACTTTAGGATCGTTATAACCACCTAAGTTAAGAACATCTCCACCATTCCTTATTATATAGAACTACCACAAAGCCTTTTTAAGGAATTCGGCCTCAGCATTATCAAGACTACCATCAGTCCAAGGATTCTTAAACTTCATAGTTCTCTTTCCTTGTTCGTCCTACTCAAATAGATTTTTAAATAGATTTACTTCATCACCGATAGTAGCATTTTTAGCAAGTCCATAACCTTTAGCATCTAAATATTCCTTAATGAACTTTCTCATATTCTTAGCATGATATTGTTCAATTTCAGTTGCTATACTATTATAAGTCTGTGCTAGATTATCAGTTACAATACGTATATTTTGATTTGGAATATGATTAGTAGTAGACATATGTCTATATACATCAGTAAGTTCCATTTCATAATTAAATGTTTCTCTTGTATAATGATGATAAGCATCAGAAAGTGCTCTATACACTCTACAGATTTGTTGATCTCTTTTAGAACCAAGTTGTCCTGCAGCATATCTAGCTATATCCTTGAATTCATGAGATGGTAGTATACCAGTAGCCTCAGATTGGAAAGATTCAAGTAATTCTTTTAGAACTTTAGTCTTTTTATAAGATTCATCACTTTCAATAAGGCTTTGTAGTTCTATGAACTTCTCTGGAAGATACTTAGCCATTTCCGCTTCATTTCTACCAGTAGCTAGAAGTCCATATTCGTTAAGAACTGCACTGATAGGATCAACAAACTTATCAGCTTTTAAACCTCTAAAGTTGTTTACAAATCCTTCTAGATTTACGGTGCTTATAATTTCAGGTAGATAATCCTTTGTAATAGTACCAATAGCATAACTACGAGACTTACCTGTATGGCTAAGCACCTTTACTTTACCAAGTTGAATATTATCAATATCCTTCATAGTTGGAAGTATCTAATTAAGAAGAACTATAGCTCTAATTACTTCTGCATTACCATAGTCTCCTCTTAAAGTATTTGTTTCAACATCAGTTTTAAAAGCACCAAGTAAATTATGACGTCCTTTACCAAACGGTATTTCAGCATTACAGTCAAATGCAGATAATGAAATAATATCAAGTTGCCCTGTATCATTATTCTACATTAGAATAATATTGTAGTCAAGAAGATCATCACGTAGCTTCCATTTATATATAGGAGTTTTATTACCTTTAGAATCTACGTCCCAATCAACATCATTAAAGTATGTATCAAGCATAGTCTTAATGAAACCTCTAGAAGATGAAAGACCTTTTAATTTGTCTATTACATCTGCTTCGGGAACAAATACACCCTTCTCTCCGATTTGATTCATTTTACGAATAGCTTCCTTAAGAGTATGTACCGTCTGAAGAGTTTCGTCTTGTATTTCATTAAGATGCTCTACAACTATATCAAGAATTTCTTGATTGTTATTCTTGTTCTTATTTGATTTAGGTCTATAAGATTTACCTCCAATAATTACTTCCCAACGTCCTTTTTCATCATTAACCTCTCTAATAACAAGTGGTTCTGCTTCTCCAGCTTCAGGTGCTCTTTTAATCATTTCTACAGCTGAACGATGTGTTCCTTCACTTCTCATATTTAAAATAGGAAATATATGTTGGAAGATTTCATCAGCTTTATCAAATGTTTCAATAGTAACTTTAGGAATATTAACATTACTACGAATAAAGTGACGAGCATGCTTATCATATTGTTCAAGCATATAACTACCACTTCTGTTTACTGAGATATTTTGGGGAGCACCTACAACTATCTTTTTAAGGTTATCTCCCTCATAATCCATTCTAACTGGAACTATATTTAATTCTATATTATTGATAGGAATATCATTATAAGCAAGCATCTATTTAAGGAAAGCCATACCATAGTTATATTTTTTCCACTTATCCTTAGACCAAGTATTCATTGGTTTCTGAGAAGCTTTAAAATTATAAATATGTAATGTTCCAGAAGCATCAACAGATAAATAGTCAATATGTCCAACTAACTCTTTACCTAGGGCTTCTATCTTGGCTTTAAGACCTACGTTACCTACTACAACTGGACTAACTTGTGTTCTGTATATATACTGATTTACAAAGTTTTCCATTTGACCTTTAAGGTCTTCAAGCATTGCTGTTCTTCCTTCAAATGGAGTATCTTTTACAACATCAGCCACAGCACTTACATAGTCAGAGTTCTTTACTTGTGTTGAAACAGCTCCATAACCATCAATTATTTTGTGAAGAGTTACAGAATCCTTTTTAAAGGCATCCATATTAGCTAAGTCTTTATCAACTTCAGCAGTAGCTTTTTCTTTGGAATAATTATGGTTTTGTACAAGATTTTCTATTTCACTATTTCTAAACTCGTCCCTGTTAAAAGGTCTTACGAGGGGCTGTCCATCTATAAGACAAGATGGATCCTCTATAAACTCTTGATAAGAAAGAGTATTTCCATCTCCACCAAGTTCATCATCGTATGTAGAAACTGTACGAGAAGCAATTATAATATAATCATGCTTTACCTAACCTATTTTAGTAATAATAGAGTCTTTAAGTGGATCCTTAGAATATACTATATCACTTATAGAAGCTTTTTCCTTAGTATCTAGAACTTCTGCAAACTACTTATCTACATATCTAAGTAGTGCTATTAAAGAGAGCCCTTGCTCTCCATTTACTATATCATATGTACAATTTTTCATTCACAGTCTTCTATAATATTTCCTTTATTAATTTGCTCTTTAATCCAGTTATCTTTCTGACGTTGGATTTGGAGAGCCCCATCTTTTATAAAGTTTATATTATCATTTAAGGCTACAGCAACATCTGAATTAAAGTGTTTCCAAATACCATTTAGAGAACCCTTAAAATCAATAATTGCTTGTCCTTTATCTTTTCTATCAAATATAGTATTTTCTACTTCTTTAAGTTTGTCATTCATAGCAAATAAAGAACTAAGTTCATAAGGTAAGTTACCTTCCATATATTCTCCATATAAATCAGCAACAGTTTCTTCTGCAAGATCAAAAGCACTGAGTTTAGGGAATCTCTTTTGATTCCTTTTATATAAGATTTGTCCCCTTTCTGTAGAAAGTACCTTTTCAATGAACTCTTGGTAACTATCTCTAAACTCTGGAACTGCCTTTAGAGCACCAAGGAATAAGTGAGCATATTCGTGGAAAGCATCTTCTGCTTTAGCTGTAGCAGAATTAATATAAATCTTACCATCTTTAATAAAAGCCTTGACTAGATTCATATCTTCAATTCCCATTTGAGTAAGTTGTTCCTCATTTACTATATTAACTTCAACTCCAAATTTCTTATTCATTACGTCTGCTATCTTTGCCAGCAACTGTAATATAGGAGTTCGTTTATTATATTTCTTTTCTCCTACCGCAGATTCGTCAGTTTCTATAAAACGTATACGATACTTACCTTCATCCACTTTATAGGAAGAACTAACATAATAATATGTAGGTTTCTTATTATTTATTTCATTTACTATAGATAGAGCTTTATCATTATTTACTCTTAGATACTGCATTTGTCCAGAATCATCCTTAGTGTTCATGAGTCTGTTCATTTCACTTAGGAAGATTACTGCCTTTTCTGCAGTATTTATTTTACTGATAATATTTGCTTTAGTTGCTGTATCAAAATCAAGAGTTTCTATGTAATTGTAGAAATCCTATAATGACTTACTAAGAAGATTATATTCTTCTTCCTTCATATTAGTAGAACGTATATCTAAAGGCATATCAATTGCTGTAAATATAGTTCCTTCCTGTATAAATTTATCACTCAGGAAAGTTCTACCAGTTCTTTCTTGAACTCCTCCATCTATATATCTCTATTTAAGGTCAATCAAGGAATTGGCTCTTAAATTCTATGTAATATAATGGCTATCAATCCATTCTTGTGCATCAGCTATACTAGAGAATCTATTAGCATTTAGTTTTTCATTGATAAAATAAGGAGTTACATAGTAATAAGTAACAGTTTTATTTCCAACTTCTTTAGTTTGGCTATAAATATAGTAACCATTTCTTTCTTCTTCCTTAGTAAAAGAAATCACTGTATCATATCCATAACCATATGCTGATTCAAAAGATGGGAAGACTTTCTTAAAGATAAGTTTCTTATTCTTTAGAGATACTGGTAATACATCAAGTGGATTTTCATTAGTATCAGTTAAAGAATTAATAGCCTTAAATAACATAGTAAATCCCCAAATATCTTCTCCATTACGCTTTGCAAGTTCTTCTTCTCTTACTTCATTAAGTAATGCATAGAAGTCCATAGCATTATCTATTCTAGCCTTTCCAATTTCAGCTTTTGGACCTTTAGACTTATCCAGATTAGTTTTCTTAGCATTTAGACGTTGTGCTATTACATCAAGAACTTCTCCAGACTTTTTATTAAATAGTTCTATTAGATCTTTTTCAGTTGAAAATATTTGTGGAAATGTCTACATTAAAGGAGTAATAAGTTCACTTGTGGAAAGAACCTGTTCTCCTAACTTATTAGTAACAAGTCTTCTATTAACTTCGTTTAGTATTACATTGTTATATTTCTTTTTAATAGGAGTCTCCTTTATAGCAGCAGTTATATAAGTCATCCAAGTATATATAGAAGCTCCTTCTAATATACCCTTTTCACTTGATTTTACACTTTTCTTATCATTTAAGAATTTGAGTATAGCTTCTTCTGGAGATACATTCCATTTAGTAGCTACTCTTCCAAGTATATTGGTAAGTTCTTCATCTAGAGTATTTTTATATTCTCCACTAAGAACTTTTTCTCTAATCTTTAAATATCCAGCAAGTTGTACAAGAGAATCTTTATCACCTCTTACTACAAATATTTCTTTTCCTTTCTTATCTATGACTCTTCCGCTTACAGGAAATTTAGATTGCATATCTAAGTTATCCAGTAATAAGATTGGAACATCAATATTAGGAAAATCTATCTCAGGATAAGTATCTTGTATATATTTATAATTAACATTAGGTACAAGTCCTTCCTGCTTACTTATTTTGCTAAAAGTTACAGCTTCAGAAATTGCACTATTATCCTTTAAAGATTGGATAATATCTCTTTTTATGCTGTTCCATTCATCTTTTCTTTTTGCTAGTACTTGTCCAAGCCTAGCCTAAAAATCCCATGTAGACAGAGAGCGTTCGCCCTCTGCCCCATAGAATTCTTCTTCAGGAACTACTATATTTCGAGTAGTTTCTCCAATTTTAAAAGTTATAGTACAGTTTTTCATGCACAATTAATGTCTAATAACAACTTAGTCTATCTCATTAATTCAGCTATAGCAAATGTAGGAGCTTGATTAAGTTGGTCCTTTACTTTAGTTATTATATTAGAATAAGGCTTTCCTAATATAAAGTATGCTCTATCTAAATAGAATCGATGAAGTCTTTGTTCTATACTTTCACCCGGAAGAGCTGGAAGTATATCATCCATCTTCTCATATCTGTTAAAGCCTATATTCTTATAATATACAGGAACTTTATCCTCATACATAATAACTACAGGATCTTTTTGTCCTTTCAGACTAGATACTACTCTTGCTTGAGCAATAAATAAGTCCATAGCAGTAAAGTCCATCATCTTATCTATCTCTTGTTCAGAGTAATCATGCTCTCCTACATATTTTAAATATCTGTTAATTATATTATCGCCCTTATTATCAAATTCTTTAATAAATCCTTCAAATATCTTAGTAAGACGGTCAGATCCATATTGGTTCTTATTTACAATCAAGTTATAAACTGCAAACCAATCAGATACAGATAAATTACCAATCTTATAGTTAGATAGTTGATTAAGTCCTTTACTAAATCTTGATAATTGAACTCTTGTATAAGAAGAATCAGAAGAAATATTAACGTTTGTTTTCCAAACAGGAACATCTCTATCATTACCTCTCATTAAGGCTTGAATGAATGGATTTCTACGAATAGTTTCTTTAGTTTCATCATCCCAATCTCCATAAGTTCCAGCCTTTAATCCAGGAATAACCACATTTTCGAAGTAGTATTTAAATGAAGCAATACCCTCTTCAGTATCTAATGATAATATTCCAGAACGATTATTTGCGATTGTTCTATTACTGTCTAATATAGAGCCTTTTATTGGGAATTTAAAGCCACTATCAACAATAAATTGCTGCATCATTATAGATGAAGCAAATCCTAAAATTCTTGAATAATACTTATCGTCTAAGTAAAGTTTAGGACATTCTCTTGCTATCTTATTAAGACAAGCACTGAGAATCTTACTCTTTACTGAGAACTGATTAACAGTACATTCACCTCCAAGCAGTTTAAACATACTCTTAAAGTGAGGTAGTTTAGGAGCAATTGCAAATATATTTAAGGTAACTTTTAGTTTGTTATAGTATTCAGCTACACGAGTTTGATATTCTTCGTCTTGTAACCATCTAACTGGATCGAACATTCCTCCTGCAATATCTATGTATCTATCATCAGGAGCTTCAGTAAGTACTCCATCTGAATTTACAATACCCATATCCTTTTCTCTCTTAGTAATAATCTTCTTGATATTAGAAAGTACTCCTTCCAAATCTTCAGCCTTACCAGGAAGACCTTGGTTAATGCTTAAGAATCGTCCGAAAGTACTAAATTCATCGGAACCTTCCATAACTCTCTTGAATTCAGCTAAATCTGCTAAAGCTTCTTGTCTTTGTGAAGCAGTCAAATCTGAAGGAATTATACTCTTTAACAGAGATAATCTATCACGAGAGTTATCTACTTCTCCACCAAATTCATCTTCATAATGGTCAATATCCTTATTAGTGTCGTAGTTCTTTAAGTACTTCTCTATTTCAGTAATAGCTTCATCAGGTCTAAGTTCTTGTCCTAAGAATATGTTAGGATCAGATAGAGAGTCTATCCAAGAAACAGCATCACTAGTCATGAATTTAACTATATCATTAATATCATAACCAAGAGTCATTAAGAATAAGTAACACTTAGCTAATTTACTACCAGCATTAATCTTAGCAAGAATAAGCTCTTTAGCGTTATCTGTAGCAGCACTAATCATCTGGCTAATCATAATGTCAATAGGAATACCAGAGTGTAACTTTCCTGATTCAATGTACTTTATAAGATTAAGGTCTTGTAGGTCTTCTACATTAACATCTGGAAGTGTAGTAGAAGTAACTTTATGAGTTTGAGGTATATTATTAACTGTCTTACTTCTACCTGCTATTCTGTCTGTGGTAAATTCAAATCTACTATAAGCAAAGTCAGTGTTCTCTACAGGAACTACTTCTCCAACTTCATTTACTATATAATCAATACCTTCTCGAGCATTCTTGATAGTATCATTTAAATAATACATCCACATGAAAGCACCTTTCTGACCAGTAGCAGATATAGCAATAACGTTTTTACCAGTCATGTTCTGATATTGCATAGTATATATAGAGAGTGGATTTACTAGAGATATCTCTAAAGATTCAGCACCTTTAGGAGAGTTATCAGCAGCTTTTCTTAAGTCTTCCATATCTACAGGAACATAAGAGTCAGCAGCATTTCTAACATTCTGTATAGTATTCTGAATATGTACAGAAATAAAGTTTCTAAGTGCAGCAGCCTTTAAATCAGCAGGAAGTTTAGTAGCGTTATGGTTATTAAGTTCCTCAATAGTTTCTGGATCAGCACCTTTAACAAGGTTATTATCTCCTAACTTATTAAGGATTCTAGCATAAGCAAGTACTTTCTTAGCTTCCCATTCATTTATTAGCTTAGCCTCTGGACTATTCTTTAAGATATCTCTTGCCTATTTAATAATAGCAACATCATCTGATACATCTACTCCGTTTTCTGATTCTTGGATTATTACTCCATTTTTAGGAAGTGGTAAGTATTCAGAAGCTTGAATTGTTTCAAGGCTATTATAATTAAATAAGCTAGACCATCCTATGTATTGTCCATTATCATCAAAAGCAAGTCCCATTATATAAGCCTTATCAATATCATAATCGCTTCCTTGTACATTTTGTTATCTTAGAGGCTCTTTATCCTCTAATTCTACGGTTTATGGTTAGGTTATACCGTAAGTTCAGACTATATCTTCACATTTCTGTGCTGGGCACTCGTGGAGGAAATTATTGTTAGGCTCATTCCTCTAGTCGTTGAACCTTCTAAGTTCCTTTATCCTAAACTTAGCTTGGCTGCTGATTATCTACCTCTAGACTTTCCAGCAATTCACCCAGTTTATACTTGGCAACAAGGATATATTTCTTTTTCAAATAGATTTTCTAGATAGTCCTTTAGATATAAATCTTTATAAGAAATATATATAAGTTTTATGTTGTGATTATGACACCATTCTTTTTTAATATTATCTCTTAGTTTTCCTTCTTCAAAAGCAGTTTTTCCTCCAAATTTTTCTATTGGAATGTAATGTTGCTTTCCCTGTATTTCGATTAATACATTATATTTAGGAAGATAATAATCAAATCTTAAATAATCTTTATAAGTACAATCTTCATAAGTTTTTTGGGCTTCATAGTCTATATTATTTAATTCACAGAATTCAGAGAAATATAATTCAAGACAAGAACCATTAACTCTTTTTATTCCTAAACTATTATTAATTTCTTCAATATTAATGTTGTAAGTTCGCAAATAATTTTCACTTATTCCATTATTTTTTACTAATAAAAGTCCTGTATATTTGCGATTTTTTATAATTAATAGTTTGATTTTATTAATAATAAATTCAGCCCTATCATTTTCTGGAATGTTCTTTATTTCTGTATTAAAATCGTACTTAAGTTCTGGAATATCTATATTATTTATATCCTCATCTGTAAGAGATTCTTTTAATTTTAAACTTAGTCCAAATTCAGACATATACTTACGTACGGTACTAACACTGCATCCTACTTTTTTACTTACCTCATATACAGAATTACAATTATTACATACCTTAGATACTTCTTCTTGAATTCTTTTAATTTCTTTTTCTTTATTCCCCTCTATACCGTATTTATTAAGTATATTTTTAATAGTGGTTTGAGAAGAATATCCCAGTTTAAAAGCTATATCTTTAGTAGACATACCTGAAGTATATAATTGTATAATCTCATCTTTTCTATCTTCGGCTGTAAGTTTTTTATAAGTTATATTATATTTTTTCTTATAAGTAGTAATAGTAGTAGTACCTATGCCTAAAATCTCTGAAATCTCTTTATTCTGTTTTCCTGCTTCTACAAGCTCTCTTAGCTTTTCTATAAGCTCTGGCGTAATTTTAGTTGGACTTTTTCTCATAATTATAAAATTTTATTTTTATTAAATTTAGTATAATTTGGACTAAGAGTCAAAATGTCCAACTTAAAATTTGTTAAATTTACCAAGTCTGCCAGTGAGATACATAAGCTAGGTTAGAACCCTCAGCTGTATAACCTATCTGTCTCATGTTCATGAATGATTGTAAAGTTTGTGCAGGAATACGAGAAGCTGTATAATATTGAGATCTTAAGAAAGAATAATATTTCTTCTAATTGAGCCTTGCTTTTAACGCTTTTGTTCTATCTTCTATAATTTTAGCGATAGAACCGTTATCTTTAGCCTTTATAAATTTGATAGTATCAGTATCTGCATCATAAGTAAGGTCAGGTCTCTTAAATTCTTTAGTCTCTGGAATCTTACTGAACTGCTCAGATATAGCCTCTAAGTAATTAGTAAGAGTAGCATCGTAACCAAAGTACTTATACTTACCATTCTTATCTTTATGTGCAAATCCTTCTAATATCCTTTGTAATCTTGTTAAATTAGAACGTTTAACTTGTTGATTATTAACTGTAAAGGCTTCATATGAATCTGCTTCATAGATTTCTTTACATAGTTCTTGTATATAAGTATTAGCATCCTAATCAATAGCTTGTTGAGGAGTAAGAGTATGTCCATTATCAAGAGTAATATCTCTAGGACTAATTGTTCTCTTTAATTCTTCAACATTTATATTTAAGACTGTATGTCTACGTCCGTGATCTTTTACTTCATGTTTAGTTACAAATTCAACATATTCAATAACTTCTCCATTTTTATACTGGAGCCTGTTTTCATTCCTTGTAACTCTTTCATGTGTATTCTTATCATAGTAGTATTTACCTTCCTAACTATAAGCAAGATCTGGTCTTCTTATATCTCTACCAATCTTAAATAAAACTTTCTGTTCCTTATTAGTTGCATAAACTTCATTAACTATTAATGGATCATTAACAGCTTTTCTATGTCTATCCTTCCAATAAGTCCATCTATATGAAGTATCAGGAAGTTCTCCATCTTCATCAGCCTTAGTTGTTTCAAAAGCCCTATCTAAAGATATATAGGTATGATGACCATTAGCTTTAGTCATTATTAAATCATAGAAGTTAGGATCAACACTTTGATGTACCTGCCTTACATTCTTAGCTTTCTTAGGACCGTCCTTTATAACATCTATCATGGATTCATCTATATCCACTCCAAATCTGGATTGATAGATATTAGACATTATAAGTTCAGCAGGAGTATTATATAAATGAATAGGTACTCCATTATAGAAGCCTTGGTCAAGTTCATCAAGTAATTCTTGTGTACTAGAATATTCCTTAACTCCTTGAGCTTTTAGTCTTTCTATATAGTTGTTAATTCTTATTTGTTTATCTCCCTTCTATGATTCAGCAAACTTTCTAAGTAAGTGAATACTATTAAATATATTAGTAGTTCTATCTAAAGTCTTGCTTTCAAGTACCTGCGTTTCTGGATTTAGAATATTAGCTTTTCCTTTGTAGTCCCACCAGATTTTAGTTGGAGCTAAATTACGAGCTTTATGTAAGTTCTTTCTAAATTGTAGAATCTTAACAGGCTATCCAAGTTTGTCCTGCATGAAGGCTCTTGGATCTGCTTTAAATAGATAATAGTCAGGAATAGAATCCAAAGAAATATCTTCCCAATGTTGTTCTTCACCAATCTGAACAAGTACTCCTACATTATCTGTAGGCATGAACTCTTCAGTATGTAAATCCCAATCCGGATTTTGACCTGGAATATCTACTACCTTATACTTCCATTTAAGAGCATTATAATCATCAGTCTTCTTCATTAAATAAGCTTCTACAACCTATTTGTTCCATTGTTCTGATGATAGATAATAACCATTTTCTAGAGCAGTTTTATCTTGCTCATAAATAGTTTTGAAGTATGCATCCTCAGGATCTTCCTTACCTTCTGCTACTCTTTTCTTATATTGTGTATAATGAATAGTAGCTTCTTTTACTAAATCCTTATACTAGTATTGTCTACCATCTATATCGTAAACCATCATAATATTGAATCCAGGAGAAAGAACAGCTCCAAGTCCAGGATACTTCTTACGAATTGACTTATTAGTAATTATAGAAGCGAAAGTAGAAAGAATATTACTATAAATGTTAGCATCACTAAATGGAATCTTTAAGTCATCGAAATTATGACTATTAGTAAGATTAAACTTTCTCTTGATTTGTCCTATAATAGATTCAGCGAGTCCAGCTTGACCACGTGCAGTACTTATATTATTAATAATAGTTCTACCTATAATATCATATAAAGCATCACGAGTTTCCTCAGAAGGATTCTACTGATAAGCTGTAATAGCTTCCATTTCAAGAGAAGCTTCTTCAAGAGCAATCTGACCAAGGGCTTGATATATACCTTTTACATAGTTATGAAGTCTACCACCAGCATCCAAAGCAGATATAACCTGAGAAAACTCAGTCATTTCAGCTTCATCAGCTTCATGGTCAGCGTCCATCTGAATACCATAGTATTCTGTTCCAAGAGTTATAGTATCAAGAGCTTCATTATTATAGAATCTTGAAGCATCGTTTCTATTACCTGCACCATTCTTGATAGCACTATTATTACATAGATAATCTATCATTAAGGTTTTAAGAGGTTGTTCATAGTAATTTTGGTTAAGTTCTCTTGTTTTTGATTCTTTACCAAGTTCTGTAAGAACAGTAACATTATTTACAAGATTAGCTACTACATAGTTAGAAGCTTCAGAGTATTGAAGTTTAGCATCTCTACCTTCTCCAATAAGCGATTCACTGTTTATACCACCAAATACTTGATGTGCTTCATAAATAGAAGACATAGTATGGTAACCTTCTAATTTCTTGGTAGCAATTATATGATTACTGTCAGCATCAAAATAATGATATTTACGCTCTGGCTTACTACCAATACCTTTATCATTTACTCTAATTTCATCGGTCCAATAAACTCCATCTTCATAGCCAAAGTCTACTATCTTGTAGTGTACACCCTCTGGTCCTTTATAATATAATGCATTTCCACCTGTAAGGTCTTGGAAAGTTATTTCTCCATCAGGTTTATGTGCAGCATATAAAAGAATATTGCCTGTTTGTGCCCAAGGAGTATTAGACATCTTCTTAAACATGTTTAACATGTTAACTCTTGAACCTATAGATTGCTACATCATATTATTAGTAATTGTATGTGCAGCAAACTTAACAAGAGAAGAAGTCATATGTTCCTTGTCATAATAATGCCAAATAGGCTTTTTAACTGTACCAACTTCATTTTCTTGAAGTGACCAGTTTTCTAAGATAGATGTAATAGGATTGATATATGCAGCACCATCATGGGAATCTATAGTACCATTGTCTCCTGTAAAGTTGAATACATCTGCTTGAATATCATTCATAATAGCAAGACGCATTGTTCTTGGAATACCTCTTAAACTATTCTGAGTATAATATCTCATAGTGGCAGGGATAATAACATTACGTTTTAATTGTGCTCCCTGACCAGCAGATTCAACTTCATACATCTTCTTATCTATAGCTTTCTTAACCTTGTTCTTAGTAGCAGTATCAGTAATGTTATCAATAAGGTCATAAGCCTCTATAAGACTCATAGACTTCCAGAAATCTTCTGCATTCAGACCTTTCTGTAAAGCAGTTGTTTCTACAGCCTATTTAATATTAGCATCTTGCATATTCAGATTAGCAGCCTTGTCCTTTTCGTTGTATAGCCTACTAATAACAAGAGCAGGGTTAATTCCAGCTAAATGTTTATTCTTATGGTTAATCTCTGAACCAGTAAGAACCATACGTAGATTGTTTCCAAGAAGACTATTTAACATGAAATATTTATCCAAAATTGGGTTAAGTTCTACATTAGTTCCTTCTGGGAAAGCATTATGTACTACAATATTTTCATCATTTACTTTGGCAAGAGTAAGAGTTCCATCACGTTGTATCCAATTACTAGGAGTTTCATCAAGATCTTTTAGAGCCATTGTAAATAAGCTTTCTGGATCAGGCTGACCTTTAAACATACTAATACCAGTGATACTAATCTTGTTCTTTAATAATTGGTTAAGGAACTTTCTCTTTTCATCATTAAGTCTTTGTTTTATACCTTGCTTAGTATAAACCTTAGTAGCATAATGATATAGAGATTCATTAAATGAAAGATATTGTTTACCTCCACGTTTTCTATGTTTATTATATCTAAAGTGAGTATCAGCTAGTATCTCAGATTTTACTCCTTTCTATCTAGCTAATGCTACTAATTCTTGTTCTGTTATATTATTAAGACGTCTGTCTACAGTAGTAACTAACTGTCTTAATGCTAAATCATTAGTACTTGTAACATTTCCAAATTCGTCTATTGTATAGGCTTGTTTGTATTGTTCTTGTAAGTCAAATATTTGAGCAAAATCATCAAGAACATTCTGTAAAATAGTTTGATAACCCTTACCTATACTATTTATATACAGACTTTCAAGTTCTGAGTTAGACATTCTAGATAAGTCTTTACCATTAAATACGGTACTTATCATATAGTTTACAAACTTAGTCTTATCAGAATATGTAGTTGGCTGTACTATGATATATTTGTCTTTAGAAGTAAGAGGAATTAAGAATTTATCAACAATAGCATGATAAAATAGCTCTCCTTCTGTCATATTCTTAATTTGCTTTGTGGTACCATCTGCTAGACGTACATCAGTATCAATAACTGTACCTCTAACAGAATTTGGACTTTGCATAATTAAGTTGAAATCAAGAGGAGTTAATGTTAATCTTCCTTCTTCTCTCTTATGCTGTGCATCTGATACTATAGTATGAATGTCTGAACCCATGAAAGCAAGTCCATAGTTAGGAACACTATCACCAGCTAAGTTCTTAGTATTAGCTTTAGATATTTCTCCAGACATTATCTATTTAATAGTAACATAATCATCAACCCAATCTTGGGAATTACTTACAGTAATAAGGTCAGGTCCAAGTACACCTGCTTCCCAAATAGTTCTCCATTCTTTGTTAGTTGGATCAATTCCAAGAATTGAATCTTTATATATCTTACTATCTAAAATGAATTTATCAAGAGCACTAGAAGAGTATTGTCCATTCTCTACAGCCTTTCTAAATTGAGTATGTATATCTCTAACTACCATACCTCTTACAGCTGTAAGCAGTGCTTCAATTGGAGATTTCTTAAAGTTATTCTTAAATAAGTCAAACTCTAAAAGACCATCTTGTGTAGATGTAAATCCTGTTCCAGTAAAGAAATCAACAAACTCAAGAAGTTTCATGAATATATCTTCATTCATACTATCTATAAAAGCTTGTCTCTTAGCTTTAGTTCCTAAATCCTTATTAGCAAATAAAGATTCTACAGAAGTTTCAGCTCCATTCTGCTTATTCTTTACGCTTAGAGTAACACCTTTAGTTTCTGACCATTTAGTTAGAATACCATAAGGGTTAAGTTCTGGAGTTACACTTACTTCTAAAGTATAGTCTCCAAAGTCTATAGAGTATCTATTAGCTGACTTAGAAAGGAATTTGTATGGAACATCTACTTCTTCTGTTACCTAGTTATTACTATTGATAGATCTAATCATATCAAAGAACTACTTATTAGTTTGGAATTTCTTCTTAATAGTAGTTATATATTGATTAGTGTTATAGTCAAATACAGTTTGTAGATAAGACATTTCTGTACTAGAACCTATCTAAGCTGCAAGACTCTCAACAAGAGGATATCTATTAGTAAGACCATGTACTCTATTATATGCCGCTTCAATATTAAATAGAGAGTTACTTCCCTTAAATACATATTCATAAACAGCATCAAATACCTTCATTTCATAAGGATTTACAACTCCTTTTAATAAGAAATCTCTAACTGAATCATATTTATTGATACGAGAAAGAATACTACGCATCTTATTAACTGGATCCTAGTTAAAGGTTACTATATCATTATATAAAGCTCTTACTTCTTCTCTACCTCCAAGTAATGCTTGTACCTTTCCAAATAAGTTGGTGAATGCTCCAAGATAATTAACTGGAGTAAGATATGTATCATCAATAGGAATACTAGAAATAAGGAACTTAGAGAAATTACCCATTTCTTTTAGAGCATCACGAACATCAATTTGCCATCCATGTACTCTATTTTCTGTATCCTTACCAAAACGATATTTATAATGTGTTACTCCTTCAGAATCAACTTCAATTGGGAAGTCTTGATTCTTGTCAGAGCTAATATAATCACCGATGGCTTCTTTAGATAATTTATCAAAGTAAACAATAGACAAGTAAGCATTAACTGCTTTAAATAGTCCATCATTACTGTTAGTTTCATTACTAAGACTTGATTGCCATCCTTGTTCGATTTCATCTTCAAGTGTACCTATCTTACTCTTATGCATTACAAGATTATAGAATCTATCTAATGTATTTACATAAGTTCCAATAGGTTTATTTTGTCTAAACATAGAGTTTGGTAACCCTTTAGCAAGTCCTAAAGAGTTTAAATATCTATATAAAATAAGATATTGGTTAGACATGAACTTCTCTATGTTTTCATTAAGAGCTTTCTAACTATCAACAATAGAACTATCCTTTAAAGTTTGTCCTATTCTAACTACGGTAGTAAGTCCAAGTTCTCTACCAAAGTGTGTTTTGAAGTATTCTCTAGCTGGAAGATTATTAGCAAAGAAAGTATCTAACATCTTGTTAAGACGTTGCGCTGCTATTTCTTCCCTACTTGCCAACTGTCCATCTATTACCGCTGATAAGTCAACTTCTTCTTCTCTTGTTATACCTCCTCTGGGATAAAGCTCATTTTTAAGGTTAGCTTTAAGCATTTCAGAGTGCTTTCCTCCCTTTTTAAGATCAAGATTCGGATTATTTTTATCAGCAGCGTCAAGTAAATTTTCGAATTTATCTATTAGTAGGTCAACTGAATCCTTATACTTTTCAGGAGATAAAGACCCTTCTTCGGATAAGCTAAAGTTAGTAGTATTCTTTTCAAGAAACTCCATTATAGCTTTCACCATGTCGTCGAAATTTTGGAGTTCCAGGATTTCGGCTGGAACTCCAATTTCGTCTAATTTCCCAAAATTAGGTAATTTACACTGCATATTAACAATCACTTGTATTTATTTGATTGATAAATGTATCTATTATATTTTCTAAAAGTGTAATATCAGCATCCTCTAAAACTCCTTCATCTTCAAGAGTATTTCTAAGGTCTTTTCTTATTGCTTTTAGATCATCTGCTGAGTACTCAATTCCTTCATTGTTACTCATCCAACTCTTAAGCGCATCACTATCGTCATATTGTGATTTACTTTCAATAAAGTCTTGTATTGCTTTATTTACTTCTTGTCCTTGGAACGAAGTAACTACCTTATCATCGACAGTTCTTGTTCCTGGAGCAGTCTTCTGATTTACTGTGATTTCATGGTCATTATAGCGAATCTCAAATTTAAGACCCTTATCATTAGTAACTGTGAATGCTGTACCATCTCCACTAGCTTCCTAGCTTACAATATTTCCAACTTCTGGATAAACATCACTTAGAGTATATACTTTATTAGTATCTACCCTAATTACTAATTTAGAAAGGTCTCCTTCTCCCTTTGCAAATACCTTACTATCACGTTCATCAAACTTTCTCTCTATAAATGAAGCTATTTCATCATCAGTAAAGCCATCAAAATTGAATCTTGAAGTATCAATACCTAGACTTCTAGCTTCTGCTAGTATAGGTAGTTCTGTAGCAGCCTCTTCTCCTTTTACTTCTGTTTCTTCCTTGTATTGGTCAAAAGTAAATTCAAGAATAGGATTACCTGGAACTACATCTAATCTGAATAACTTTCTATTAGTAGCACAAGCAGCAATCATATCTCTAGCACTTCCATTACCACTGATAATAACTGGATCTGAGAAGAATCCATCTCCAAAGATTGCCATAGAATCATGCTGTTGACTTCCATCGAATTCGTTGTAGTTCTTTTCAAATACAACTCCATGGAACATAAGATTAAAGAAGTTATCTAAACGACAGTCTTGATAAACTGTATCTCCATCTTCATATGTATAGTCACTCTGTCCAATTACATCTCTTCTTGTATTAGATTCTTGTAATAGTCCAGAAACCTCTGTTCCACCTACTGTTGCTTTTAAGAACGAGTCAAGACCTGTGTAATCAATTTCGTCTGTCTTACTTTCGTAATTAAGATAAATATGGTACAGGGCATTATCACCTTCTCTATTTCTTCTATTATCAAATTCTTCTTGTCCGAAATGCATCTTACTATGCATATAAGAAGCAATCTTAGTAAGAATTAGAGGGAATGCTTTGGTCATTTCTTGACTTGGAATTGGAATAACACCACCTTCGTCGTTAATTGTTAGCTTCTTAGCCTTAGCTTCATTAAGCCATTTTTCAGTTTCCTTATAATTGATATTCTCATTCTTATTTAAAGATGTAGTATCGAATATTCTTCCGACTACATTATCAAATAAGTAATCAAGCATACCAGCATATTGGTCAGCAAGATCAGGATTGATATAGATACCATTTGTATTATTAGGATCAAATCTTTCTGAATGTCCTTTATAATGTCTATTATAATAAGGATTATCCTCTTTCAGACCATATATTCTTCTTATATAAGCTCCTGCTCTATTACTCCATCCAACTCTAAATCTAGGAAGATCAGAATTTTCATTGAACTCAATAAGTTTAAGAACCTTATCAGCTTTATCTCTATCAAAATAACTATTAAGCCACTGCTTATATTCGGTATTAGAAATAACAGGTTCTCTTTCTGGATCTTCTCCATACATAGTTCTGTATTCTTCAACCTTTTGATTTTGAAGTTCTTGATAAAGTTCAGTATCGGTCCTAGCCATATCCATTAGCTATTCTCTGGTATAACCAGAATTATTCATAGCATTTATAAAGCGGTTAAGATCTGCTCTGAAGTTCCACATAGCAGCAAGCATACGAATACTTTGTGCTTGTAGATTAAATGGGAAAGCAAATTCTTTATCACGAACACTAGTTGAATAAATATCCTTGAAACCTCCTCTATAAAGAGAATGGAATGAAACTCCCGCATTGTCAAGAACAATCATTCTAACTTGTGCTTTAGATTCTATTCCTTTAGCTCTGTCTTCTTGTTGTTGAATAAAGAGTTTACCTAATTGTTCAGGTTGTAGAGTATTATTATTAGAAACAAACAATACAGAATGTCCAACTAACTTATCACTTATTCCAGGAATAGGTGCAGTTATAACATGTATAGGACTTACAACAGAGTTACCAGTTCTAGCATCAAATTCAGAGATATCGTCATATAGATTTTCGAGTCTAATTTTACGCTTATCTCTTGCATTTGGAGCATTCTCTAAACCAGTAATATCTCCAACCCTTAATTGAACAAGTTCTGTACGACCATTAAATTTAGGCTTATTTATTCTAATTTCCTAATCTTTACTATTTATAAGATTTTTTAACTATTCTTCATAATGTTTAGCTTCTGCTATTTGAGCATCTTTTTCGGCACGAGAAAGACTTGGGTTATTTTCTATTCCCTCTATCCATTTAGCAGGATTAGCAACAGCTCCAAGAGTTATAATAGCTTCTCCAGCAGGAGTTTCTACTCTAGCTTGAATACTGATTACCTTACCAGGAATAAAATCAAGTTCATTCTGCTTAAGAGTTGTAAGACCTGTAAGATTATGAACACTACTCTTATCTTCAGCTACTAAATAGAATTTAGCTGCTTTTAGTGCCTTCTTAGAAAGTTGTCTTTGAAGTTCAAGAGGAATATCATAAAGGTCTATATCAAGATCATATAAGAATAAACTCTTAATAAAATTAAGTTTTCTTACAAGTTCTCTTTTCTCTGCTCCAGTCTTGGCAAGTATAGTTCCTGCCGGACTCATAGCACCAAATATACCTATATCCCTTGGCTTGCCACCAGTAGATATCCATTCCTTTCCATCTTCAGATACATTTCCAACAAAAGCAACATTACCATAAGCACGATATCCTGTTATTTTAGCTTCCTTTTCAGTTTTTGGAACAGTTTGTAACTCTTCTTTTTCAGCATCGGAAAGATTTTTAACAGGCTTTGGCTCTAGAGTTTCCTCAGAAGTTTCTTCTTCCTTTGGTTCCTCTTTAGGTTCTTCTATTGTTACTTCTTCTGGCTTCTCAAGATTATTAAGAATATTTTCTATGTAAGCAAGTCTAGATTCAATAAAATCTTGAATAACTCCTTCAGAAAGTCTTTCATATTTAGTAGTATATTCTTCTTTTATAGGATTTACTACGTTAGTTAATTGATTATCTAAAACTAAACTACCTCTTCTACTTCTTGAAATCATTGTATATAAATCTCTCAAAAAGTTAGCAGCATGCTCTATATCTTGCTCATAGTTAAACTTTCCATCAGCACTTTTTGTAAAGGCTCCTCCCCAATCAGAGTCTACTATTACATAATCAAATTCTGAGCCTTGTACAGATTTTTTATCTAAAGATGTAAATGTAGTTCCTGCAGGTAAATTAGATTGTATAAAGTTTATAATATCTTTATTATCACCTATATAAGCAACACTTCCACTAAGTCTATTAAGGTCGTCAGCAGTTATTTTAGATATTACTTTTTCTCCTTCTATAGTATTTTCATTTTCAAAGTAACTAAGAGGTAACTTATTTTTAAAACTTTCTAATATCTATGAAAGTACAGCAGATTTTGTTTCTTTAGAAGAATTTCTCATTCTGTCCAACATAGAAACAAGTTGATTTTGATTCTATACTTTCCAGATACTTTCATTTCTTAGTGAAAAATTAAGTCTAGGAGTTCTATAAGCAAGCAGTGCTTCTCTATTTAAATTATATTCAGCACCTCTTTGATTCTCATCACCAAGTAAAGTTATTCTAACTCCTGCTTTCTTAGCCCAATTAGCAATGGCTTGTAATTTAAGTGTATCAACGTGTGTAGCCTCATCAATTATTAAGTGCTTTGGAGCATCCTTAATTATATATTCAGCTTTAGAATCATCAATAATTTTAGGAGTCCATCCATCAATACTCTTACCTGCAGTACCTTTAAGTTCTCCTTTATATATAGCCTTAATAAGATTATCAAGGTTAAATGCTTTAGCCTTTGGAGCAATTTCTTTAAGAGCTTCAAGTTGTCTATCAGTAGGACCAGCTATCCAAGTCTCTTCGTCTTCATTAACTAGATACTTGGCTTCTACACTAGTCTTACCACCACCTCCAAGTCCTGTTACTATAGTGGTATTCCACATTACAGGAACTTTAAGTCCTTTAGCAGTTGCTAATTCCTGAAGTGCTTCAAGTGCTGCATTAATCACGTCTGGGTTTTCTGCGAGGGCTTGACCAAGTTGCATACCTGGTTGTTGGGTAGCAAGTGGAGCAATATTAGGATTAGCTTTTATAAAGGCTTGTTCTCTTCTTAATTGGTCTGTAGGATCTAAAGCAATTAAAGAAGTAAGATACATATACTTATCATAAGCAGTAAGTTCTTTTAATTCTTCGTCTACATTAGAAGTAATACCACTTATAATTTCATCATCCTAGTTAAGATGTGAAAGTAAACTCTTAAATATATCTTTTAAGTTTCTTCCTCCAGCTATAGCGCTTTTAACGTTATCGTGGAATTGCTTTTCAAAATTATATAGGGAGTTCTCATCATTTGGATTAACAAGACTATCCTCTAAGAACTCATTAGAAGACATACTACCACTCAAGAAGCGTAGTCTAGCATTGTTAAGTGCTTCAGCTGAACGCTTTAAACTAGCAGTACTGTTAGCTTGATTCTCTCTTGATAGCTAAATCCACTGGTCTATTTCGTTGGCATAACCATTTAGAGCTGTAATAAGTTGTCCACCAATCTTTTCGTCCATTTCAAAGAGGGGCTCAAAATTCTTGAAGAACTCTGAACCTTGTTGTCTTCCTTGATGATCTGCATGGAACTTATTAACTGCTTTGTTATAAGTCATTCCATCTTGTAAATTAGATTCACGAGATGAAGCAGCTACCATAGCAGTAGTAATAGCTATAAGTTTCTTAGCTTCTTCTAAATAGTTTACTTGGTCTCCAGATAAGATAAAGTCTGTAGACTTTTCTTTCTCTCTGAATTGCTGCATTATAGATTCAAGAGCTTTCTCTACTTCTACAGCACTTCCTCCAATCTTAGGAGCAAGCTCTTTTACAAGTTCAACTGCAGGGTTTTCTTCTACTGAAAGTCTTTCTTCTAGATCTTTAGCAGCTTTTAAATCACTATCTGTTAGGAATTCTTTATTAAGTTTCTGAAGTTGAGGCTCTAGACGAGTTATTTCATTTTCTACAAGTTGTTTTACTTGTTCATTGAAGTAATCTTCATCCCAGGCTTGATATTCTTTTTGTCCAAGTTTATCAAGTTGTTCCTTTAACTCAGCCTATTTATCTGGATCAGCCTCTCCCATATACTGACTATATAGTTCATCATATTTAGCTGCATCCTATATAAAGTCAAAGTCTCCTTCCATTCCAGTTGCATCTTCAAACATAGCAGCTAACTGTTCTGGAATAGTATAATCTTCCCAACCATCTCTGTTAAGATTCTTAAGAACTTCTTCAAGAGTAAACTTAGGTTTAGAAGATAACTGTCCATAAAAAGCAGAAAGACCACTATAATCTTGTGTTCCAAGATAATTTAGGAAGTCTTCTCCAATACTTCTTTCAAACTTAATCTTTAAAGAATCTCTAACCTTATTAATAAGTTCGTCATAGTTCTCAGCATTATTAAGGAGTTCCTTATTAACAGCTGTACCTATGGTTCTTGCTATAAGTCTGTTCTTTATATGTTGCTGTGTTTCTCCAAGATATGCCATTAGATAACGACGAGTACTTGGATCAATAAATGTAGAAGGTTTACTCATTCCAGTAACTGGGTCATATGAATCAACCTTAGCTTCATCAAGAACAGCTTGTAGCTTTTGTATTTTAAGACGGGCATTATGCTCAGCAGCAGTCATTTGTCTAGCTCTAAGTCTTTGAGCAAATTCTGCTTGAGTTTCACCTTCCATTAGCTTGTTTCTATATACATAGGATTCTGACTCTTCATCCTCGCCAGGAAGAATTGAATCTACTGTATATATATCTTCATTCTTTAAGATTCCTTTTTCATCAAGAGTCTTACGAATGTTTTCCCACTGTTTACTTCCACCTGTTAATTTAGATAGGATTGGTTCCATCTATGGTTGTAAAGACTTGAATTTATCAAAAGCCTTATCCAATTCCTCTTCTATTTTAGATGGGTCTTTAACGTGTTGTTCATAGATTTTATCCATAAACTCTTTCATACCTCCATCTAATAGATCGTAATCAATATTAAGCATAGCTCTAGTTAATTGTTTCTTTGTAAGAGGCATGAATGCTCCTGCTAATTGTGGGTTAATAGCGAAAAGCATTTTCTGTAAATATTCAAGAGAATAATCACCATTGAAGAACTTGTCTCTTTCTAATAGCATATTAGTAAGGTCTTTACGAGCTTCTTCAAGTTCAGTCTTGTTAGCTTTTTCTTCGCCATCAGACTTAGATAAGTTGTTTATCTTTTGTTCTTGGGCTACAATATTTTTAACAAGTTGTTGATAACGTCTCTGGTATCCAGTTATATATGAGGCATCTTGTAAGTAGTCTTTAAGAGCAGTAAAGTTTTCATCTTGAAGAACTAAGTTATCGAATAGTTCGTCTTCAGACTTTACAAGATGATTCTTTTGTAATATTGATTCTATTTGTTCTATAGACTATGTAAGTATATTATAAGCATAATCATTTTGTGATTGATTATTCTCATCAGCAGTTAAGAATACAGATTGAGGATTATTTTTATCATCATAAGTTTGTTCTGTCTTATAAGATAATTCAGTACTACCAAGTTCTCCCTTATCATGAAGTCTCTTTAATTCGTCACGAATTTCTTGTCCCTTACCCTATCTAAGTAAAGTAAGTAATTCTCCAGATGCTTGACGTGTCTTAAAGTTGCCATCTTTTAATGAGAATATTCCACCACCAATAGCACCTCCTAAGAAAGACATAAGATATCTATCCTTCATATTATCCCAAGCGCCAAGGTTAGTAACTTCTGATAATCCATATTCACCGGCTATTTCACCAAGTTGTTTTACAATATCAGTTACAAGTTCTTCAGATGTTTCCTCAAGTCCCTCACCAAGTGCTTTACCAAAGAATCCTAAAGTTCCTTCTTTGATTGCACCCTGATAGTTTTCTACTGCTTTTCTACCTGCTTGAATACCTTTTACAAAGTACTTACCAAGACCTTTTCTTTCGTCTGCAACTGCTGTTTTACCAGCCTTTACTGATACTCCTTCTCCTAACTGTTTTGTAAGTTTTCCAGTTTCATCAAGAAGAGTATTTCTGAATACTGCTCTTTCTGCTTTCTGAGCTGGATCGTAGAACATTTCTCCAAGACCTAAATATTTATCTACAGAGAACATTCCTACAGTACTACCAAGAGCAAGCATTGCTGCTTCTCTTTTAGATGTACCGTGGTTAAGAGCATCTTGGTATACATCTCCATTAGATATGATAGCCATATAACCAAGAGATAGGTCTTGTGCTAACTTAGTCTTCTTAGCAATAACATTTCTAGCAGGAGTCAAATACTTCTCAAGTGAAGCACCTCCATAAGGAGAAGCCATCCAAGTATCACCTTTAATGATTTCATTAAGAGCGGCTCTATCTTTAGCACCAGTAAGTTGAGCAACACGCTCCATAGCAATCTCTCCTCTTTCTCCCTGAGTCATTAACATATTGGCTCTAGTAGAATATTCCTTTAATGCTTTTGCTTTAGCTGCTTCTTCTGTTGCTTTAGTAGCCTTATTTATTTTAGATAAGTTATTGATAATCCATTGCTGTTGTTGCCATTGTAATGCTACATCAGAAACAAGACTAGCAAAGTTTTCCATAGAAAACATCTTTTCTTTAGCATAATCAGATGTATTTCCTGTGAACTTATTACCTACTCCAGCTATAGTATTTACTAATTTAGAGTCTTCTAAATCATTATCAAACAGGCCAGCCATACCATATAACATAGGCATAGTCTTAGCCATTTCTCTTACTACTAAAGCTCCAGCATAATATTGTCCAGCCCCAGGAATAAAGATTGGAGCAATTACTGCTAAGTTCTTCATAACTGTACCAGCAACACTTTTATCCATTCCATCAGAATCAAAGAAATCATACTTATTTATCCAAGAACCATCAACAGTAAGATTGTCTGTTATACTAAGTATATCCTTATTAGCTGCAGAACGTCCTGCTAAAGTTTCATAGTAAGGAACTCCATTTTCATTAAGTTTCTTTTGTCCTTTTACATGTTCGACTTCTCTACCAAGAATAGGATCATAGTGTGTTCCATTCTCGTCATATGTTGCTAATACAAGAGGATCATCAAACAATGAACCAATCCACGCAAATGGATTCTTTGTAAAAGCTAAATCATTAGGAGTATAGTCTCTAAATGTACCTTCTTTATAATCAAAGACTCTTTCTCGTTGAGCAAGTTCTCTATCAGAGAAAGTACGTTCTCCTTGAAGATTTGGACCTACTATACCAGTACTCCTTCTTTCCGAATTAGCAACTTTTTCAAAACTAACACCAAAAGGTCTTACATTATCTTTTGCTTTACGAAAAGTATCGAAAAGTCCATATTGATAATTATCTAAAGAACTTTCAGTACTAAATTCGCTAAAGTCTCTAAGCTTCTATCTATAAAAGTCTGAGAATTTCTGTTTTACAAAATTTCCATTACTATCCTAAAAGAGAGGATTTTCCTTAATAAATTTACTTTTTAAGTACTCGTCCTCTGAAAGCATCTAGGTATTCCCTAAGTTCATTTCAGATATGTCTTTAAAATCGGCTATACTGAAATCGGGATTATTTATACTAGCAACTATAAAATCATTCTTCTTCATTGTTCGTTTAGTATATCACTACTTATATCTTTCTGTTTGTCAATCTTACCAGAAAGAAGATCTTGATAATTTCTTTCATAAAGCTGACCAGTAGAATGTTTAACTTGACCTCCAAAAGCAGATACAGCTGAATTTCTATTAGGATTAAGTGGAATATATACTGTTCCCCTGTAAATATCATCATATCCTCCTTCGAATAACCAGCCAAGTCCCCAATCATCAATATCAACTTCATAATTTGTATTATCTTTATCCGTACTAAGAGCAGTAGACATTCTTTTAGCTAAGTCTTGAGATGGATTAGATACTTTCTCTATAAATTGAGAGTCCTTTCTAAAGTTCCATCTATCTGTAGTATAACCAGTAACCATTAAGAACAAACCAAAACGTCTTGGATCAATTGTATCTGAACCTTCGAGATATTGGTCAAGACCTTTTTCCTTAAGACCTTTAGCGAGTTCTCTGGCCCATTCAGCACTACCCTATTCATACGGTATATTATTAACTATCTCGTTATAATCATTTAGAACAGAAAGATCCACTTTCTTATTACCTTGAGGATCTGTTGTAGTTGGAAGAACAGCAACAGCACCACCTCTATCCTCATACATAACGTCTTTAAGGTTTTCATATGGAATAACTTGGTCACCCATAGTAATTCCTCCATAACCTTGAGTAATACCAGCTATACCACTTGCCGTAAGCATAGACTTAATACTCATATCACCCTTTACATTATTTAACATAGGATATTCAGTTCCAGGAGTATGCATAGCTTGAACACCTTCCTTAGTAATCCAAGTAAGTTGTGTATGTACTCCTCCCTTTTGTTCCTACATCTATGTAAGTGGATTATCATTTTCATCTCCAGGTTCCTTCTCAGCCTTTGTAGTTTCTTTCTTAGTTCCATCTGGATTAAGAGTAGCCTGTAAAGTAGGCTCAAATTCTATTGTATCAGGTGTACGAGATAGAATAATACTAGAAAGAGTTTCAGTTGGACTACCACCTTGAGAGTGAATAGAAAGTAGAGTTCTTTCTTGTGGAGTTAGACTATTATAAACTGCTTGTAAGGCAAGTTTAGCCTACTAGGCCTAATCCTTAGTAATAGCTTTATTTTTATAAAGTCCATCTACTGTCATAGTGCTAGCCTCAACTCCTTGAAGCTCTTTCATAGTAGTAAGACCTGAACGTATAGCATCTGATTGTTTAGCTGTATATCCAGATATATTCTTCTCAGAAGTTCCAAGGCTGTGTACAATATCATTAACCTTTTTAATGACAGAATCCATGCCAACACCTGTCATTGTATTATATACTGAATCTCCAAAGGGAAGTTTTTTCTATCTAAGATCAAGTAATTCTCTGTTAGTAAGAGCGGTATAATCACCTTTCTTGAATTCATCCATAGTAACAGCATCAAGTCCATCTCCTGTTGATACTACTACTCGTCCATTTCTATCAATGGCTATTTCATCTAAACTATTATTAGCTATTAATTGTTTCCTAGCTTCATCATAAAGTTCTTTACTATGTCCTAAAGCATTAAACTTTCCTATATTATTAAGATAGTATGTTACTAAAGAAGAATAGGAAGGTTTTCCACTAAAGGAAAATAAAGTATCATCATCAAACATCTATTTAAAGTCTTTAAGAACATACTAAATATCAACAGGAAGTCCCTTAACTCCATCAAAGACTTTGAGTACATCCTTTATGTTAAGTTCATCTTTACTACTAGATGATGAAGAACTCTTTGAAGAACCTGAAGAACTAGTAGCAACCGCAGGAGCATAGGCTCCCGCAGTTGTACTAGCACTGGTTGGTATATAATTAACAGCTAAAGAGGCAAATTCACCTCCAATTTGAAATTTACGAATATTTAGTCTCATCTTCTTTTACGTTTACGTAAGTCTTTCATCATGCTTACATATCTATCATTATCTTTACTTCTTGCTTTTAATTTGGACATTTCTAATTTAGTTCCGTCTTTAGCCATAGTGGTATAAGAACCTCCTCCAAATAAATTAGTTCCAAATGTATTATAATATCTTTCCGAATATTTCTTTCTCATTTCTCTTAGAACTTGAGCCTTTACAGCCTAAATTTTAGCTCTGTCTGCTGGGGTTAAATCCGCCTCTTTTTTATTAGCTAATTCTCCAAGTTTAGAAGTATATTCAGATTGTGCCCATTCCTCTGGAGTTCCTAAGCTAAGTTCTCTTGTTTTATCAACTATATCTTGTTCACGTTGATATCTCTTCATCAACCAATTACCAGTGTCAGATAAAGCTCCCATAAGTATATTATTATCACCACTTCTCCAAGCAGCTCTAATTTGTGTCATCATACGTGCTCTATCAGCAATAGCTTTTCTATTAGCATCTCCAACTCCAATATTATATAGAGTATCTTCATTATCAAGATTCCAAGATTTCTATGCAGTTTCAAACTGTCTTCCGGAATCCTTCATGAACTTATCATTCATTATATCACGGCCTTTACCTTCAGTCTCATACATTCCTGCTAAGTTAGTCTACTGGTCAGAGCCATGCTACATCCAAGTAGCATTTCTAAGGTCAGCAAGTTGATTTTGTCCTTGTTTAATAGCTTCTTGCCATCCTACAATAGCAAGTTTTCTATCTATAGGATCACGAAGTGGTGCTTGAGGCATTTCGTCTAACAAGTTCTTATATATATTTCTATTACCTATTAAGCCCATAACAGTTTTACCTGCTATTATATAAGGAGTTGGATCATTAGGATTTTTATATTCTGTATTAAATATAGTCTTTATACCTCCTTCAGAATCAGTTGCTTTAGAACCTTCTTTTCCTGTTTTAGATGTTTCCGTTATTCCATCATTACTCTAATCATACATAAACAATTTTCCCTCATTATCAATACCCACTCTTGACTTTAAATCCTTATCATTTAATAAGCCATTTCTTAAATCAGCAAATTGTTCATGATCATCAAATGTGTTTGGAACTCTTCTTGCTGTACTTTCTCCAAAATAATCCTTTAATTTATCAGACCAATCATCAAAAACTTCTTCTTTTCCATCTTTATTTATGTAGGTTTTGCCATAATTCTAATATAGTTTATGAAATAAGTCATTAAAATAAGTCCATCCAGAAGAATTAAAAGTTGTATTTAATTTTTTCTTATTTAAATTTCTTAACTCATCCACTTTTGAATTATAATCCTATATAAAAGTTTGGTAATTACCATTTGGATTATCAGTTTTCCAGGTATTATAGTAATTTAATACATCTCCGAATATATTTTTTCCTCCATCAAAAGTATAATAATTATATTGGGCCTATCTTGCAGAATTTAAATCTTGATATAAATCCCCATTAACTCCATTAGCATAGAAACCTCTTGATGGACCTAATCCTCCTGCTTTTCTATTAGAAAATCCATTATCGGCATAATTATGATTAGTGCTAGTACCAAAATTTAAATTAGCCCAATCAGTATCTGTTGCGTATCCTTTTAAAGAAGGGAACTTAGTTCCATCATCAGCTTTAATAATACCACCATTTCTAAGAGTTTTAAGAATCCCACCTATTTGATGATATCTTACTGCATTTCCATATCTGCGATAAAATTTATTTTTCTATGTTTCCATTTGTGGTCCAGGCATTTCCACTTCATTAGCAAAACGACTACTAAGATTTGCTTGTTCCTACTTCCTTTGGATATTAATAGCTTGACTAGAAGCTTGTGGAATCTCTTCAGACATTCCATATATTTGCTATCTTCTTAGATTTTCTAGTTCCTTTGCTTTTTGTTCTTGCTTTTTAGTAGCTGCCCTCTATCTTCTAGCTACTTTCTATTCTTCAGTAAGAGGTTTGGATTTATTTTTACCTCTAGTGCCATTTGACTATGTTGGAGGTGCTCCAGTTCCAAGATTAGGCTAATTTCCTCCAGGAGTTGTGGGCTATGTTAATCCTAGTCTTCTTTCCTATATCTTTTTAAGTTTATTTTGTATAGGACTCCATTCTGGCCATATCCAGTTTTTTATATAATATCCTTGATCTCCTGCTTTATTCAACATATACTATTTCTATTTTCTAGTTACTGAATTAAAGGGATTAAGACTTTCAGATACTATCTAATTATTAGCTTTTTCTACTCCTTCCTTGGTAACAACAGCATTTCCTTTTATTTGTCCAAATATATTTTGTTTAACAGTACCCTTATAATCATTTCTTTTAGCCCCCTCAAACTCTTCTCTAGTTATTCTTGATGTAGTACCATCTTCTAATTTTACATCATAATGCGTAACTCCTTCTGCTTGTGTACGTTTAAAAGCACTGTTACTATGACCTGCAACACCTTTAGCTCCGCCGCTAATAATTAGTTGTATTCCTTGAGCAAGATCTTGCCATTCCTAAGGTGTTAAAGCTTCTCCTTTAATTACCTTCCCAGTAGCACTTAATGCCTGAGTAGCTCCCATTGCAGTAAAGGCAGGAACTAAAATTTTAGATAATTTACCTATTGTTTTAGCTATTTTTGCAGTTTTAGCAGCTGTACCAACTACTGGAAGCATTCCTGCTACATCTGCTCCTAAACCAAGAAATAAATTAGCTAGACCAGACTTTATATTATTTCTTTTAAAGTCAACAATACTAGAAGTCAGTGTACTTCCTGCTCCTAATATACCAGAAATAGCTTGCCCTCCTGGAACATAAGAAGCTGCTGCAGAAGCTATATCAGCAGCAGCACTACCAAGTAAAGCATAATCCCCTGTAGTCCAACCATCAAAAGGACTTCTGCTTTTCTATTCGGATACTACTTTTGTCTATTTAGGCTAACTTATTGCCTTGGGCTAAGTTTCCTCCAGGTCTTCATTAAAGTCCTATAGAGCAGTACCATATTGAGCTTTAATAACGCCTCCATTTTTCTGTCTTGTTATATTAAAAATATTATCAAGATCATTTCTATTAATATAAGTATTACCTATACTTTCTTCAATTATTCCCTTTCCAGGAACATATCTAGCATAACGTCCAGAAGTCTTATCCTCTGAACCATTTATTAAGAAAGAGCCATCACTGAGTGGAGTTAAATATTTCTATATTATCTCATTATATGTATATTTTCCTTCTTTATTCTTTCTAAATAAATAAGCTAAGTTCTATGCTAATTTATCTTTATCATCAGCATACATAGAATTATACTTTATACCTAGATTGCCAAAATAATCATTCAGGTTTTTAGAAAAGTTATTTATGTAATCATTTATAAAATTCTATGGTACACCTCCAACATTATCACTATAGGCATTTTCTATAGAGTAAGGATTTTTATATTTATCTACTTCCGCTCCCCCAGTTGCCCAAGCTTCTCTTATCATATTATTGAATTGTGTACTATCATACTATGGAGTAGAAAAATTATACCAAATTTCGGGAGAAGCCTACTACATAAAGTTAGTTATATTGTTAAGCTGAGCAACTTTTCTCTAAGTTAATTGGTCATTATAAGCTTTAGTAGCTACTTCTTCATCTGTTTCAGACTTTTTTTCTTCCTCCTCTTCTGGTTTTGCTAACCAATTCTTTGTAAATCCAAGTTGTTGTAGTGACCAATCATTAGCTTTACCACTTTCTAAAAGATTCATTACAGTCTGTAGTCTCTAAGTATAGGTATCTCTATCCCCAAAATTTCCAAAGTCTTGATAATTTCCAGCTTCCTTAAGTTCTTTATTTAAAAATTCTCTAAGTGATGTTCTTCTATCTTCGTCTGTTTGATTTTTCCAATACGCCTCTGTATTAAATTTACCAGAGGGATTGAGAGATTTTATATATCTTTCTTCAAGATTACCAAGAGCTTTCTTTTCTGGTTCTGTTGCAGGAGGTGCTTGTATTTGTCTTCTAGCTAAATCCCCCATAAAGCCAAGTGCTCTTTGATATGCCTCCTACATATGTTTATCTTCTCTATTTAATGCTGAACTAAATTGGTACTAGCCATCAGCAGTACGGCTCAGCATATCACCATTGGCTATACGTCTACGTAAATCAGCAAAAGCGTCTCTTAGAAGAGTAGCTCTATGTTTATTTACTGCATTACTATATTGAGATACAAATTCACCTTGTTCAGCATCTATATCTCTTAGCCATTGGTCTTTATCGATATTCCCTGTACCGAAATTAAAAGGGTTTTTAGGTTCTGCCATATATTAAAAATGGGGTACACGAATTAACGTATACCCCTATTCAGTTATTACTTCTTTATGAGTCTAGCGAGTTTTCCGCCTCTCCTATAAACAGGCTCGCCTTGTGGTTCTGGTTGCTGTTCAGCACCACCTTGCTGCTGTGCTAACTGAACAAAGGCTTGACATACAGCCATTGCTGCTTGGCAATCTTGACTCTGTAGAGCCTGCATACTCATCTGTACTAATTGCATAAGTGGATCTTGACCTCCAGCTTCAGGACCTCCTTCTGCTGGTGCTCCAGCTTGACCTGCTTCAGGTGCGCCTGCTGGTGCTTCTTGTGGAGGCATTGCACCTCCCTCTTGAAATTTTAGTGTTTTGAACTTCATAAAATAAATAGTTTAATTAAACTCTTGAGTACAGTAAATATATGTCTATACTCCTATTTTTACAAGTATTTTATCTAATTTTAACATATTAAGATTTAGATGCAGGTTGTTGTACATACTCTGGCTCTCTTGAATCCTACTTCTTAAATACCTTAAATATATAACGTCCTAATGCTTTATAATCTTTATCATTATGACTTTCTCTTGCTCTATAAGCTTTAGAAATAAGAACCTTAGTTTCTCTACGAGATACTATTCTTTCTCCTCCTTCAAGCTCCATTTGAGTAGAACCATCAGGTGCAAGAACCTTCATAGTAGGGGCCTTGTCATCATCAAATTCAAGTTCATCACCAACTTTTACTCCAGAACCTTGATTAAGTTCTACTACATAAAGAGTATCTTCATGACTTAATAAAGTAGGATCATTAGGTTTACCTTGTTCTACTGCTGTTACCTCCTAGTCACTATTTATAAAGATTATATCTAAAGGAATTAAAGTATCTTTCATCCACATCTCTACAAGGTCAGGTTCGTCAAAATAAAAAATCATTCCTTCATTTGGAGCAAGTTCTTTGACTCCTTGCAGTCCATCTCGTCTTTCTTTATATGAGGCAGCTTCTTCTACCTTAAACTATTTATCTCCTAAAGTAATATTTATCATACCTCATTTAAAAATTTAGTTAGTTTTTCTAATTGTTCTGGAGAAAGTCCATTAATTTTTTCTAGTATTCCTCCGTTTTTAAATACTTGATGATTTTTTTCTATATCTTCAGTTGTAGGCTCTTTCTTTTCTGGTTCTAACTATTTAATAAGGCCTGTTCTATCATCAGTATTCTCAAATATTTCTTTAACAAGGAGCTTACCTGCTTCAATAGCTGCATTATCAGAACCATCTTTCATTAATTTTTCAAGTTCAGTAGTAACTTCTAAATTAAATATAATTTCATTTAGTTCTATTTCTGCTTGTTGTTCAAGTTCTCCTCCTTCTTTCTCAGTAACTACAGGAATTCCTTTTTTAGTTAGACCTTCTGCATTTTCCATATGATGTAAACGTGCATGTAAGGAACCTTCAGGAATAACATTCATTTTACCTCCTTCCTTAAATTCTTGAACATCTTCTTCCCATTCTTTTAAAGTGTCAAGAACTTTAGATTTATTGAGGAGTGCATGAACTTTAGGAAGTATTTCTACTTTAAGACCAAGACGCCCAAACATTATATTTCCAGGTCCTCCGTTCATATCCATCATAGTACGTTCGTTCCATCTATCTCCCATCTAAGTAGTTAGCAAATCCCCAATACTTTTCTTTCCTATTATGCTTTGAAGAATATTCATCTGTCTGTTGGCATCTTCTACCATTCTGTCATACTTATTACCATCAAAAAATCCTGCTCTTTTCCCAGAATACTTAGAAGCCTCATCCCAAGAGTTCATAAAATCTCCATATCCTCCTCCAGTTCCTGCTAAAGTATCTTGTACTCCTTGATTATTATTTAAGGATTTTATAGTATGTCCAGCTACAGTATTAAGAGTATTAAGTCCTAATTTAGCTAAGGTAGCAAATTTACCATATACTGGGATATTTTCAGCAAAAGATAAAGCAGTATTAGCAAATTTTAGCCCATTTGATTGTGTAGCTTCTGGTAATAAGGAATTAAGTACATTTCCTCCCATGGATATAAGCCCAGAAGTTCCTCCCATGTTCTTAAATATATCTTTTCCAAAATTAGATACTCCAGATAAGAATCCTCCTTTTTCTACTGATTTCCAAGCATTAGCAGCATCTAAAGCAGACTAACTTAATTCCTTTCCAATGTTTAGAGATTCAGCTCCTACATTCAATGTATTAGCTCCATTTTGACACTTTCTAATTAATTTACGCATAACTTTCAGTATATATAGTTTTTATTGCAGAAATAACAGCAAGGTCATTTCCTTTATATCTTATTCTTACTCTCATATATTTATCTCTAATTTTAGTTTCTTTACGAGCTGTCCATCCTCCATATGTTGGAGGATAAGCATCTCCTCTATCACCTGTATTAGGTAATATTTGTAATTCAGAGAATGTGTATCCTTCTGGAAGAGTCTATGCACTTATCTAAGTATTTTTTAAATCTTCTGGAAGTTCAGAAGGATTTATAATAATAGGAGGTTTATTCCAATTAGCCTCATTCTTCTACATAAATGTAATAGAAGGAATCTGTACATACCATTTATCCTCTTTATATTCTGAGTTTCCTTTTATACGTCCATAGAATATACGTTCATAATATTTTGTAGAACCATCATCTTCTTGCCAAGCGTAAACTCTTCTATGTGTTGGAGCAAAATGATTTACTATATAAAGATAGTCATTATAACTTACTTCTTTATCGTAGTATCCATCTATTGGACAACATCCTATATGGGTCCAAATTCTAAATTCGTTAAGTTGAGGATCGTATACTATCTCAGAGCCTGATAAGTGAGCATAATCTCTAGGAACTCTACTGTTCCAATTACCAGATGGTTGTTGCATCATGGTATAAGAGTTATATATTTTATCTAAGTGTTCAGTCCTTCTATAATATAGTGGTAAATATGTAGATTTCTAATTGTAAGTGCTTCCTAGTATTTTTCTCTATCTTGGAGTAAGTTCTTTATAATTAGGATTATACTTAATATTAGAACCTAGTTTCTAGAACAGCTATTTAGTAGCCTCCTATCTGCAATACATATTTAGTTTATCATTATTCCAATCATATACTTCTCCAACTACATCAAAATGGAAAGATTCAGGCTATGCTTTATTACTTATTATTTGTAAGTTATTAAATATCTTGTGCATTATAGGATTATCAAGAACTATAAACTCAAATTCAAAAGGATGTTGCTCGCCATACCAATGACAAGGTTTTATTTTTCCTTCAGTTTCCATAAGTCCTGCTTGCCCATGTTTCCAAAATGATGTGGTTAATGTATTTCTATATGAAGGTTTACATGCTGTTACTGTTCCGTATATAGAACCACTTATATATTTATTATATATATCAGTAGACTAGTCGCTTGTTATTATTCTAGCTTCTATAGCTGCAGTCCAGTAATCTTGTGAATTATAAGCTTCCTTTACTACATATAATCTTCCATTTTCTACCCTATACCTATAGTTATTATTAAAATTATCATTATATAACTAAAAGCTATAAGAACTGTTATTATCATTATTAATTTTTAAAGTACCTAGACATACATAACTATTGTTTTCAATTGTACTTCCAGTATAAGCGTCTTGTACAAGTGCTAATTTTGGATAAATAGAAGTAAGCTTAGTAATAACTTTAGAAGTGTTTCTATCAAAACTAAACATTATATTGTCTACATCAGCAGAATAAGAGGGAACCCAAGAATATAAAGTAGTAAATTTACTCTATATTTCATTATAACATAAGTTCCAAACTTTTTCTTCTATTGTATTAATATCATCATAGAAAGTAAACATTACATCATTCTTAAACGCATTATAATGAGTCTTTACATTACGTATTCCAATTATTGGTTCTTTCTCTGTCTCAGTAAGTGATATATTATCAATAAGGAACTTTTCAACTCTAAAGTCTGATATAATTTCAAAATTCTACCCATTTGTTCTCCAAATCTTCTTTCCTACTGTATCTATTCCATATACATAATATGGAGTTTTTAAGACACTTTCTGGCCACTAAGTACCAAACATATCTGAAAGAACCATTGGATTGTCTGGCAGTACACTAGACGTGTTTATAAATACATTTCCACCTGCTCCTCTTCCAGCAACTGCTCTTTCATTAACTGGAATTAAACATACACCATGTTCAAAAACAGCAATTAAACTTCCTTTTAATTCTATAATTCTAGTAAGAGCACCATATGTAAGAGTATAATCCCTATAATTAGTAAGATTAAATACTCTAAATCCGTTTCGGAAGGCATCATTAATAGCTATCTCAGAATACATTATTCTAGTTATAAATACATTTTTTACTGCTGGAACATCAGGCATTTCAAAGTTATATTTTGTAGATAATGTAGTTGAATATCCATCGTTATATACATTAGACTCTGGAACTTTATTTTCTCCTGATGTATTTCTAGCATATAATGGGAAGAAAGCACGTGGCTTATTAGTTATTCCTTCTTCTGATGTCCAAGAATGATCAACACTTCTTATAGAGAGGTTTACATTGCTACATATTTTAACTGTAATCCAGTGCCCCATTTTAACTGCGTTTACATCTCCTCTGTTAACATCTTTAAACGAGTCTATATCAGATAAATTCATGTTATCCTTCCATGTATTTACACTAATAATTTCATCATTATATGGGGCTGAAGGATCTGCAAAGTTTCTTACCATTCTATGTGTAAAATTACCTATAAAACAATCACCTCTATAACATATATTATTTTTAGAAATATCTTCCCACAAGAATCTTTCAGAAATAGGCTCAAATGGAGAAGTATCTTGATATCTAATTTGAAAGTATTCACTCATATTAGATTCACTATAGTTAGGAATCTTTATATCTATTATAGTCATGGCATATGGTAATTTTTCTTGACCTTCTAAGCCTATATAAGGACCATAGACCCCTCTTAATACGTTAGAAGCTTCTTCTGAGGGATTTCTATAAGTATAATAAGAAACTCTTTGTACTTCTTCTGCTGTTCCTGCTAACGCTGAATATAATAAGTTTCTATTCTTAGCAAGTGCCTACCCATCCTATAGTGATACAATCTAAAGCTATTGAAGGGTTAAATTAGTATCTGTTTCTCCTTTGATACTATATAGATGTGTGCCGCTTCTTGAACAGTGCTTTTGTTTTAATTGATTGAGAGAACTTCTAACTTCAAAATTTGAACCTGTAAAGAACTAATTATAAAATCCTGGGTTTAATTCAAATTCTGGACATATAGCTGCATTTCCAGTATTTACAGATGAAGAATCTAAAGTTACACGCCTTTCATCAAAGTTGTGTGTAAGAATTCTCTCTTTATTAAAGAACCCTTCCATTAAATAAGTAGTACTATCTTCATTATCTCCATTAGAAATTGGAATTGTTGGTAAATGACTTATATTTTCTATACCTATAGAAACTGCCTAACATAAAGTAGTAGCAATTCTTTTCTATCTTACAAAGAAACATCCTATAGTATATTTTTTAAGTTCATTTATAAGATCTTCTGTGTAATTGAATTTAATTGCTATAGGTTTAACTTCATTTTCCTATATTTGTGAAGTATTACAATATATTCTACTCACTCCTTTACAATTATCAGTAGAATTAATAGCTGAATACTATTTGTCTATAGGAATATATACTCTGGCAGTACCATTGTAAATGGCTTCTATAGTACAAGAATCATTCAATCTTACTAGTTCTCTTCCCCTGACATTAAATACTGGAGAAAGTGAATAATCTTTCATTATATATACTATCCCAAAACGATATATTTCATCATTCCAATACCCTAATTTATAATATAGATTATTTACATTATAATATTCATACTTCCCAGAAGTATCTTTATAATTCTCATTTACAAATCCTATACTATCCTCTTGCACAAGACTTGGCCAAAAACGCAATGATAAATCAGCAAGTTCTTTATAAGGAAGTTCTTCCTTTCTAACATTTCCCATAAATAACATATTCTAAGCAATTTCCTATGTATTTACAGATTTTACGAGATTAAACTAAGCATTAATATCATTAATACTAACTCCTAATTTTTCTTCATAGCCATTTATTCTTATTTCACAATTAGAACTGTATATTGGGAAATTTTTTAATATTTTAAAAGCTTCAGTTGTTTTATTTGCTAAATTATCTGAAGTATATCTAGTATAATATATTACAACATTTGAATATGATGAATCTAAATTAGATAATCTAAAATGGACAGCTTTAAAGCTACTCTAATCTCTGATACCTCCCTATATTGAACTAGGTTCATTTAAATTTCCTATATAACAAGTTACTAAACCAGATTCTCCAACGAAATCGGTCTCGTTACCATCTGCATCAGCTAATTTAAAATAAAAGTGATAATTACCAACAGGAAGATTGCCCCCAGTATTAACACCCATAAATTTAATTTTAGCTATACTATTTACTTTTTTATATAAAGATATATCAGTATCAAAAGATTCTTTATCATATATATTTGTATCATTATCTCCTTCTCTATCTACTATCTAATAAGTATCCATTCCAGTAACAGAGAAACGACTATTAATCATACGAGGTTCGTTAATGCCATCATTTAAGATAACATTAACTGAACCATCATATGAAGGCTAAATAGTCATATCAACAGGATGTTTTAAATCAAATTTTAATTTAGATGTATCTAAATCTAAGATAGAACCTTTAGGTAAAGGATTACCAAGTTCATCTAATAATTCAGAGTCTCCTGTTGTATTTATTCTGAATGTTTTGAATGGGTTGTATTCATACACTAGATTACCTTTTTGAGATAACTATTTAATTGCTAAATCAACCTCTAGTGAATTTTTTAAAGGTGTTATAAGATTCATGGATTCCAATTAGCACTTTTACGTGGTATATCCCATAACGCTGATATCTATGGACTATACAAAGTTTTAATATATAGATCTGGTGCATCTTCAACATGAGCATTAGTCCAATAACCGTATGCCTGCTCCGAATTACTATCCGAAGAGTCATAATTGATAGGAGCCTCTGCTAATATTTCATTTTCTTCTCCCTCTGGAATATCAGTCCAGTCATCACGCTTAGCTTTTGTAATGAAATGACTATAGAATCTTGGAAAAGTAACAATACTAGATGGATTATCCCATCTGTGCATTTTAAATATAGTATTAGACTATGTAATAGGTACGCATTTAGGAGTTCCAGACCAATTATATGTTCCATCTGCTCTACATTTTGGATAATTTCCATTTGTTTCTTCACAAATAGCAGCATTATCTGCATATTTTGTTGTGTCTATAGCATATATAGCTTTTACATCAAGATCATTCTCCTATTTCTATGTATATTGAACTCCAAAATAATATTGCAAAAGTACATCTAAATCAAATTCAGGAAGTTCTATTTCTATATCGTCATCAATAGTTGGTATAGAAGCTTGTACTTCTGGAATCAAATTTACCATAGGATAAGATTTCCCTCCTATATGCAATGCTCCTTCATAATAAGACCAATCCTCCGTCAAATAATTAGTAAGAGGCTTTGTAGTATTTTTTGTACTGGTCATTATATCATTCTTTATAAGATTAAACTGCGAAGGGTTCAAGCTTAATTTAACTTTTAGTTTTGATTTACCATATTCATACTAATAGAACTTTTCATCTGTAGTAATATATTCTGCATTATGAGTAATTTTATTAACAGTGAATAATTGACTAAGAATGCATCTAAGCATTACATCAAGTCTTGGCCATTTTGCAGAAGCATCAGGTTTATCCTAAGTTCTTCTACTCATAAGATTTACTAAATGTGTAGTTCCATCAGTAAATTTCCAACAAGCAATTAAATAATCACCGCTTTGATGCCTAATATTATTTCCTCCTTTATTTACATTATGACTAATAAAACCTCTCTCCTAGTCCTCAAAAGCACATCCACCCTAACCATGCATATCCTTAAAAGTAATTTCGGAATCCTCTCCAGAAATACCAGTAAACATATTAGTCATTGGATCATGCATTAGATATGAAGCAGAAGAAAGTCCACCATCATCATTACCACCTCCAGCATCTGGACCTAGTACTAAATCTCCATTAGGTCTTAAAGTACAGCTATGATAAATAGTTTCACTTGCATCCCCTTCACCTCCTATACAAAGAGTTCCACTTTCTTTATTCCAATATGGAGCAACTCTAGATTTTTTATCAGAAGCCTATTTAGATGAATACATTGGAGTTAAACCTTTTGTTTCATATGAACTTGTCTATAATCCAGAGGCTCTTCCTTGAATATATCTATAATCATTTACTATAATATTACTAAATTCAAGATACTCATCCTAAGATGTTTTAGTTCCATTATTTATTACACTTGGAGAATTAGTAATTATTCCCGGAAATACAATACTAGATGTACTGTTCCATTGAGGTTCATACTCAACGCTTAGATTACCACTTAAATCACAATTATTTATTATAGAAGGAATTAGGTCTGTTCTAGGGACTCCTATTATTCCTTCCTCATAGTCACTTATTTCCCCTTTTAATTTTAGACTTACATTATATTTATTATGTACTTCAGTAAGATAGTATTTATTAGATAAACTCTCTAACTATTCAGCATTTAATTCATTTATATATAATGTAGGATCTACATCAACTGTATTAACCTCATGCCCTAAAGTCTGTTCTCCAGGTTTTTGTACTTTAGTTTTGGATTCTGATAATGTTATATCAGAATCATTTTTAAAGTCAATATTTACTGATTTTACTGTTATAGAATTATATTCGGGTTTACGTTCTTGAGTGTCTCCATCTTCTCCAGAAAGACCTATAGCTTTATTTTCATAAAATCCATTATATTGTTCATTATATAACTTACTAAGGTATAGCATTTTAAATCCTATTATTTCTTCATTTTCTTCATTTTTAAATTTTCTTACAATTTCAGTTATATAAATATTTTTATATTGTAGACCTATTTGATTATAGTCAATGTAATCTTCAAAGTTTCCATTATATGATTCCCTCTAAATATCTATATGTGGAAGTTCTTCCTTATTAGTAGAAGTATACCCATTTTCTAATTTATGGAAATACATTCTTATATAATCAATTTCTTTACTTCCATCTAAATTATAGAAATCATAAGCCCATCCTATTTTCATATAAGTATCAGTAACAAAGAATCTCCATTCTGAGAATTCGTCCTGATTCTTTCTAATTTTATCAAAATCGATTGTCATTGTACGTCCCATCCTTTTAATAATTCCAAATGGAACGTTAGGATAAATAACAAGTTTAGTCTTTCCAGTTTTTCCTTCAACATTTACAGAAGTTTGATCTGAAGCTGTAACAGAAATACTATCATTTACTATTTGTCCTTTAGTTAGTCTTAATCTACCATCACTTCCACTACTTGTATAAGTGACCCCATCTTTTTGCCCTTCCCCTCTAAATGTAACTCTAATATTTTCACCAGCTAAAGAGTATTCTCTTAATAAATTAAAAGAGTCTAAAGTATGTAAATTAAATATAAGAATCATTTCGCCAGAAGATGAAGCATCAAATATTTGTACTACTGTAGGATTAGATAAAAGGGTAGAGGGGTCTGCATCACCTCCATAAAGAAATTCTCCAGAATTATCTTTATTCCAAGTTTTCATAATATCTATTCCTCCATCTGATTTTATTACTCCTAGCTATATATCCATATAGTCATTATTTATATAAGGAGTAATGCTACTTTTAGCTGGAAATTTTATTATATATTTGTCTCCAGGATGAAATATTCTAGGTTCTCCATCTTGACTTTTAAATAGTTCTTGTTTTACTATTTCATTTATTATAAAAGATCCTTCATAAAAAATAGTTGGAATATTTACTGTAGGAATTATATTTTTAGGCGCATTTACTGTCCAATTTTCACTTTCCCATAATTGCTATGGAGAAGGGAAAGAACCTACTTGCCCTTTTCCAGTTTGAGGATTATAAGCTGCAACATAAATTATTCCACCATGTTCTTTCATTCCTACAGGAACATAACCAGCTTTTAAAAGTGCATGCTTAATTTCTACATTACCCATATCATTTTGTAAGATACTTTCATTACCATTATAAGTAATATATGTAGCATTTAAAGCATCAGTCAATACATTATTTGGAGTAGTTAATGGATGAAGATCTTTTATCATTCCACCTTCAAATGTATTAGTTGTTTCCTTTTTCATTTAATATCTAATATTTATAATTAGTAACTAGAATATCTTTTAATTTTAATGGCTATCTAGTTTCAATTAGTTCTGCACAATCACTAATAAAATTTCTCTATAAAGATCTAATTCCAATATCACTTTTATATGGAACTTTAAATATATATTTACAATTATGTTGTGATATAAGACATTCTTCTTTTATCTTATATAACATAATTAAACCATATTCAAACCATTTTTTTGGACGGCCTCTTCTTTTCTTTTGACTTATATAATTTTCATACTAGTCATCACGTAGAGCAAAGTAATAATAACCATCCCACTAAATCTTTCGTCTTTTATAAAGAACTCTTAATTTTATTATTAATTTTTTTATATAGTAATGATAGTGAGCTATAGAATTATTTCTAAGATATCCTATATAACATAAGAAATCCTTGTCCTTTATAAAGGTATCACCACCATAACTATTATGTAAATATAAAGCTTTGAATCCAAAATTTAAAATTCTCTTTATATCCTTTTCAGGTAGTCTTGGCCATAGTTCACGTACATTTTCATAATAATCATTAATCGTTTTTATTTGCATTAGCAGTACTACTTTCCATTGTTTGTATGTTCAGTTAATCTATCTTTAAGACGCTTATCTACATATATAGGTTTACGTCTACTAATAGAATCTTTTTTACCATATAGTTCTAAAACTAATTGATTACCTGTAAAATTAGAAGCTAGGAAGTCTACTTCTTTCCATTTACCTCTTTTTCTAGCTTGCTAAAACTATTTACCTGTAGTATTTAATACATGTATTTCAGCTCTTCTACTTCCAGTAGGCAGTTGAAATGTAACATTATTATCAATGATATCGGTAAGTATTAGTTTAAGCGCGTCCTTGAAAACGCGCTTAACTAATTTATCTTTATGATAATCTCCATTAACAATATTACAATCACTACAGGTTACTAATAGTTTATCATACGGAAAATTCTCGAATATTTCATCCGTATTAAACGCATATCCTGTTGCGTAGTTCATTCTCCAGGTTCTTAAGGTTCAACTATAGGTTTCTCTGGAACTACAGGTGTCTCCTCTGGTTCTGGAATTGCTACTTCTGTTGGTTTTAAAATTGCTTCCATTCCATAGGAAGCTGCCATAATTCCTGCACTTCCTGCAGGCATTGCTTTCTGATACATTATTTTAAAGGTTTATAAGATTTATTAAATATTTTTCTATTCCAATTGACTTTAGCATCTAGAATTTCATTCCATTCATTCTGTGATACAGATTGTGGAACTCTAGCCTAAGAGCATAAAGTTTTCCACTTACGTTCTAAAATATTAGCCATTTCTAGAATATTTTTGTTGTTAGTTCTTAAAGCTTCTTTAAATTTAGAGTAATAAGCACAGAATGCAGCTATAGCCATTGCTTCTTCTTCAGTAATCTCTGGAAGTCCATCGTCATCTAATATAGTTCCTTTATAAAGAATAAAGATTTTTCCAAAGTACTTTCCATCTAGATAAAGTGTATTTCCAACTCTTTCATAATGTACATAACGTCCTCCTATATATAAAGGATTTTCAAAAGCCTTTCTAGATTCTATATAGTCCTCAGCCCATGCAGAATAAGGATCCCCATTTGGATAAAGATTAGATACAAAGTTCCAATCTTCAAATCCATAAGTAATTGCTTCTATATCATCACAATTACATGGAAGTTCTATAGTATTAGAAGAACAATTTATTTCTGTACAATATCTATATAATTTCTATCTTTTATTTCCAATCATTCTCCAAGCCACCAATCCTATTTCTTCAAAGTCATCTGGAAGTAACTCTAATCCATATAATTGATTGGCTAAGAACATTGCATATCCAAATTTTTCCATTATGGTTTATAAGATTGATCGTTTGGTAATGGAGACATAGCTAATTGTCTATAATAACGTAACTTCTTTTCTGTAAGTCTTCTTTTTATTTCATTATTTAAAAAGGAAAAGTTATCATCATCTAAATCAGAACAACAAGCGTAATTCTCTAGCTATCTAGGATCTTTAAATATAGCTACTACTGAAACCTATTTAATCATAGGGGCATTAAATATATAGGCATCATACATTCCATTTTCGTTTGGGGAAGTATCAACATATACAAATGGTTTATTTTTTCCTCTTTTGCGAAATTTATGATAAAAGTTCCACTAATAGGAAGATGTATAAAATAGAAATGGAAGTTGTCTATCAATAGAACCTATATATTCAATATTGTTATTAAATACCTAAGGCATTTCAAAATGAGCATTTGGAGTAGTACCTATACTTTCTCGGCATCTACATCTTTCTAGGTCTTTACAATCTACAGGGATACAATTAATTGCAATTATTAAGTCTTTAATAGGAAGATTTCCTTTTAAAAAATGTTCATTTAATATTTGTAATCTTTCATCTACTACATCATCCTCTAACTATTCCATTGAAATAGAAGGATTATGATGATATCCCTAAAGACCTGATACAACATCGTTATAAATTGCGTCTGCTAATTTTTTGATAAGCATAAACAAAAAATGGGCAAGGGCTCAAGCCCCCGCCCTATTCTTTAATTGGATAAATATCAATCTGTAACAGCTGTAACAGTACCAATCTTAGCAAGTTCTGTTTCAAAAGCAGTAGCTAAGTCAGACTTTACAAAGAATACGTGAGTAGTCTTAGATTTAACAACTTCACCAACAGCATCTCCACCCATGATACCTCTATTAACACACTGTACAATAGTATATTGATTGTACTTGGCACCTACAATAGGAGTTTCGTCCTGTATGATTTTGTTCCAACGAGTGTTAGAAGCAGTAGGAAGTCTATAATCCTTAATCATGTTTCTATATGTACCAAAGCCTTGTTTTGCTTGCTGAACAAGTGCAACAACATCTCCTGTATGATAGACACTATCCGTATCTAAGGTATCAACTGGAATAAATGCTCCAACATGCCCACCTTCTTGCCAAGGACCTTCATTTTCGTCAAACTTCTCTAGATCTACCTTAGTTAGAGTTTGGTATTCATCTGTACCTTTGATTGTGATAACACCAGCGGCTTCAGTAATATCAAGTAATTGATATTCATAAACCATTTGCTGATATTTCTTTGCTATCTTTATAACTTTCTTTGCTACATTAGCAGCAGTTTCTCCAACTCTCCATAAGAATTCAATATAGAAAGGCTTACCTTTGAAAACAAAGTCATTTGCATAATATGAATTCTGAGAACCTGATAGTCTAATATAAATAGCAATTCTAAAAGTAGTGTCTACTATAGGAGCAGTTACTTCAGTTAGATCTACGGTAGCTTGAGCTAACACTGGATCAGAAGCAGCTCTCTTATAGATAGCTTCGATATTAGCTGCTAAAAATTTAAAATCTCTCTTGATATGAATTCCCACTACAGTATTACCTTCTTTCACTTCAGTAATAAGATTATTAGCAGGGAAATTATAGTCCTAAAGACTATTTACGATAGTAGTTGTTATAAATTGAAACATACTTTTTAATTATTTATTAGCCTCTCCTTGTTGGTTGAGGTTGTTCCTATTGCTGAGCTGGATTAGCAATAGTTTGTGAAACTGGGATATGGGTATTAAGACGATCATCACGTCCATTTTCCATAACTATATGTACCAACTCATTTATAATCTCTTGACATACATAATCTGGGAATTCCATCATTTGAGAAGTATCCTCAGTTAAATCTAACTGTTCTTGAGATAGTCTTATATGTTGTGGAGCTTTAATGTAATCTACATAAACTCTCTCAAGTTGGAATAAAGAGTTGTCTTTACCGTATCTTATCTCAATACGTACATTTCCTGGATTACCATAACGAATTTGTCCAAGTTTTTCTACAGCATTTACTTGTGTAGAAGTTCCTGCTGATGCACCAGTACCTTTAATATCTATAACTCTACTAACTCCTCCAGTTGTGGACTTATCATTAGCATATAAGTTTCCATTCTTATCTGTAATATGTCCATCTACTATTACATTTTCTCCATAAGTGTCACTATCAGCAAAGTTAGTACCTATAGATTTAATATCAGAACCATAAGGATCTGTAGGTAAATCTATTCTTTGTGTTGGTTCAGAGTTACCACTGGTTCCATCATAATGATGTGAAGTATAATCTAAATATTGTCCTTCACTTTGAACTAGTTCTCTGTTTACATTATGTAAATAATAGTAAGGTCTCTTGTAAGTAGGACGAGTATAAACATTATTGATTACAGTAGACCAGCTATCAGCAGTTAGTCTTTCTGCAGAAAATTGTACATAAGTGTTAGCATCGTAGCACTTAAAAGGTTTCATTACCTTATATTCACAAATACAGTTTAAAAGATGTAAATAATCAGTTGGAAGATCGAACTCATATACAGAATTATAAAGTGATCCCTTCCTAGTAACATCTATTCCATTTTTTGATCCAGCATTATTATTATCTTTTACTTCTAGAGTAACAGTAGATTTTAATACTCTTACGTCATCAGTTGTTTGCTGGTTAATATCATAAATGTTATATCTTCTATTTACATACTAATCGACAGCCTTATTAAAGAAGTAATTAAAATCTTCAAGCAGTAAGTTAGGTGCTTGAGACTTATTTAGTTCAATTAAAACAGCTTCATATACCTGTCTTGCAGTCATAATTTATAAACTTTAAAGTTTATTTTGTCTTATCTTTCCCCTGACTATTATCTATCTCGTCAGGATATAACTCTGGATAAGTATCTTTCTTTATAAGTTCAACAATTTTTTTATTCTTTGGATTTTTCATCCATGTAATAGCTGCATCATCTGTTCCTCCAAGAATCTTATCACTATACCAGTACATCTTATCACGAACAAAGATAACTCCAGCTTCACGAGCATCAACAAGAAGAATACGTAAGGATAGTTCTCCTCCTGTGTAAAGCTTAATAATTTTATCTGGATCTTTCTCAGCTATTTGTAATAGATAATCTTCAACATCAGCATCTGATTGTCCTGACATATGTTTACCTAAAATCTTAGCCATAGTAAGTCTTCCATCTGCTCCATGATCATCGTTTATAATGAAATCTGAAGCTTGTAAAATCTTCTTTTTCTTAGAAACTCTTTGTCTTGTTTCTTCACCAGGACGATCCACATAAAGTTCAGCAACACCATAGCGAGGTCTTTTAGCTTTCCAATCCATTGTACCATCAATAAGATAGTCACCTTTTGAATCTTTAGCCCATCTTTCTGGAGCAATCAAGGGACAATGTTTAATAGCTTCCCACTATGCTTTCTGTATATCATCATCAAGATTAAATACAGTTCCATCCTCTACTGTGATTTGTTCTCCTTCTTTTACAAAATATCGTCCACTATTTCTTTCAGCGTCAGTAAGAATTAAATCTCCTAAAGCGTTAGTGGGCTTTACACACTCAGGATATCTATTAGTTTTTGGATCTTTACAAGGTTGTATGTAATATTTTATTCCTACCTTACCATAAACACTACGTAGTACTATGTAGTTTTCTTTTGTCATACTCATATTATCATTGAATAAATTTATATTTAAAATATGGAAGAGGAGGCTTTTACTCCCCTTCCCTTATCTTATAATTAAACTTCTCTAAGTATAAAGCTTCTGTAAGGATTGAAAACTCCTACACCTGAGTAACCCCAGTTTATCCAATTATATTTAATCATTTACGTTACTAAATGACCCATATTGCTTGTAGTTACCTACAAGATTAGACTATATCTTTAACTTATATTATGAATTTTAAATGTATATCCATGTGTTTGGTTTCTTCCTCCTGTTAATACTTGTTTAACATTTGGATGTTCTTTTCTACACTCAGAGTAACTATTCCATGTTTTTATAAAATTTCCTTCTAGGTCAAATTGATCAATTTTTAGTCCTGTTGGTTCTATAGAACTATTTTCAAACAATTCAGAATAGCCATATGCCCATTCTCCATTTCTTGAAATAATAGATTTTTTAATATGAGTAGAACTTAAATCATTTTCTTTAGCTGCTTGAGTTAAATTCGTGTAAGTTTTAACTAATTTTCCATCTTTATATTTGGAAACACTTTTATCAGTTAAAGAATAAACAAGTTCTCTAATTTTTATTATATTATTTATATCCGAACCATCAGAGATAAAGTAAAATCCTTTTAAGGGGATTTTATGTGATAATGCATCTTCTATTGAGGCTTTTGTAAATCCTAAGTCTTGAATTATGTCTTGAACATTTTCATAAACTTTAAATAAATCTCCGTTAGATTCATAACAGTTTATTTCTGAATGCTTGCTTTTTCTATAAAGACTTATATCAAGAATATCATATTTTGTTTTAGACCAATAAGAATTAAAAGCACTTCTCTTATCTTTTATAGCCATATTGAATCTATTAGAATTACATCCATAATATCTTATGGCTTCTCCTATTGAGTCCCATTCTTTAATAAGTTTTCCTTCATAAGAGTATTGATAAAGAGTATCATATATAACTCCAGCATGAATACCTCCAAGACAAGTGTTATAATTATCATGTCTTTTTATAAAGTCTTTATTTACTATCTCTGCTTCTTTAGAATAAGCAGATTCTGCATTATCAAAAACATATAATGTTGCTCTTTTAAATTTAGAATACCCATATTTTTTAAGTGCATATTGAAAAGCAGTATGAGGATTTTTTATATTCCATCCTACTTCTATACCATTTCCTATATAACCATCAAATTTATCTGGATCTTCCGTTTTGTGTACACCTATATACACTTTTCCATTTTCTGTACATGTAGTACAATATACAATATATTTCATAATTAAGTTATTTCCCATTTCCATTCACTTGAATGTACGTTCTTGTTGAACTAGTCGTTGAACTACAATATATCAGAGTCTGTAACAGACTTCATGTATATAATAGCTGCTGATTGTCCTTTTATAAGGAGTTTCCAGCATTTAAGGAAAATTTAAACTAATCATTACTGATTAGCACGCCAATAAATTTAGCTTTGAAGCAGCAACAGGAGAAGCAACTTCACCTGAGCTTAATCCATTACGTCCACCTACACCAATATACTTATTAGAAATGAAGTCACCACCCTTAAGTGTAAACATTTGAATTGGTGGTTCAGCTTCAGTAGCATCAGCAGTTAAATCTAAGCATAAGCAATAACCTTTATCTTGACCATACTCTCTAGAGAATGTTCTATCTACCTTAAAGGTAATTTGGTTGCCACCATATTCATAAGAATCGAATGTTGCACCAACCTTTACGTAGCCATTAGCTTGCTTACTATAAATATATGTACCTTCTGTCTTATACTTAGCTAAGAAGTCTCCAAGAACAGTCTGAATAAGTGACCACATTCTTTCATTACAGATGAACATGTACTTATTACCAGTTGGGTTCTTAGCTTTCTCATTAAGAGTAGCAATAACCACATTGAAAACTTCAATAGTAAGTTTAACAAATGCATACTTACTTGCGAATCTCTCTACCTGTGGAATTATACCATCACCAATATAGATAGGTCTACCTGTATCTGGATCAGAAATAGTTGGTTTGCCATTTACATCGACGTTAGTCTTGTTGAAGAGTAAACCATTATTTCTTACATATAGGAAGTTATCAAGTAAGTTCTTTTCGATCTTATCCATTCTATAGATAGTTTCAGTAAGACTACCTTGTCCCTTTCCTTCACCAATAGAAATAAACTTATCTTCAAATGCACCATACTGAGCAGAATAACTGTCATCAACACGGTGAGTTGTAATATAGTTACGATGTTTCTCAATATTGCTCTAATACTTAACATACACTTTGTTATCACTATGTTGCCATAGTGTTCAGACTATATCTTAATCTAAATACTTAAATATAAAGCCTTTACAATGTTCTCGCTTACCCTGTGCTACAAGTTTTGCATTTTTATAACCTGCTTTTATACAGTCAGTCATTGTATTGAAAGTTTCAAGTAGTTTTCCTTCATCATTATAGCGTCCTACTTTTCCTCCTATATAAGGTTTATCAACTGTTCCCATTTTTCTGCATTTTAATTTCTTCATAAATGGAACTTTTTCATAAGAAAATTGATGTCCAAGAAATTGATGTCCTTCTTTTATAGCCCTTGGAAGATGTCCTGCTCCTGCAGCAGAAGGATTCAGAAACCTTCCAGCTGAGTTTACACTATCAAATTCTCTTTCAAAATTTCCATCTAAGTCATACATATATACCTTTTTCTTAGGATTATGTAAATTATCATAATTTAATTTTCCACCTAAAGCCAAGTTATAAACATCTTCTCGTTTAAGAAATTCCTCGTTTACAATCTCTGCTTCCATCTTATAGGCATCTTCTTCCTTATCAAATATTTTAAGAGTAGTTCTTATAAAATTCTTGACGCCATATTTCTTTACTGCATATTGAAAATGAGTTTTAGGATTAAGATATGTAGCGGGCCTATATATACTAACCCCATTTCCTAGGTAGCCATCAAATTCATCAGGAGTTTCTGTTCCATGAACTCCAACATATATCTTATTATTAACTTTATTAACAGTTTGATATACAATATATTTCATAATTTATTTAAGTTTTAGATTTATTCCATTTCGGAGTTTATTTCTCCTACGTCCTTCGGACTAGTCGTTGAACGTTCCTTAGTACTTCAAAATTTGCTTGTAATCTCTAAGGCTTCGCTGCTGATTGACCCTGTGGGTGTTCCAGCAATTAGAAATATTTATTTAATTTTACACTGCTTAAGCAGCGGAGGAAAGCTATGTAAAAATTAGGTGTTTACCATATAAAGTGTTCAAACCTTCCTCATGCATTTCAGGTACAGCATTGCTCTAGAATCTTGTAGTCATACCAATTTGACAACCACTAAGGTCAAGAACTGACTTATAGTCATTATCAATAAGACGAACAGTTACTTCCCAGTAATTATCAGCCTTTCTTACAGGTCTTGCTACAACAAAACATTGCTGCCCAGTTTCATCAATCTTAAAGATGTCATACTTTTCATAGTATCTTTCTTTGAAAGCCATAACGATTTCTTGACCATCTGCACCATCTGTTTCTGGAACTGCTGCAAACTCTACTCTCTTAATATAGTTTGTTTCAACATCCCATTCAAAGTACATAGCATCTATAGACTGATACTTGTTACCACCTTTTCTACTTTGATAGAAAATGTTTCTAAGAGATTCTGTTAAGTAAGAAGCAGTTAGTTCAGGATAAAGTCTAGACACAACGCCTAGTTTATAAGGTTGAGTACCAAGGAACTTATAGAAATCCTCATAAGTTCTAGTGTCACTCATTGTAGATCTGTTTGTTACAAAATTTGCTACAATCATAATTAAAATCTTATTTAAAAAAAGTTATTAAAAGTCTAAATCCTCAATGGAAGAAATCTTCTCAGTTTGTTGAGTAGGTTTCTAAGCTGGAGGAGTAACAACTACATGTCCAGGTTGTATACCTTTCTTTCCGTCTTCTACCCCCTTATTGTAGGCTTCTTGACGTGCTTTCTTAATAGCATTTTCATACATAGTTGTTATATCATCTATCATTTTATCCCCATTTAACGCATACCATGACATTAGTACTAATGACTCTGGATCGTTGAGGACCTTTCCTAAATTACTTACTCCTGCTTCATCGCGACCTAGAATGAATTCAGCAAGCTCTTCTTTATCGTCATTTTCTAATTCTACATCAAGTCCTGCTATAGAGTTTAGCTTGTCTATCTGTTCAACAATAGTATTAGAAAATCTTTGATACTATTCTTCCTGCTATTGTTGAGCAAGAAGTTCTTGCTATTGTCTATTTTGGTCTTCTAAGTCCTTGTATTCTTTACGAATACCTTCTATCTGCTTTTTAAAAAGAGTCTCATCTTGTTTAGCATTCTCTAGAGCTTTAGCTAATTGCTCTTCAGTAATTCCTTCTACTCTAGCTTGCAAATCTAATACGAACAGGTCATCATCACTCAGTTCATCAACTGTGTAGACTGGTTCCGGTTCTCTATTTAATTGAGATAGATATTCTTGAGGTGTTAAATTATTAGTTCTTAACATATTTAAGAATTCGATCTCTTCATCTGACAAGTCATTTTCTGGTTCTTCAGTAGAAGGAGCTATGGTAGATTGTCTCAAAATATTAAGCTGTTCTTCTCTCGACAAATCTTTCCAATCTCTTTCTTCTGTATTTCCATTATCTCCCTCAAATTTAATCTTTGAAGAATCTTTTATACCTTTTTCTTTTAGTAAAGTTGTTATTATATCATCTTCTCCTTCCCCATTATTAGATGGTGGAGGTGTAACTGCACCTCCTGCTGGAGGAGGAGTTTGTAGTTCTTCTGGTTTTGGAGGCTCCTAAGTAGTAGGTTCCTGAGATGGCTCTTCACCACCCTGAGATGGAGTCATTGTAGGCTCTTCCTCATAAAAGTCTAAATCATCAATTCCTATTGCCATAATTCATATTTGTTTATAATACAGATCAAATATAATAAGAAGAGTCTGTACTCAAAACATTAAGAGCTCTATTTGTAATAATAGTACTTTATAAAGTCTTAAGTACAGAGTCCTTATTATTCTGCACTATATTTAAGATCATTTAAACGATTAAGCCACCCCTTAAGAAATTTTTGATTTCCTGGTCTTGAATTAGCAATAGAAATAAAATGCTATTTACGTCTCTACCATAACTTATCAAAAAGTTCCTTTTGATTAGGATAATTATTTATAGCAGATAAAGTCTAAGGTCCAACAACTCCATCATCAGTTACACCAAGAACTTTCTATGGAAATTTAATTCCATAAATACCACTAGTCCATACCCAATCAACTAAAAGATTAGCAATAGACTAATTTTTTATTTGGTCTGCTTTCCATCTATCCCAAAACATAGTTTTAAAAACCTCTTCCCATTCAGCTTTAGTAATTCCTTTTAGCTATTTTAATGTTGGAATAGGCCGGCCTTTTTTAGCACAATAAGCTGTATACGTAGCTATTGTAACTCCCTTCATAGTGGGTCCTCCTTTATCGGCCGGATCATTTCCCCAACCTCCTTCCCATTTAAGGACATGAGCAATTAATTTATTATACTGAGTCATTTATAATTTGTATAAGTGGAATCATTTCCAAATTAATTTTATTTTCTTTATCTAATTTTTCAATAGCCTCCTTTATAATTTTCATCTGTGAACTACTTATATTTATATCTTTATTTGGGTCTTTATCAAAATCCCATTTAACATAATTATTATTCTCTATGTAAGAGATAGCTCCCTTCTCTTCCTCAGAGAGCTTTAAATCTCTTACTAGATCATAAATATCAACCATTTCAGAAAGACTTCCCTACTGAGGCAACATTCCTATTAATAACAATCTTTCTTTTACATTAAATTTCATTGTGCTAAATCAACTTGATTTATAAATAATTTATTACCACACATCTAAGCAAATGAACATGCAGCAGCTAATCTACCTGTTTCAACATCTGACTACCAGTGAGCTCCTACTATGACTCTACTTTGTCCAAATTTATAAGCTCTTGCAAATAGATTATTTATATTAGAAGTACTAAAGTTAGATTTAAGAGTAGAGTAAGCTAATGCTGTTCCCCAACTATAACCAGAATGCCCAGATGGATATGATGTAGTATCTGTATTGCCAACATCACTATCTCCATTAGCATAAGACATTGGTGAATCATCACTATGAGCACTAAAAGGTCTTTGTCTAAACCAACTACCAGAAGTACTCTTAGTATTATTAACAGTATCTCTTCCAGGTTTCCAAGCTAGGTCTAATAAACAATACTTAGCATATGTAGTATAGCTATAAGATAAGCCAGAAAGTCCAGGATGTGAGCTGCTTGGATCTTCCCAACATGAGGAACTATCAGACTATAGTGAACTATGAGTAATATTAGAAGGAGTACTTATAGATACAGTGTTACTTGTAGCAGTACCATAAATATCTATAAAATATCCTATTCTATCATGATTTTTATCATGATTATCAACATTACTAGTGTCTTTATTAGCTATACCTCCATCGCTAGAGTCATAGCTACCATCATCTTTTCTAGAAGCCTTACCATCTCTATACATTACTTCATCTCTTTCTCCTAAGTTAGTAACACTACTTATAGTTGCAGTCGTATAGTTATTAGATACTGGAGTGTCAAAGATTTCATGTCCATCTGGAGCTATTGCTGAAAGTAGAAATTCATCACTATCACAGAAACTAAACCAATTAACAAATCCTGATAAACTTACACTATTCTTTATATTCTTAAATGTACTTCTAAAAGAAGGGTTAGCAATCATTTGTGCAAATACTATAGATGCAAGAATTTCTCCTTTATATTTAGATTCGTAGCTAGATACACTGTCTGTAAGTCTAGCTCCATAAGTTTTATGTGCAGCAGCTAGAGCTCCACTATTTCTATTACTTGCCTTGCTGTAGTCAATACTTCCAGATCCTTCAAATGGGAAAAGTGCAGTAAGTAACATTCCCATAAAAAATCCTTGAAAAGCAGTATCATCATAACCGCTTCCTAAGAATTTGATAGGTCCGTTAGTAATAGTACTTATATTATACGAAGACTTCATACTATTAGCAGTAGATAACGAATCTGCTAAGAAGTCATATAAACTAGTTCCGGATTGTATCTAAGAATCGAATAAGGTATTAAATGTTGGAAGTAGTGCTTCTAAATCAGAATCAGTAGGTTGTTCTTCTCCAGATTCGCTTTCTCCAGCCTATTGACAGAAGGTAAAGTAATCGTACTCACCTCCAGAAGTTTTACAATTAAAGTAATAACGTCTTTCTATTGTAGAGGTACTTGAATTAGTTCTTATCTTGGCACTTATAATTCCGTTAGAAGCAGTTAAGTCATATAATGGGTTATAATCATTACTACTTATATCTATCCAATCATCTCCTGAAGACTTTTTAACATGTGTAAGAGTTATAGAACAATCACTTGGACTAAAGCCAGCTACTTCAATACTTGTACTACTTCCACTTGCTGAATATGCTCTACTTAAAGTTGGATAATCTCCACCTAAGCTACAGGTACAAGCAGCATCAGGAGCATCTGGATCTGTATCACTTCTATTCTGTATAGAATCTAAAATGGTTATTATCTAACTATAATATTCATCACAAGCACTTTTCTTGCTAGTTAATTCAGAAACAGTAAATTTGTTAAGGTTATTACTAACCTCTGAAGCAATACTAGCTATATTAGATACATAATTATCTATATTAGTTAAATCACTTGCATATGTAACCTATTCTGCAGTAGTCATTGAAGCTCTAAGATCATCTCTTTCAGATACAACTTCTGTATATCTAACTCCTGAAGTTCCATAAGTATCGATTATTTGTTGCTATAAAGTCTACCTGTCTGTATATTCCTATATATCTTCAGACGTATATGCAGCATCTTCAATTATAGCACTTTCTCTATCACTGAATCCTGGAGAGTACATACAACATAAAGTAAAACCTCCAAAGTTAACTTCATCATCATCAGCTGTTGATACAACTATTGCATTATACCAAGTATCATTAGAGAACATAGCTTCAGATTTTCCAATCTACACTAGACCTCCAGATGTTTCACTTTGAATAAGAGTTTTATTATCTAATCTTTGTCCAATTACAGCTCCAAAATGACATCTAGTTGGAAGTGGACCATTTATTCCTATACCATAACTATTAAAATTATAGTTATTACTTATAAATCCAAACTAATCTACGCTTGCATGATTATGCATTACTTTAGACTTATCATCAAAATCATTTGACCATAATAATTCAGAGTGGTGCTAATCTATTTTATCAGGGTTAAATATATAAGCATTAAGTCCATTATTCCATGGGGTCTATGTTGTTGCAAAATTATGACCGGTAGCATAGAAAAATAAATCTCCTCTTAGATAAGAACGAACAAACCAATCTGCTTGCTCTGAATTATTAGATTCTTGCAGCTATGGAAAGTTAATAATAAATAATCCATCATCAAAGGTCATCTTTATAATAGAGAAAACTCCTTTTCCAGATAATCTAGCAAAAAGTCCCCATGTGTTACCATTGTCATACATAATAGGAATTATAGTAAGTTGGAATACCATTCCTGGAGTTTGCATAAGGAGTCCACCTTCTCCTTGATAGTAAAATCCTCTACTTGTATATATGGTACTAAATTCTATTTTACCTTCACTATTAACAGAATTAAGCTACATATAGGGAAAGGAAGCTTCGCTATTATCCCATTTATAACCACTATTAGAAAGTATAAGATCACTTGGGTGTTCAGGATTCCTTTTTAAATATAAGCTATTATTACTAAGTGTAAATCCTCCTATATTACCTTCAGTACTATACAAAATTCCATTTACTACTACTTTTCCAGTACTATTCCAGTATAGAGTAGAACCTCCTAAATTACCTTTTCCTCCTTTTTCTAAGGCCCATACTTTAAGCGGAGTACTATAATCATTTATAAGAGCATTTTCTATATTGGTTGGAAGATTACCATCAGAATAAGATACAGGTTCATTATCTGAGTTAAAATATGTAAAGTTTAAATAAGTAACAGTATCATAATTACCTCCAGCATTCTTAGATAATGGATAACCATCTGGATTAACTACTAACCATCTTATCTAAGAGCTATCATTATTTAACATAAACCTTCTTATATACTATATCTAATCACTCTCAGTATAATATATTGTTCCATTAGATGCAGTATTCTACATCTTAGGTTTATAAACTCTTACTGTTCCTGGGGATAAGTCTAAACTTGTATATTTAACATTATCAACTGTAAATTCACTAGTAAGAACCTAGGCATCAACAGAGCCATGGGCTTCATCAACACTCAAATATTTACCTTGAATTTTTCCATCAGATAGTAACATTGTAGGTTGTACATATCCATTAAATTCCAAATCATTGGTAGCAAATAGAATTTTATTACCCCAAATAACAATTCCAGGATTTCCATTAGAATCATTGCCTATATACATACCTGCAGTCTTCAAAGTACCTTTATTATAGTGTGAAGCTTTAATTAAGTCATTAGCTCTAATTTGGTCTGCTCTTAATAAATTTATAGCAGCATTTCCCATTTTAGATGAGGCTATAGCAAATGTCATAGCTTCTTTTCCTATATCTGCAACAGCCTATCCATTATTTAGATAGAATTCTCCAGTTAGAAATACATTCTAACCATAAAGACCATAACCATATGGTTGTTTATCTGTTGGGAATATTTCATCTTGTATTCCATCTAATTTACCAAATCGTGATTTTGTATTTTTAGTAGAAGTAATAACTAATGGATCTAACTATTCTTCCTATATTATAGAACCATCTATATTTTCTAATTTTATTTTTCCAGTAGTTTCTAAAGTTATATAAGAGCTATTTAGTTCTCCAAGAATTGTGCATCTGTCTGGAATAGTATTTAAATAGTGTAGTACTTGTACTCCTGCTATATTTGGGGTAGCTTTTCCTGTAGCTAAATATATTACATCATTGTGTTTAAAGCATACATATTCACAAGTAAAATTATTTATACTGATATCCTAAACATAGTAGTCCCCTGTATAAGGAATTTCTACTAAATTATTATAACCAGCAAAAGTTCTTAAATTATACTAAGATTTATATAGTTTAGTAGTTCTATATATAGGAACATAATATATAACAGAGTAATCAGGCCTATTCATATTAGATAATACATCCATATAAGGTGCAGCATCATCAGTAGATGTTATATATACAGCATTCTATCTCTGACTATCCCATATATTTCCAATCTATACAAGACTATCATCGATTTCTACCTGTCCTATAGGATTATTTCCATTCTCATATTTAGAAGTACTTTTATATAAATTCTCGTTATTTGAATCTACATTTTGTATTGTTGTAGGTTCAAGTCCATTATTATAGCTTATAGTAGTCTTCTAATCAAGAAATGATGGGGCAAGTTGTATTATATATTTGCTGCCTATCTAATTACAAACTATAGCATCATAATATTTAATACCTCCATATGTCCATTTTTGACATCGTAATATATCTCCAGCTTTAAATACCGGAAGAGAATCTCCATCAAAAGTTACTAAATAATAATCTCCATTTGCAAAGTACTTATAATAGGGCTATATAAATGATATGTAATTCTATAAATTTGCAGTTCTTTCATTAGATTTAAATGTCTAATAATTATTCCTAGTTATTATAGGAAAAACAGTATTAAATTTGAAATCTTCACTGAATAGAGGAAATATAGAATAATCAGTAGCTTCAGGATCATCAAAGTACTATCCTCTATAATCTTCTCCTTTTTGCCTTATAAATATAAATTTAGTACTTCTAAGAGTATTGCTACTCCAACATTCTTTTGTTATAATATTATCTCCACTTGAAGTAGAGAAAGCCTCAGCTTCTAAAGATTCATTAGTTATTTCTGCAGTAAGTTTAATAAAGTCTTCTTTTAGTCCAGCACAAAATAACTAATATTCTTCAGTATCTGTAAAGAAATTATATGGCTTTATCTATAATTTACATACATCAGTAACTTTTCCTGCATTACTTATCCATAAAGAACCATTTGTTGCAGATATCTTATTTACAACTAATTCATAAACCTACATAAGTTTACGAACTACTAAATTATCTACGGTTAAAGTATTAGTATCCGCATCCATTCTCCAACCATATCCCCCAAATCCACTTGAAAAGTTTGGAGACCCTATACTACCATGCAATACAGCATCTTTATAAATTCTTACTCCCTAATCGAATGTAGTAACTTTCTAAAAAGTCCAACTACCACTTATTTTCTCGTCTCTATGTCTTCTTGTAAATTTATCTGCAGTTTCTCCATTGAGATACTATGCATTTAAATTTTCAACTAAATCTGCAGAATTTACATATAAAGGAGGGCCATTTTTTACATAGATAGCTAATCTTCCAGTCATAGTGTCTCCTGAACGCTTTACATATCCTTCTCCTTCAGGAGCAACATTTATAAGTTCTAGGAGATCATTATCTAAATATAGATATAATATATTACTTAGTTTATCAAATACAAATGTTCCATCTTTAAATTCAGAAGTATCAAGATTTTCAATTCCTTCTACTACTTTAACCCTAGACGTACTTGTATTAGGATCTTCTCGTACTAAACTAGTAATAAGTTCTTCTAATGTCTAGGCTTTATTTCGGGACTTGATGTAGACCTTTCCTAGAGATTCTAACACCAAGTCCGCCGAAATATTACCTACTAAATTGACTCTTTTGCCAAATACAGTATCTGTTCTAACTAAATTATCCATTAAATTCTCCAAGTTTGTGGTATCCAAGAAGCTTCATGCATACTAATAAATACATTAGCATTAGTAATATTTTCTTTAGTCACACCTTCAACATAACTACCTGCATTTCTAATACGTGTGAATTTACCAGTATCGAAGAGTGGTATAGATCCTCTTAATAATCTATTATTATTAAACATTCCTTGTATACTTACTATACGAGGATTAGCTATATTTTCATTACTAATAGGATCAAATAAAGTGCTTTGTATAATTCTAAGACCTCTTGAGTAATCAATTGTGCTTGATACACTAAATAACTTACTAACTTCCTATAGTTCTGGACAACTTTTGAATATATTAAAATCTATCTAAGAGTTTTCTCCAATAGATGCACCTTCATAATTCTCTTCAGAAAATAAGACATCTTGGAAGAGACCTGATATATCAGTAAGTAATGTGTTGTTAGATAATAAATCAGAATTAATATCAACTCCAGTTTCTATAAAAGTTCCTTTAAACATTTCTGAAATAGAAGTAAGAAGAGTATTTGATTTAAGTAAATCTGGAGGATATTTAATACCTCTTTGATCTATATTATATATACCATTATTAAGTTCATTCATCTTATAACTATTAAAGTTAATAAATGCACAGAACTAAAGATCTGAAAATACAGATTCAAATTTAGTATTTAAAGTATTAGCACTGAATAACTTACAAGGAAGTCTTCCTATAAGACCATTTACTTCATTTCCTTCTACTAAGTGATTTACACCTTCATCATTAGGAATAATATATTTAGGAATATATGTAAGTCCTCTAAAAGCCTCTTTCATAGTACAAGATGAACTGCAATATCTAAAGTAATCCGCAGGAAACATATAGTTTTGATATCCAACCTCTCTATCTCTAGAATCTAAACGAGTTTGTGCTTGTAACTCATCATACTAAAATACTGTAGTATATAAATTTGGATAATAAGAAGAAGTTTCTAAGTCTGGATTTATTGTTTTCCAATCCCTTCCATCTATATACCAAGGATCATCTCCGGTAAAATTAGTAAAATCAAGTTGGAAAGGAACTCTTGTTCCAGGATTTATAATAACTCCGTCAGAATAAGTTGTAACTTTTTCTATATCATCTTCTTCATATATACTTCCTACATCTATCTTTCTATCTTTTGTATAGCCTAGCTTATAACAATTATAGAAAACTCCAGTTATATTATCAATAGTTTGTCTAATATTTCCATCTCTTTCCATATAGAATAATCTATAAGGAATCATTCCAAATACTCCCGAATTGTAGAACATACCACTTACATCAGTAAGAGCACAATTTTTAAATCCTTCTCCTACAAGCTATATATTTAGATTATAGCTACTATCAAATAAATATGAAGCATTTGATAATGAAATACAATCAACAAATAATTGTGGATCTGGAAAAACAAATGTCTAACCTCCATTAGTAAGAGTTGGATTAGAAAAGAATCCTTGAATATTATTAAGCTTTGTACATCCCTCAAATATATCATTAGGAATTACAGAGTTAGTAAACTTGATGCCTCTAAATACATACTTAGCTTGTAATAAAGTATTTCTAAGACCTTCAAACATCCTACTCATAGTATTTAAGTCACATTCAATATTAGAACCACTATCTTCAAAAGGAGAATTTATAACAGCAAAGTTTACTATATTATATTCTCCATCTGAATTAAGTCTTCCTCCAAATACATTATCATGTATAGTACCTTCGAGATTAATTCCCTAATAAATTGAAGAATCTATTGTTCTAATATTTATCTAATAAGGCCAGTGATATAAATAATCGAAAGTAACATCTCCTATTTGTGTAGAATCTATTAACATTTTAACCTTATTACATCCCGAAAACATGCCTTTAGGAAATGCTCCTAAATTTCTAAGATTTGTAAAGAAGGTTTTAGAATGTAAATAACCATTAGTTACTATATTATTTTTATCTACAACCTAACAACTTTCCAAGTCAAAGCAATTAGAAAACATATAGTCAGCTTCTCTAAGATTAATATATGAACCATTCAAAGGAGCAAATACATTATCATCTATATATTGTATTGCTGAACCACTGAAAGCATTTGAGGCTTGCTCTAATTCAGGTAAGAAATCAAATGTTCCCCATGTAGTAGAATCATTTTCATTATATTCTGAAGTTCTAGAATAAATTCCGCCTCTTAGCAAGGTATTTTCAGCAAAAGAAGTTATATTAGTTACGTTAGGACAATGTCTAAATAGGTCATAGTTAATTTCAGCATCAACAGATGAACAATTAAGAAACATTTTATTTAGAGAGGTAATATTATCTGTTAAGCTTAGCATAATCATTTTAAAATCACTTCCAGATAATGCGTAACAGTTACTAAACATTTCTTCTGTGCTATTTAAAGTTGAAGAAAACTGTATATTACAAGCCTATTCATCATCAACAAAAGGGACAGGATAATTGAGTACTGAATACTCACTATATATACGACTTGTATTAATAGTAAGATTACTACAATTCATAAATACTCTAGTTCCTGTAATAACAAAATTTCCATATAAATATTGAAGATTAGCACATTCAGCTAACGCCCCTCCAACTAAATTAACAGGATGATTCTATATATTAGGACATCTTACACCTATAACATTTTTATTTTCTGATAAGTTAATATATTGTAGATTTTCAAAATGTTTAAGATCTAAATATTTTACATTAGCTGTGTTGTCATAAGTAAAACTACCTATACTACTATTATTAAGATTCAAATTAGTAAGACTATTCCAATTAGCCTTAGCTGGTAATGTAATATTCGTAGTAATTATCCTGGATAACTATAAATTTTCAAGACCTGTAGCACCTACAAGATTAATTTCCAACTCTTGATTATTCTAGTTATTAAGATTTATATACTTAAGTCCAGGACAAGCGGATATAATAACCGAAACAAGACTACTTATCCTAAGCTAAGAACCTTGATATTCAGCATATATAGATTCCATTCCAGGACAGTTACCTATAAATATGCTTTTAACACTTTGAGGAACTGTTAAAGATTTAAGTTTTGGACAGTTATTCAAAGTAATTGTTTCTAATTCATTACATCCAGTAATATCTAATTCTTCAAGCATAGCCTAATCAGAATAATTAAGATCTTTAATTCTTGTATTAGACAAGTTCAATTTTCTAAGAACAGAACTACTTGATAAAGGAACTTCATTAAATGAAGAGTTTGATACATCAAGTTCTTCAAGATTCGGAAGACTCTAAGCTATATTTAAAGGTTTATAAACTACAGTTGAATTGGAGTCTAAAAGAGTTAGTCCATGTAAATCTAATTTTACAAGAGATTCTAGATTATTAGTATTAACTAGGAAGTTGTCACTTTTAATATTAGTCTAATCTCTAAGACTAAGCTCTTTAATAAGAGGAAAATTAAGAGAACCTATAGTATCCCAAGTAAATTGGTTAAAGTTTCCAAGATTTGTAAGAAATAAGTTAGAATATATAGTAACAACCTATTTAGAACCTACATTATTAACTCTATAATTTCTAGGAGTTTCGTCAATCCAGAAAGAGTTGGCCTCACCAGAAGTAGATATAGTTGTACGCATCTAACTTTCAGCTGTAAGCTGTAGTGATATGCTAGTAGGACTTACATTAGTTATATAAGTTGCATTATTATCCATCCATCTACTAGCAAGTGGAGTATTTGTAATTCCATTAATTCCATTAGAACCTCCACTACCTAGACCATAGACTCCATCCAAAAATCTTATTCTCTTTACAAACCAGTCTTTTACACTAGCGCTACCATTACCATGTAAGTAAGATATTTCACTATAATTATATGTATTATCACCATATTTACCTGTAGCAGGATTATAAGTCTTTTCTACCTATAAATATTTAAGATAATAATCGTAATTATAAAGTGCAGCTCCTACTTTATTTATTTGTCCTACATAGTACCTTTCTATAAAAGCTTCTGGGTCAGGAAATAGGCTAGTACGTAATTCTCTATAAACAGACTGTAAAGTTTTAGCATCTGTACTATCAAGAACACAATTTTCTACAATTTCTTGAAGTCTTGTGTTATATCCAGAGTACTCCTAATTAAATACTCCTGAAATAGAAGGACAATGGTTTGTTACACGCGCTTCTGCTATAGAATCTATGTTAGTATAATATCTATGTAAATGCGCATTATATGGAACTGTTTCAGCACCAACATTATTAACACGTAAAGCAGTATCCATATCATAGAAACACATGTACCATATATTATCTCCATTACTTGATCTAGTCCAAGAACGTAATGTTAAGTTTTTAGCCATTGAGTCTACAAGTCCAAATATGATAGTAATCATATAATAACTTACCATATTATTCCAGTTCATATATGAATCTAGAGTAGACTTAACATAGATTCTTGGGTCACAAGATGGATAATATTCTCCAGACTCCTACCAAGTTCCTTTTATCTTTTTAAGTTTTGGAGTTCTCCAATCATTCTGTATATATTTCTTTTTATCTGTTTCGATATTGTATCCAAATGAAGCTAAAAAATTAAGTAATTTTCCAAGATTAGTCATACCCTGTCCATCCGAATCATAAGGAAAATCAAATACACCTTCTCCAAGAATATCAGGATCATCCTAGTCAAACATAGCTATTGCACTGTTTTCCTATACTTCCATAGAATATACAGGAGAGCCTGGTTCTATTTCTGTTTCCTCTGTATAAGAAGCTACAGTTCTTGGATAAGTTTCAGTTTCATCAATATATGTAATACTACTTAATAATTTAAGACCTAGATTATAGTAAGCATAACGTCCTAAGTTAAAGTTATAAATACCCATACAATGACAAGTACTTATATCACTACCAGTAGCTTTAAATTTTATAAATAAGATACAAGGATATCCCTCAGATGTATGTTTTACTTTATTTGCATACTAATATCCACTCTTAGACATTGGAGGAGTATTATCCATTGGAACTACTTTTACTGTTTGCCCTTGAGCATCTTCAGTAGTTACAAGTCCATTAACAATACTACCAATAAGAATATTATTAACATGAGAAGAATCCATCACATCAGCTTTAAGAGTATATCTATTTTCAGGAAGCCAATCTTCTCTCATTTGAACAAGTACATCTTTACCCTCGTCGTCTTGTCCCATATAAATTTCGTAGTTTTTGCTATTATATCTAAGAGAAGAAGTACCCTGTATACCAATACTCATTCCATTACCGAGATTATTAGCAATACGAATTGGAGTAGCATTACCCATTGTATAGTAATCTATATTTATAGCAAATCTTAAAGCCATAACATCTTTTTTAAGATCTTCATTAAACTTAGCTTCTGTAATTCCTAAGAATCTAGAATCTCCATTAATTTGATTTACCACAACAATAGGATAAGGTATACGTGATTCAGCTAATGCTCCTATAAGACTATTTAATAAAGAATTAGCATCTTTATATTCTGTTTCATCATTCTCATCAAAAAGAATACTATGATAATTTCCATCAGTTCCTATCTAAATGAAATTATTCTGTAATAATTCATTCTATAAAGACATATCTGGATTATCATTAGGACCTAGTTGACTATATATAGTAGATGATATATAATTTTGAATTATTTCATTATCAGAGAGAGCTGTAGAATAGCCTTTAAAATCATAGACATGTACAGAACAAGCATCTGTTACTTCTCCATTTATCACACGTCCACCTAGATGTATATAATCACTGAAATACCATCCATATGTACCACTATTATCAGTGTTAAACATCTAAGATTGAGTATGTGATGTAATAAGAGAAAGTACTCCATTTACATAAGTTTTAATAAACCAATGATTAGGAGCCCTTTCTGTATCTCCAGGTCCTACATATCTTTGTCCAACTATATCAACAGTAGTAACATCTCCTTTCGTAAGGTTTAAGCCATATTGTGATGTTTGTACAGCATATATAACTCTATTAGCTCTTATTTCTATTCCAGCTGTAAGAGTAGTTCCATTGTATTTACCCATACTAACCACAACATCTGAACCATCCACATTTGAGTCAGTTCTAAATGTAAAAGACAAAGTCCAGCCATTACCATCAAGTAGATTCACTTCATTGGCATTTTCACTAAATAAAGCTAATTCTAAGTCTACATAAGATTTACCAGGTAAATGAATTCCCTGCATATCTGTTTGCTACATAAAACCAGACAAGTTATGACCTTGAAGAGTAATATAGCGATCTTGTATAACTCCTTGACTACTATATGGAAATCTAGTATTTTTATTATCATACTACCAAGTAGTAATGTTACCAGTAGGAACTCCCATAACTGGAGAGAAATAAGCAAATAAACTATTATTAAGATTAGTAGCTGTTATATATTTAGTAGTTGCTTCCTATAATGTAAAGTATAATACTTCAGTATCTTCAAGCTTATTAGAATCTACAGATATAGCATGTAAAGTTACTCTTACAAATCTATATTGATTATTATCTGGATTATATATAGTATTATCAGGAAGAGAAGAAGTATTAAATAAAAACTACTGATTGATACCCTTAATAACTTTATTTATAACTCCTGATATTTCTCTAGATGTATCACCTATTATTTGTCCTTCTTCAAAATAACAAGGAGTTACTGTATAATATACATTATAATAAGAAAAAGCTATTTGAGAGTATGTAAGTTGATAATTAAATTGGATACTATTTCCGTATACAAATTTATTAAGATTATCCAATTCTATATTATTAGTTGGAACTGTTTTATCAACTCCATAAGTAAATATATATAATACAAGGGGTTGTGTAATTGCACAACTAAATATTACACTTTCAGAACGTAATATATTGTCATTAAGAACACCTATAGCATATATTTCAAATGTAAATGTTTCTCCTATGGATGTATTTTTTGCTTCCTCTAAAAAGGTTGTTATTGAATCTACTCTAAATTGAGTTTCTTTAGCTTGTTGTATATCAAAATTATCTATCTATTGACCATTACATAAAACAGTTATATTAAGATTACTATCAGTACTATTCTAAGCAGTAAGTACTGTGTTTCCAACTGGATTCTATGGGTAAATTGTGCTATTAGGAACACTAGTCTATGTAAGTTTAATAGCTCCTGCTATAATAGTAATAGTTGTTGGAGTAGCATAGTTTTGTCCAGAATTAGCACTTATAGTAAGTCTATTAGTAGAGTTAGTAAGATTATTAATTGTTATTTCTGAACGAGTTAAACTAGTTATAACATAACTTCCTTTAGTATTTCCATTTTCATCATTAACTATTACATTGAAGTTTTTCTTTACACTTCCTCCTGTAATTGTAATATGTATAGTCACAGAACTTGAGGATGTATAAACTCTATTACCTTCTTCTATTTCTATAGAGTAAGATACTGAGTCAATACCTCCACCGCCTCCTCCACCACTGCCACCTTTGGCTCCATTTTGGTAGATCCAGGCTACATTCTTTTCTGTTTGAAATAATCTATTCTATAATTTAGTGAATCCCTAGTCTACTGATATTGAGTTACCATCCTAGTCTAAGAAACCAGGATTGGTAAGCTCAATATTAGCAGCATTGGATGCACCGTCAATAACCCACTATTGAGTTCGTTCATCCCAATGTTTTATTTTACTCATATTACTATAAATGGTCTTGTTGATAATCTAGGTTGATTAGTTGTTATCATACTTTCAACTCTACGAGAATTTCCATCAAATAAGAAGCAATTTCCATCATTAACCATTAATCCTCCCCAATACCATCCAGCTCCAGATCCAGTATAACTAGTAAAATTCCTAGATTGTACAAGGTCTGCAGGTTTACTTGGTAATAATGGACAGTTTAACTTTCCTAGAATATTTTGTATTTTAGCTATCTTTGTAAATGTACATATCCATTCAAGAGGAGTACCTAATGCCCATTGATGTTGAGTTGCACCAGTTCCTGGAGCATACTCATAACATAAATATGGAGCAGGAAAGAATGTAGGAGTTCCTCCATCTGCAGTTCCTATTTGCCAAACAGTATAATAATCCCCATTTGTGTTCACTGTTGGCTTTGTACACTTGCTTATTATATTTGGTATTAAGAATTCATTAGCAGATCCATAAAACTTATAAGGATTTCCTCTATCTCCTACTAAAGATGAAGGAGGCAAGTCCTTAAGAAGAATTGGATTAGCTGTTACATCATCACTATCACTTACTTGCATATATGGACATGGAGAGTAATAATGTCTACCATAACGATATTTATGGTCTGATTGATCAGATGTAGCCTATACTGATACAGTCTGAGGTGTATAATAACTTCCTTTATAATAAGGATTAGTCATACTCATACCTCCAGGAAGAACATATGTAGATGCACTGCCATCCTGACAACATTCTACAAATGGAGTTGTACCTTTACTACTCCAATCATAAACATTTAATATATCATAGGAAAACTTAAAGTCTACAGTTTCAGTATAGCTCATGTTACCAGAAGGCTTGTTAGTGCTGACTAAGTCTGGCATTTCTTCTATTGTATTATATTCTATAGGATTATTATATTCTCCTACATGATAAAGTAATCCACAATAAGGAATTTGTGAATAACATTCAATATCATCTTGATGCCAAAGATATCCATCTCCTCCTGTTAATCTTGGAGCAAACATACACCATTCATCATAGTAATTTTCACAACTTTTTACATGTCCATCTGTATTGTCATAAACAATATTTTCAAGAGAAATAAAATGTGCATGTTCATCAAATAATCCTTTAGGAATAACACAAACTCCTAAGGCTAAATCAGTTATATTACTATCATATTCAGCAGTATATAGTTCACCGTTACTTCTTTCATAAAGAACACAGCCTACTGGAATATCTGATACAAAATCATTTGTTTTACTTACCTATGATTGAGCATTATATTTATTATAATATCCGACTGTTTCTTTACTAGCTATAAGTGTAGCCTATTGAGGTATTACCCCATCAGCTAGTATTTTCTTCTAAGTTCCTTGTAGAACCACCTGTGTAATATCAGAATCTTTAAAGGCATCCTACTTAATTTCTGTTATTGTATGTGGAATAGTAATTTTCTCAATATCACAATTTTTAAAGGCTTCAGCCTTAATTGTATCAGTGTCCATTACATATTGCACTTTATGTTTTCCGTTACCTTTTAACGTATATCTAACTGGTGTGGAGAGGCTTTGTACTTCCTCTCCGTCCACCAATATTTTAGTTACTGCCATTAATTACTATTTAATAAAGTTACTTGATCACCATTATTACCTGTTAATTCAGCATTTACTACTGAGTAAACACTATTCTCTGTGGAAGAATCTTCATGCTCTGGCTCAGAACTAGAATCAGTAGCATAGCTTAATTCTACAATTATATTATTAGAAGGATTATCCTATCCATTTCCAGGAATCTTTTCTAACTAAGTATAAGGAATATTGTAAGAATAAGTCCAACCACTTTTTCTATTTGTAACAGGCTAAGTCTTAAATACTCTTCCAAGAATTCTAGGTCTTTCTGTTGTAGAACCTGTTGGATCTTTCACTTCGGTTCCTCTACCTATATTCCATAATATATAATGTGGATAGTTCTATCCTGCATTCTTTTTATCAGAACTAAATCTATTTTTAGTTGGAGCATCACCATTAGCAGGATAATAAGCTTCCAACCAAGGAATGTTTCTTGTAGGAAGTTCCTTATTAGATGTTGTTTTAAATCCTGTAGCTTGTAATGTTACGTATTTTACATATGTAAGTTCATTTCCTTGTCCGTCATGTAAATCTCCAAATTGCATTAAATGATCTCTTGCATCACCAACTTTACTATACCAAGCTGGATATACCGGCTATCCTTGACTATCTAAATGATATTCTGGATCATACACAAAAGGCTTCATTCTGTTATTTGGGTTATCTCTCATAAGACGTGAACATGTATATGTGTGTTTATGTCCTCCAATACATAGTCTAAAGTTATTATCTTCTAGAAACTTACTAAACCAATAATTACCTACAGAATTAAGATGTGAACCTCCTCTACTGTATGAAACGTTTTCAGTTTGCATATCAGCTCCAAGATAATTATACTTTACAGTGTCACCACTTGATGTACCATAAATCTATGCTTTAGTAAGTAATGTAAATGGATTGTCGTGTGTAAATGCTACCCTCCATTTTATCTTGTTATCTATATGTGTAAGATCATTTTCACACCATTGTTTTATAATACTATAAATACCAGTAGGCCCAGTTGGATCTCCATCGGCACTATAACTACTAGATACATTATATAAATCTTGTTGTGTAGTAAGAGTAAATTCTGAATTCATACATAGGAAATAAGTATCACCATATATAAATGAATAAACAGAAGGAATATATTTACTATTACTATCTACTTCTGGTAATTCATAAGGAAATTCAAATGTAAAGAAAAAGTTAATGTTTTCTGGATTTACTTTATTAAGATCTTCTCCTGTACCAAGAACTTTAGGGTCAGCAGAACATAAGTCATTATTTCCTATAGTGAACATTTGTTCTATATTTCTATAGAAGTTCTTACCACATCTATAAAAAGCAAGCCATTCATTAAGTCTGTTTCCATTTTGTGTTTGGTCTCCTGTATTCATTTGCCATTCATAGGCATTTTCTGGATTTAACTGAGCATCCTACTTTATAAAGTCAGCAGTAACTCCCCAAGTTTCATATTCTTCATCATGGAATCCCTGCTAGTCTGTGGTTTGTACAAATTGGAATCCTCTTTCAATTACTTTATCACGATTTCTCATAGTAAATTGGTGTGTATCAGACCAATAACCATCTCTACCAACCCTATAGTTATATACCTAAGTATCTACAGGCTCAGGAAAATCATGTATAAACTTATGAACAGTATAATCCTCTCCAGAGGTGGACACATTCCTAATTCTATTATAGATAGGATTGTCCCAATTACGACCATTACCATCACGATTATCTCCTTCTTTAAAGGACTCATATACTATTGCTCCAGACTCTTCTGTTCCATCTAACCAAATCTTTATAAATTCATCATAGTATCCTTTAGAAATCCAATTAAAACAGCGTGTTGTATGTGCGTTCCATCCAAATGAGCAAGTAACTGCATTAGGCCCTTCAACAAGTTTAGCCTTATTAAAGAATAAGCTCTTGCCTTCTTTAGAATTACAAGGTTTGTAGTCTTGTATATTTACTTGTGGAGCTATATTAGCTAAATTAAAATATGTCCATTGCAAGTTAGCACTGTTGTCTAATGCAGAAGGTGCTTTTAGTGCCTATTTAACAGGATCCATATTAAAGTATCTAAAAATAAGACAATTATTAGGTGTAAGTCCTTCTCTTACATTATTAAATGGATTACCACAAGCTTCCATTCCCTCACCTATTCCAAGTAAATCTATAAAGTATTTGGCTACGTTTCCTGCATTAAATAACTATGTAGTAGTAAGAACTTTATTATCAAATGGAGTAGCCATCTAAGCTGAGTAATCTTCTTGATCTACATCTTCAAGTCCTCCACTTAAATAAATAGAACATGAATATCCTATTTTTAAAAGTTTATTTTCATCCCATACTGAATGTGCAGGAGTTTCGTTTGTTGCAGCTTGTTCAAGTACTTCTGGATTTTTAGTATCTGTATATTTCCATTCCATATCAGGTTCTCCAATACGTAAAATAGTAGTATTAGAGTCATATACAGAACAAGGAGCACATCTTATTAAGAAAGTACTGCCAGCTGGAATATGTCCAGTAAGTGGAAGAGTTATCCATTGACGTCCATTCACTCCTGCAGAACCTTCAGAATAATGTAAGTAAAGGCCATTAAGATTAAGATCTTGAGTAGAAATATTACACAATTCTATAAAACTATGGGATACAGGATTGTAACTATATTTATTAGAGTCACCTCCACAATATACCATATTTATATACACGAATGGACTTTCAACTGAAGAATGTTCACTTAAAGGATAATATAACGGACTATATAATCCAGAAGAAAGTACTTTCTATTCTGTTTTAAGTACATTGTGTGATTTATCTATTAAAGTAAGATCACCGTTCTTTACTCTAAGAACATAAAGATTGTTACTATTCATCATGTCAACAAACTCAATACCAGTGATTCTCTTATAATTACTAATTGTTTCTTGAATTATTCCATCCATAGTATCGTCTATAATAGGTTCATCAGAGCCACCACCAGTAGCTCCAATTTTTATTAATTGTAAAGTTTTTGGGTCTTTAATCCATAAAGTTTGAGTATCATAACACCATAGTAATTCTCTCTCAGCAAAATCATCTGAATGGTTTTTCATATAAGTTTGAGTACCACTCTTAACCTTTAAACATTTAGTATTCGGAGAGTACTCATCATTTAAGTATTCAGGTTCAGGCGATTCAGATAATTCAAATTGAGAATTATTCTATTGTGTTTCATTATCTTCTTCTAGTGAAGTACCATAGTGAGGTTCCTCTGAAGGTTTTTCATCCTATGATGTATACATACTATTTGTAAAATCACCTGGATCAATCTCAGTCCTCATATATTCTAGTTTCTAAACTTTTTGCTATAGGATATTAATTACCCTCAGCATATCTTGAATAATATCTGAGGAAGATTGATAACCCTCCTCAGAAGTATCAATCCATATTCCACCTTTATCATCCGGAGGAGTATTCTATATGTAAATTTTTCTAAATGATTCCCAATACTATCCATTCCAAAAACGTAGGTCATCAAGACTATTTATATAGACTATTTGACCTCTCATTTGTAATGCAGTTTTGGTTTCTAATTCTTCTAGATCATCAACAACAACTAGAGATAAACCTCCTCCTCCAGAACCTCCTTGTCCTTCCCATATTTCCCATTGATTACCTCTATATATAAACATATGAGTATCATTAGGTACTTCTTTAACATAACAAAGCATTCCATACTTTAGTTTGTTTGTAAGTAGAAAGGCATCTCTTTCAGCAATAGTGGTTGCTTGTATATAACCACCACGTAAATTATTTACATCCGCTATAGCAAAGTTTTGACCGTTCTTAGGTCTCAACTCGGAAATAATTTCTATAAATTTATTCATATAATAAAGAAAGGCGGACATTTCTGCCCGCCTTTATATTAGTCTTCTTCAACAAATAATGTATAAAGAATTTCTAAGAAGTCAGCAGCATTAATTTTTTGACCATTAATTTCAACGTCATTAGCAGCATTAACTTCAAGGATTTCATTATATTCATCCTCAGTAAGTTTTGTATCTACCAATACTTCGTCTTGACCTCTCTTTACAACAAACTCATTATATTCTTCTTGAATTTGTTTGTTCCAATCTTCTAGTTTTTTGGTCTCTTCCTCGGTTTTCTCTGCCTTTTGAGCTATTTCAGAATAACCCTCTGGAGTGAAGCCTTTAACTGCTTCTTGTACATCTTCATCAAACTCTTTTCTGACTTTAGCCAGCTTAATTCTCATTTGCATTATCTTTACCTTTAAAGATTTAGAGAGTTCATTATCATCCTTTTTAAGAAGAATTTTACTAATAAAATTTTGTCTAATTAAAGCCTCATTTGTTGTCATAAATCATTAACATTATTACTCTGGAAGTTCAGATTTTAATTCTACAATAGCTGCATCTAAAAAGTTGTCAATATCTGCAAATTGTTCCTTAGGAGCATCGTTAATACTCTTATTACACTTTCCTGTTTCGTTCTCTCCATAAAAGAAGCTTGCAAGATATGTTCCATCTAAATTTTGAATAGTACCATTAAAGTCCCTAATTAAAGCATTTTCATTAGCAGACATATTACCTACTAATTTGAATGACTCAGACTCAGTACTCACACTGTAAGACGTTGATTTACTTGTAAAAGTCATAATATTTATTGTTAATTAATTCTTAATAAAGATATCTAAAATTCTAATATTTTCAAAGACTATTAACTATTTTTAAGAATTTAAAGCTGCAATATAAGCTGCATGCTATCTATTTACTTCCGCAATGAATCTATCTATAAACTAATTAATTATTTCTTTAGGAATCAAATTATAATCTATATCATGTTCCTTTTTAGTTATCCTATTATTGTTAAAATTAATATCTATAGATATATGTCCTGCGTCTATTCCATTCTTAGATATAATCCCTTGTATAGAATTATTTTTAAAACTACTATTTATTAATAAAGTCCCAGTGAACCCATATTCACCTATCTAGTCATAAGTATTACTGACAAATTTTGTAAGAATAGAATTCATGATATATAAAGAGATACCCTTTGTCCATTATAACTTAATTTTTTCTAATCTAATATATATATAGAAGTTCCATTAGCTAAAGCGGTTAACGCTGCACTATATGTTGGAGTACTATAGGACACACATTCATTTGCTCTATCAAAAAACATCCCATAAGTACCTACAGTAGCAAGTGTTAAATAGCAACTACTTGTAGGTATTGTAGCATTGTCATACCATGGAACATTAGCCAAATGAGCCCAATTGCCATCCCAATCTAGTACTTTAAAATGATATCTTGAATCTGTAAATTCTCCTAGAGTTTCATTATCATCTCCAAGTCCATTTCCTATATAGCAATTTTTTACTCCCGTAGCTGGATTAGCCCCATTCCAACATATTAAATTAAGCTTAAAATCCTCTCTAGAAGTATTCCAAGACCATAATCTATAATAAGGACTATATAAATAAATGTCTACATAACCATAATTAGGATATCCAGTATTTAAATATGCAGATCCCCAATTTAATGCTGGAAAGTCTTCATAGTGTGAATTAGTAGAGTTATATATTGGTTCAAATGGAGGACATTGATTTGTAGAATATCCAGATATATTACTCTATTCGACTATTCCAGTATCAATAATGTGCTGCTTGGTCATTATTCTAGTATTATAGTTGGAGGAACTTCCCCAAGCCTTAGTAGCTATAGTCTAAGCTACAGTATTAACATTAGAAACATCTCGCATATCTAAAAAATCATCATCAGGATTAGTCCATATTCCTTCCTATGCTAGATCTCTAGGAGTTATTAATTGATTACTTGCAATAGGTGTTGCCATAATTTACTTGTTTTCTAAATATTTAATTTTCTATTCTAATTGCTTTATCTTATTTTCTAGCACACCTACATAATAGCTAAGTACAGAATTATAATTGACTGTCATATTACCTTCTTCTCCATTTCTAAATATTTCTGGAACTTCTTGAGCAATAACTCCATAATACCATTTTCCTGTATCTTTTAATTGGAATTTACGGATATGTTCTGAGAATATGGAAATATTTTGTTTCTTTCGTGCATCAGAAGTGGTGTAGAAGTTAGTTGCTGCACAATTTCCAGCTACATTTAGCATATAACTAGTAACAGGAGAAGCATTACCAATATGTACACTACCACCTCCAGGTAGAATTACTAAATTTCCTGGAGTAGTTATACCCCCTCCTTTAACTTGTATATACCCATAATTATCATTACTTACTCCCATAGTTAAACACATTGCATTAGAAGTTCGCATTATTTCTAATGCTCCATCATGCTAAGCTTTATTTACCCAATCTGATATATTATAACCTAAATCAGATTGTATTAAAGTTCTTCCCTAAACGTGAAGTTTTGTAGAAGGAGAAGTAGTGCCAATACCAACATTACCTATATCTGTAGCTAACCAACAGCCTCCATAGGTAGACAAACCGTAAGACGGAGCAGGTCTAGTTCCCCATCCTACCGGAGAGCCTATGTGTACACGTTCATATATATGTATATATTCGCCAGATTGCCCATTTGATCCATATCCTCTAATATTTCCCACTTGAATTGCATGATCATCTGTCTTACTAAAACAAAATTGACCACTATTACATACTCCTCCAGTCACATTTGACCATGAAACAGAACCTGCAGAATCTGCATACCCAGCACTTATTTTTTCCCAATCAGTTGACTGCCAACTTCCAGCCATATATCTAAGTATTCTAAGATAAGTATCTTCATAATTAAGTTGTAACATATGTCCACAAGAGCTAGAAGACTTACCTGCAATAATTGTTTTTTCTGATCCTGGAACATTATATACTATAGCACCTGAATCAGATGGCATAGTATTAATAAACCAGGACTTAGCAGAATCTGCTGGTGCCCCACTGGTCATGGGAGATAGATAGAATCTTGCAATATCTGATGCATGATAACCATCAAGGGTATCTGCATTACCTGCTGAAGATGCATAATCTACATTGAAGTTAGTTGAAGTATTACACTTGGCATCACCGTCTCCTGTAGACTGTTTTGTATAATCAATTAGAGTATATGAAGTGTAGCGATCATCTAATGGAGTGACTTCAAATGCAACTGTATTTCCTGCACTACTCCCTCCACTTACAGCAAAATAAACATCTATATAGAATTTATAAGTATCATGATGAACTGCTCTTAATGAAGTAATCCATCCTGTGTAAGCACATTTACCTATCTGAGATATTGTAGTAGTATTATATGAATGAGATACCAAGAAAGTAACTGGAGTAGGTGGACAGTGATTATATCCTCCATAAAATGTAATTAAGAAGGTCATACTGGAATTGGTACAATCAAGTATTCGATACCATCCTGCTCCACTCGAGGCAACTGTTAGGAGTTTAGAATTCCTTATAACAGTTTTCAAATTTGATGCATGATAACCATCAAGGGTATCTGCATTACCTGCACTATTTGCATAGTTTACAGATTGAGAACCTATTGTGGAAGAGTCTATAATCGTTACCCATCCAGAAGTAAAATCGTTTCTTTCCGTGTTTCTGAATAACAGACTACCGCCATCACCATATGCTGCTAATTGGAATCCATAATATCCACTAACAGATAAACCGCTATAATAGCTTCCAGGAGCGCCAGTAGCTGAAGCTCCTACAGTATTCAGTATCTGTATTCCACTGTTTGCACCAACATTCCAAGTGCTTGATGGGCTTTGACCAAAAATTATGGAGTTTGTGCCCAGTACAATATTTCCTGCCATCGTGCCTCCAGCAAGTGGAAGATAACTACCTAAATCAACAGCAGTTCCTTCAGGCGCAGCTATAGTTTTAGTAGAACCATTAATTTTAACAGAATGAGTATGATCAGAAGCAGCATAAGAACCTATCTTTGCAGTTATATCAACTCCAGAAACAGTAGCTATAGTAGTTAAATCGCTACCGATAGTTGTAGCATTATTAATGACTCCTATATTTGACACAGATATAGGTATTACTGTTTCAGATACTGGAATATCTGTAAAATATTGAATAGTAGTTGAAGAAAGTTTCTAACCTGTATATAAAGTCCAACTAGTTATAGTAGGAGTAGTCCATTTATGTGAATTTAGAAGTTTACATCCATAAGTTGGACCCCAACCAGTAGATTTAAAATAAATTCTTATATAATAAGTATTATCATTACTTATACTAGTTATTGTTATTGGTATTGTACTGTCAGTACATAATGCCCATGTTGCTTTACAAGTTACATTTGATACATTATCACCTCTAGCTTTTACATTAAGTATATTTACTGAACCTGCTATATTCGATGATGTATACTTAGAAATTAAGAAAGTTGCTGATACATCTACTGTACCAGTACCTACCTACTTAAATTCTGCAACTTTTCCATAATAAGTTCCCGAATTTGCTCCAACACACCAGGCACCATAATATATATTTTCAATTGCATTTGCATGATAACCATCTACTTTATCAGCATTAGTTGCATAAGGAACAGTAATAGCGGTTTGTGCTGTCCCACCTTTACTCCAAGTTAATGTATTTCCATTTGTACCAATAGCAGTAACATAATCTCCATGAGCGTGAGTAGAAGCTGTACCCAAAGCAGTTCCATTTAGATAGATTGAAGTTCCATTAATAGAACCATTAACATCTAATAAGTATTGAGGATTACTTGTATTTATACCCCAATAATTACTGTAAGTAGTACCAGAATAACTATTAGTTCCAGTAAATACTAATCCATTATAATTTGGATGAGCCGCACCAAAAACAATAGGCATATATCCAATTCCCGCAGGATTTTCATTTGTTCCCTACCATGAATAAAATTTCCAAGATATTACAGTATCATCTGAACTTTTATAACCAAAAGCTCTTATAGATAAATCCTAATTTGGATTTTCTAATGATGATGAACTTTTTGTCTTTAAGTTTAATCCAGCCTTTATTGTAAGATCTCCTGACAAAGTTCCTCCACTTAAAGGAAGATATGAAGTAGAATTAAAAGCATTACTGCCAAAGGTAATTAAATCTGTAAAATTAGTACTTGAAGCACTTTTATATTGTAACTTTTTATTAGTAGAATCCCAATTAAGGCTTCCTATAAATTCACTAAGAGCCTTATCTCCTCCTCCAGAAAGAAGGACGTTGCTATTGGTTAGAGTCTTCTTAGAATAGCCTAAACTTGTATTCATATTATTCTCTTATATTTAATTGTTAAATTATATGTTCCACTAGTATTAGAAGATAACTATAATTTACCCTCTTTTACTGCTGCATATATGCGAGCACTATCTGCAGTTGTTGTTGTAGCAGTAGCCCAATGTAAAGGAATTTCGTCCAACTTTTCTTTAGCTCCTCCTTCTATTGCAAATATTCCCGCATAAGAACCATTAGTAGAATCATCTATATAAAGTGCATATGTACCGGTCTTTGTTGGTAATGCTGTACTAACTGCTTTCCATTCTGCATTAGAAAGACTATAATTAGCTGCAGCAATGGTTGTTGTAGTATAATTTTCTATAGTCATCCAAGAGGGAGCCGCATTTCCATTGCATTTAAGTACCTATCCAGAAGATCCATTAGCTAAAAAAGCTGTATCATTAGCTGCATTCTAGTAAAGTATATTACCTTTTACACCTCCAGTTAAATCTACTGCAGTAGTAGCAGCTCCTCCAACTGATGAAGAAGCTGCATACTTAGTAGTTGAAACTAAATAAGTATTAGGATCAAATGTTAAACTTAGAACTCCCGCTGATGTATATGTACATTTAACAAAAGCATTAGTTGTACCTGCTGAAGGTAAAGCAACAGCTGTAATTCCATCTCCGCTATTATACAGTATACCTTTACCTTTGTTTACATTGGTAGCAGCTGCTATTATATCATCTGTTGTTAATACTCTATCTAATAATCCATTTAAATAATTATCTAATCCATATGATGTTCCTGAAATTGGAGATGTTATTTTAGAAGCATCACTTGGATTATATGTATAATGTATAGCACTGGCATCAGTGATAGGCCATATATCTGTACTATCGTCCCATTGTAATTGTTTTCTTATTGCCATAGTATATTGTGATATGTTTTGGTAACTTTATTTTAAAAATATATCTTAAAATCTATTTACATCTAATAAAACTAACGTATGGCTAATTTTTGTATAAATAGTGTATCTCTAAGCCTTATTCTATATTACCTTTATAATCTTTAAACTACTACTATAGGTCGGAAACCGCCAGACGAACGCTCAGTACCAACCTCAACGGAAGAAAGCAAAGAACTAAGGCCAGCCGTGCCACCACGATCGACGCCACCGCCCACCAAGAGCTATCTAAGTGAAGTATTTTTTGAGCCAGTATAATTATAATCGCACTTATATGTAGTAGAACTTCCACCAACAGAAGAAGCAAATATATTACCTGTACTTCCAAGATCAAATTCTTTTACACATCCGTCTTTATGGATTATATGTCCAGCTAAAGTCATATTACTTATTGCAGTAGTATTATCTCCATACTTAGAAGGGTCAGTTGTAGTATATATATTCTTAGGGTTACCTTCTGTATCTCCTTGTACGTTACAACCATCAAGGTTAGTCCAAGTATCTCCAAATGGATTATCAAAGCCTCTCCATCTTGGAACATAGAATGTTTTTGATGCTATGGTATTACTTCCATTTACTGTCTATGGAATAGTAAGGGCTTTTGTACCAGTTCCATTACCAATACTATTACAATAACCATTAGGAGTTATTGGATAAGTTGCATTATATCCAGACCATGAGGTAGCTGTATTAGACCATGTAGTTACTCCACTTCCAAGTCCTCCCTATCTAAAGCCATCATTAGTAAGCATACTATTAAATGCTGCCTAACAATTAAAGTTAGCGTATTCTATTACATAACACCAATAAAATATCCATTTATAATACTCATAATTAAGCATTTCCATACCATTGTTTCTACAATAAGTACGCATGTTAGCTCTTGATAGATTGGTTCTAGGTTTACCGAGATCACTTCTAAATGGGTCTGAATTTAGATAAGTATCATAAGCACTTCTATTATCTCCTCCTCTAAAAGCTGCAGTTGTATTAACAACGGAATATGCTTTACTATTACTTACAGTAGCTCTATAAGCTCCTACAAACATCTCTGGAATTTCTTGCCAAGTAGAATCTATATATCTGGGTGATATTTTAACCCAACAAGTTGTTCCTGCTTTTCCTGACTTACCCCAGAATCTTGGAATATGTACCATTACCTATCCATCAGTACCATCTAATACAGAAGAGGTTCCATCCGCTTTCTTTGACCAATCATTTTCATCTAGCCAATATATTACTTGTTTAGTAAATGGATTAACTACACAACCTTTAAATTGAGACTATATAGGTAGTTCTCTATGTAGATTATAACTTCCTATGCGTAATAAAGTAGTAGAAGACTAATTTTCAGTCCATTGTACTCCATAAGCAGAACCTTCAGTAACAGGATAAATACCACTTGCTTTCTCAGGTCCTAAAGTAAAACTACCACTTCCAGCATTTGCATAGAATTTCCATTCTACTTTATCCCATAAACCTGGAGTTCCGTTGTATGAAACTGGGATGAAGTCGCGAACAATTTGATTATCAATTAGTAGTTTTCCAGAATAGAAGTATTGTCCACCTCCATATGCTTTAGCCTATAATGCAAATATATCCATATATCCAGCATCAAGAGCTCTTGCAGGTTTATCCCAATACTAAACACCATTCAGGTATCCACCAACTCTATAGTTAACTAAGTCAAAGTACTCACGTAGATGATCTATATTTCCTATTGGATAGTTAGATCCAGAAGTTACTATACCATAGGTATTATCTGTGTGTGCCCCAAAATAAGCAGACCACTTACCATTAGTTCCTCCAGTAATTCTTCTAGTACTTGTAGCATCATATTTAAAAATCATATCATATTCTCCTATATGTCCATCATTAAGATAAACATTAGTTGCTATATATTGATTTACATCATTAGTGGCTAAATACTCATACTACTTTAAAGTAATCTTATTTCCAAGAGTAAATTGTCCAGTTCCTTGATTTCTGTAGAATTTATTTTCTACAGTATCCCACATTCCTGGTTCTCCTAAGTATGTACAAGGTAATAAATGTCTTACTAATGTATCACCATCATATAATTCAAAATCATGTAGTTTATAGTTAGAATAATAATTACTTCTAGCAGCCTTAAATATTAAAATGGTAGACTGAGATGAATTATATGTATAAGTATTAGTAGTAGTTTTTATTAAGGTTCCGTCTAGGTAAACATTATCAGAAACATCATATATATGCCTAGTATTAACAGACACTGCATTGCCACAATCAATTGATACAGTACTGCCGAATCTATAATACTTTAACTAACATTGATAAAAGTCTGCATAATAAGCAGATCCAGCTATAGCTGAATTACCCCAATAATCCTTATCAGCAGAATTTACGAATGTTAAATCTGCCACAACTCTCGGTTTAACTTGAGGGTTTACTCCAGTATCTAAATAGGTAGATGTACCATTACCTTCTATATAATCATATAATTCAACTCCAGAAGGCAAAATAGAATAAGCTTTCTTTACTTCATATATTTCATCATAATTCTTTATTTCAGGTCCTACTGTAAATGAACCTGTACCTGAATTCCCATAAAATTTATCTTCAACTAAGTCCCACATTCCATACTATCCATTGTATTCTGCTGGAACAAGGTCTCTTATCAGAGTATCATTATCATATAGTTTAAAATAATAGATTCTTGATTTACTCTTACAACTAATTGCTCCACTTGATGTACCTTGGCAGAATAAATAAAATACTGATGTTGTATCATTACCACTTACAGCTGGATGTGTATATGTTGTGGTAGTTCCATTTTCAGTAACTATAGTTGTAGTAGAAGTAAGTACTACTTCTCTTATATTTGAGTTAGCAGTTTCTATTCTTCCACATACTCCTCCTGCTGCTCTAGTATTATAATAGGACCACATAATGGAATTATTATTACCTCTAATAATTCTTAAAGTTTTACTATTTTCATCAGTATAAGCACCAAATATAGCATCATATGATCCAACATTAGAAGGCTAACTAAACTTACATTCTATCTTATAAGATGATTTAGTAGAATCATAAAGAACCTTAGTATCTATATATGCATTACCATCACTCTATAAATATTCATATCTTCTCCATTTACGTGGCTTTCTTATATTTGTGATAAGCCTAACATTTCCATTTTCATCAACTCTCTTAATCATGTTGCCATTATATAATATGTAGTATTATTATCTAAACTCGATAATGAATTGAATTGAGCTTCAGTTCCATACCATTCTTTTCTTGTTGTAGATATAGTACCATTGTTTATAGATATTCCATCTCCTGCTGTATATGTAGTTCCACTACCTGATTGTTGTCCACTGCCTGATTGTTGTCCAGAGGTTGAAGAACCGCTCCAATCATCTGTTACTGAATCTTTGCTTTTTATACAAGAAAATTTAGTAGAATGAACATTATTTCCTATATATTTTATAGTTCCAGATAGATAGAATAAGTCTTTATAGATACCATAAGTATTTGCATTACTAGCATATCCTATATAAGGAATACCTATATCTGCAACTGCAGTTACTGAACCTACTCCTGTACAAGCTGTAGTAGTATTTGCACTCTAGTATAAATATCCTCTATTTGTACCTGAAGCCTTATTTAAATTAGTAGCAGTACTTGCATTACCACTAAGTGTAGCAGTTATTGTAGAATCTTTCACTACTATACTTGTACGATATAACTATTGAGCAGTATCAGTAGTATTCTTAGCTCTTACAGGTAAATAATATTCTGTACTAGATGTTATAGCTGAAAACTTTACTAAGTCATTATTAGAGCTTATTTTGATGTTAGCATAACTTTCATTTCCACTTTTTCCGTCTCCTTTTCCTGCAGCTAAGAAAGTAATAGATGTAGCACCTTCACCTACAAAGTTTATAGCTGTTTTTTGAGAATTTGTAAATCTAGATGTTCCTCCAGTATATATAGGACGTACTGTATCAGCAATATATGATGGAGTTTTCCAAGTTCCATCTTCACATAAAAACTTACCTGTACCTGCAGTTGTACCTGGACTAGGAACAAGTCCTGCTGCTGCTGTACTACCTGATTTTACAAAATTAGAATAACCTGCACTATTTATAGTTATTGTACCGTTAGCATCAGATGTAACAGAAGCTCTTCCTGAACCTGTTATTTTATATCTTGTATATGAACTACCTTCTTTCAATATTAGATGTACATTACCTGCAGTTTGAGCAGCTGTACTAGTTCCGTCAGATGCCCCTACATAAAGAGATGTAGTAACGTTAGTAGCAGGTTTATTTACCCAAGTAAGACCTGTTGCATCTGCATTAGTAGCTAATATCTAATTAGCTGTTCCGAATCCAGTAGGTGCCTTTATAGTTGGAAGAGAACTTGCTGAAGTATATAAAGCATAATTGGTTCCGTTAATACTTATATTCTTAGTAGAGAGTCCGTGAGCTACACTTACTTCTATATAATTAGTTCCATTTCCTATCTAGAACTTATTTGTTCCTCCTTTTATCTGTAATCCTGTAGATGAACCAACAGATATAACAGTATCATTTGTTATCTTTGTAGTTCCTGGAGCACCATCTGTAGTTTTCAACTTAATTCCAGTTGTATTATCATTCTTATAAGCATTAGCTGGAAGTTTAAGCCATGAAGGGCTAGTTGCTCCATTTGTAAATGCTAATACATAATCAGTAGATGCTGCTGCTAAATTAGCACCTCCTGTAGCTAGTTTAGGCACATAACCAGCTGCACTTGTTGAAGCTGCTGTCCATGTATTTGTATCAATTTCAGTATGTGCTACAAGCCAGTTAGATGCAGTTCCAGGAGTATTATTTGTTAAATAAACTACGTCTCCTACATGAGCAGTAACTGAAGCTCCAGATGCATCAGTAAATGTAAATGAAGTAGTTACTCTAGCAAAGTCACCTTGGCCAGCACCTGTAAGAGCAATCATATCAGCTTCAGAAGTAATAGTTCCTTGATATTGTACTGCGCTTGCAACATTATTAGCAATAGCTGTATAAACGGCTCCAGAAGTTACTAAATGAGAAGATCCTGAAGTTACTGTAGTGTCATAAGTATCCCATATAGGAGTCCCATTTGAATCAGATACATAAACTTTACCTGCTGCTCCTGGTCCTGCTACTATACCTGCAGTATCTTTTGCGTTGGTTGGTAGCTTGGCAGTTATATTCTTTCCAGCTATTGTAGCTAAAGTAGTACTTGAAGATGTTATAGTAGCTGCCTTGTCTGTAATATTACCAGCATGTGCTATGTTATAGTCAGTACCACTTGTATTTCTAAATATGAGAGTATTAGCTGAAGAGAAACCAATCATACCAAGATTAGTTTTGGTAGTTCCATTAGCAAATCCAATCATTGAATAACCTGAATTAGCTCTCCATAATTGTATAACACCAATACCAAGAGAACCTATACTACTTTTAATAGTTTGTTCAGCTGCTCCAGCATCTAATTTTACATAGTTAGTAGAATCAAATGCTCTACTACCAAGAGTTTTAAGAGTCCATCCGTTTGCTGTACCATTAGATACTATAGCTTGATTAGCAGTTGTAGAACTACCTGTTAAGTCTGTATATGCATGCTTATGCCCTGCTAATGAAACTGATGTAGTACCTACCTTTGGAGTTGATTTAAATATAAATGAACCATCTTGGTGTACTCTGTATACTTCTACATGAGTAGCTGCCTATGCATGTGCCCATAATACTAAATCATTATTATTGTCACCTCCAGTTCCTAAATATTGTAGATTGAATCCATACTAACTATCCCAAGAACCTGCATTACCCACAATGTGCCAAATGTTTTTATCTAGATTATTGCTGTTTATATAAATACCATCTGCATCTTTTATATATAAAGTGCCAGTTATAGGAGAAGTTTTACTACTTCCGGCTAATGGTATATAAGATGTGCTATCAAAAGCTCTACTTCCTAAAGTTCTCCAACCATAACCATCGTTTGAAGAGTTTCGCATCCATACTTGGTTAGCAGTTGATGTATCTGAAGTTGCTATAGCATAGAAAGTACCTAAATCTGTGCCTCCAGTAGTACCTTTTACTGTACCATTAAGAGTTAACTTATAAGTAGTATTAGGAGTTCCTGCTATTGTAAGAGTTCTATTAGTAGCATCATTAGTAAAAGTGATATTAGATCCCTATATAAGTGTGAAGTCATCTGCAGCACTCTGGTTAGCTGTAAAATCTGATAAAGTCACAGCATCATTAGTTCCTATCTTACTCTTTATAGAAAAAGTAGCATTATTAACTGTATAAGTATGGTCAGTCCAAGGAACATCTATAAATAACTTTCCATTGGCATTCATTTTAACCCAATACTTCTTACCTGTAATAGCTGAATCAGCATCAGAAGTCTTTGCTACTCCAAGAATTACTGCTCCCTTTGCACTATTTGTTGCTAAAGGTAATCTATCTGCTCCTAGTGTATCTGATGTAATCTTATTAGCACTTATATTAGGAATATCTGTGGCAACTAATGTTCTAAATGAAGGAACTCCATTAGAACCATTTGGGGCAGCAAACACAGTATTCTTAGTCTAAGAACCGAATGTTGCTCCACTTATAGGAATAGCTAATTCTGTATTTGAGGAGCCCTCTTCTGCCCAAGTAATAGTTGCAACTAGTTTATTTTGATTTGTTCCAGAAGCAGCTATTAAAAAATTTATATTTTTTACTACATGAGTTCCACCATGTAGATAACTATCCTTTATGTTCATATTAGTTTTCTATATTTAATTGATAAATTAACATTACTTTCGCTCTAAGAAACTGCCAATTTTAAATAAGTAGTTTCTGAAGAGGTTCCTATTTTAGCATATAATCTTCCTCTGTTAGTTCCGCCTACAGAGTCTATAGTTCCTGAACAATGAAGTATTATTTCATCATCGACTGTTCCTCCCTAAACATATGAGAATGTTCCAGTATATATACAAGAAGCATAAGTAATTTGTATAATATAAGAACCACTTTCAATAAGCCTAGTGTTTAGATTATCCACATTAGACCAAGACGTAGTTAAATCAACTTCGGATAAGGTAGCTGTATACTAATTATCTTTATCAAGAGTTTTCCATTCAAGTGTTGTTCCATTAGTTCCTAATATTTGTCCATCAGTTCCCAGTGTTGTTGGAGCTAAAATAGTAGGTAAACTAGAAGCAGAAGTATATAAAGCATATGTACTTCCATTAATAGTTATATTTTTTGTAGATAAACCATGATTTACTGATATATTGATACTATTAGTACCATTACCAACTTTAAATGAATTTGTTCCCCCTTGAAATATTATACCATTATATGATAAAGCGGATATTACAGAACCATTAGTAATATTAGTATCTCCAGCTGTTCCCAATTTAACAGCTGTACTATCAGTCATACTAATCCAATTATTAACATCTGCACTAGTACGGTATTGTATAGACTTTCCTGGAATATTTATTCTAAGTTGTGCCCAAGCAGGATTAGTATAAACATTATCTACTGTAAAGTTTATATATCCATAATATACTCCATTTAGTTGGTTTGTTCCAGCCTATGTATATGAGTTTAAATAATCAAATGATTGGGATGTGTTTATTCTTTTTACATAATCTATCTAAAAAGAGCTATCACCATACTTTATATAAGCTGTATTATTATGTGTATATCCAGAGGGTAATGTATTACTTATAGAGAAATTTCCAGTATCTAAAATAGTATATGTATTCTATCCTTTTACTGAATATAAGCTACTTCCTGATATATAAGTTGGATTAGTAGTATTACCTAAATATAATGCTCCTCCACTACAAAAGAGAAGATCTTTATCTCCAGAAATTATCTTATGATTGGATATATCTATATCTTCATTCTTATTATAGTACTAAGAATGTGTATGTGATGAAAGTGCTAAAGTGTTTGTAGTTCCAGCAATAGATAACGGTACAGCACCATTAGCAGCTGTTCCAAATACTGCACTATTTATAAATATACCATGAGTATATAATTGCCCAGTATCCAGAATAAAGTTTAGGGAGAACTCATCTATAGCATTGTTCTCCCATAAACTTCTAAATCTTTCATATGTTTTAATTCCTACAAATTTACTCATATTATTTTACATATGTCACTCTACCCTATTCATCTATTTCAGTCCACATTATAGAAACTTCATCATCACTATATATAAAATCATTACCAAATTTAAGAATCGCTGTACCTATAGAACTACGGGACAGAGCAGTTTGAAACTTATATGCCTCTATATTCCTCCAAGTATCAAGTGCGTTAATCATTAATGTTCCTGCAGGCAAAGCCTCATTGGATGAATCAACTGTAGTTATACTAACATTTTCTCCACCAATCAAAGTAAGAGCAGTAGCAGAATTATTGGCTAATAACTAGGAAGCTGTTGTAGAAGAATTAGCAGCATACTTAATCTCCCTATATTTATGTGTTACTGTTGCACTAATTATATTATCACTTCCACTAGTAGAGGTTGTAAAAGATATATCTCCTCCGTTTTTAAATACTAAACTTTTAGCAGCAGAACCTGTATAAGATAAGACACTAGTGCTATTAGTTTTAATAGTGAGTGCGTTTGGGTTTGGAAGAGAAGATACCTAAGTAACACTAGTTACATGCCCATAACTATCAGTAGTTATGCTACCAAGCACATTATTAATTGTTGTACCCGTTGCATGTTTTAAAATATAATTATCATTCTAATCTTTTGTTAATGTTAATGCATCTCCTATAGTAAGTGAAGCATCAGCATTAGGTTTATATATAAAATTAATATCTCCCTAAGTTAACGTAAGAGATGAAGAAGCCCCTATAATACTTGAAGCACTTACAGCTATAGTAACATCTCCATTATTTCTTGTAAGAGATATTGCATTTCCACTTATAAGATTAAGAGCATTCGTTCCTATTGAAGTAGAATTAACTTTAATTGTTCTATAAAGTGTATTAGGATTAACGAAAGATAAGGAACTTCCATCACTTTTAAGTACTCCAGAAGCTAAAGCTAAAGAATTTACAACTCTTGAGTTATTTGAGTATAAAAGTCCATTTAAATTTGAAGTAGCTGTAAGAGCTCCGCTTATATTTGTTTGAATTATTGTCCAATCATTTATATTAAATTGAGAACCCTTAGATTTTACAGCTATAATCATATCGCCTATTTCTACATCATTTCCATTAAATGTACCAGCTTCAATAAAACGAAAAGTCCAACCTACCTTATATGTAAGTGTATCTATACTGGTAGTATTGTCAACAACAGTAGGTAGTGCTGTAGAATTATGTGAAGTAATAACTCCATTAGCCTTTATAGTGCCGAGAAATACCATAGCATCCTATGCAGCAAATAATTCTTGTGCATACTAATTTGCAGTATTTATTCCTTCTACTACAGCTTTTGGGGTAGCAGCTATATTATCATTTACATCATGGTCACTGCTTGGTGTATCAGATAATATTACATGTCCGTACGTAGAATCTGTTGCATAAACTGAAGTATGAGAGGTAGGTACATATAATGTAGATATTGCATTATTTCCTATATAAAGATTGTTAGCATGTAAATTACCATCTTCATCAAAATATAATTTTGAACTATATAATGGATTTTGAAGAGTATTCCCTGTAACTCCTGTTAAGTAATATGATCCAGAATCAGATACTGCCCCTGCTTTAACTTTTGATATATCTATAGTTGCACTATTCTATATAGCAGTAATATGTCCAGATTTATTTACTGTAATTATAGGGACCTAAGTTGCACTTCCGTACTATTTACTTTCGTTAAGGTATTCTGTATGTCCAATGCTTGTAGTTCCATCCTTTGTAGTGGCCGTAATTACAGAATCTCCAGTAATACCTTGAATAACGGTTCCTGAACCCATTGATATACCATCTATAGTTAGGATTGCAGTTCCATTCTAAATCTAAAAAGCTAAACCTTCTATCTCATCATTAATAACACTAAATAATCTAAACTTTTTTCCATGTGTATACATGTATCCATCTCCTGTATAAGCAACTGAATAATACACAGGATTAACGGTCTAATCTCTATTTTTTATTCCATCGTAAGTACTCTCAAGTAGAGCTGAAGTAGGTGAGTATATAAGTTTGCTCATAATTCGGTCCAACCTATAGATATATTGTTATTCTATAGAACGAAATCATCTGTAAAGTTTAATCTATCCTAAATTTCTATTGCTTGGTGGTTAGCATTGATTCCATTTACTTTAAATTTATTAGCCTAAACATAATTATAAACTAGATATGGAGAAGCTGCTAAACTTTCAACAGGAGCATTCACATCTGAATTATTACTAGATGGTTTAGGTGTACCTTCTATTGTATCTACTAATTTCACATGTCCATATAGATTTGTAGATGCACCTCCATATTCAGGTACCTAAGATAAGTGAATCTTAGGAATAGCAGTACCTGTTATTTCTCCCTGCAATTTACCAACAATAATACCATTTTCTACTATAACATCTCCTTGTCTTATTACAAGACTTTGAGATTGACTTCCTGATAATTCTAAGCTTCCTGCCTTAAGTAACTTTGTATGATTGTTATAAGTAAGACCTTCTCCCTTTCTAGTTATATTTGTATCACTTGTACTAGTATTACGTTCTGCTAGAAGTATTTGTCTATTAGTATCAGATTCATCAGCACTTCTTTGTTCAACATAGTCTCTAATAGTTATATCTATATTTTCAGCAGAAGTAGCATGTCCATACTTATTAAAAGTAATTTTTGGAATTTTAATAATATTTACACCAGAAGAAGAACTTTTAGGTCCATAAGAACCTGTCTTTATTCCAGAATCTTTATGGTATAATTTATTCTCTTTCCATTCTAATTGATCATCAGTATCAATATAAGTTAGAGCATTGCTAGAAATAACAATAGTATTATCCTAAGCTCTAAGCTATATACTAGAAGAACCTGGAACAAGTGTAAATGATGTATCTGATAATGAAACTATAACTGTTCCATTCATTTCGTCTACTCTAAGACTTTCATGTCCAGCCTAAAAGAAATGATGCTCGAACCATATTTCATTACTATCTTCTATAAAACAAAGTGGGCTCAAATCTGCAGGAAACTACTCTACCATAGAATCAAAAGTTCTACGTTTTTTGAAATAAAGAAATTTACTTTTCATACACTTCAGTAGTAAGTAATGAATCTAATTTTAAAGTAGCTTGTTGTAAGGTGTTTTCTTTTTTAATATAGTGTCCGTCTTGTCCAATTAATAAATCAGAACCATCAAGTACAGGATTTTCTATAAGTAAATGTCCATTGACAGACAAGCTGTCAAGAGCACTCATAAAATCCTATATTAACTTTATTATTCTTCCACTGTCTAGAAAAACTACCCAGTCTTTAATAGTTTCGTCATATCTAAGTAGCTAACTCTCATCTTTAAACCATATATGATAGAGAGTTGGAGGAGGATCGGAACCTCTCCATAAATTAACTTGTTTGTTCTGTATCATATATTTTTACTATTGTTTCTCCTAAATTAGGATTAACACTTTTATAAACATAGTATCTAATATTCTGTATATAAGTAATTGAATCCTATTCAAAACCTCCAATTAACCCATTAACAGCAAGTTCAGATGGTTTTTTAGTAATTATATAAATATACTATTCTTCACCTGCATTTACCTTTACAGAATTCTATATTGTATATTGATCTTCTTCCCAATTAGAAGAAGTTCCATAAAATATGGGAAAAGAAACTTCAAAATTATTATTTCTTGATAACCAAACTCCATTATAGTAATAGGAAAGTCTGATTGTAAAGGAATCATTTATATTTTGAAATATATAACTTCTCACACTTGGGTCCATAACAACTCCATTTATGGCTTGAGCTTCAACAGGCTAATCATATTCCCATATAATTAAGACATCTACAGGTATTTGATTGGTAGTAGCATATCTAGGAATAATATCTAGACTTTTAATATTACTAGCAAGAGACTCAATCTTATTTTCTATATATTGAGTCCAGTATTTTAGTTCTAAATTAACTTGGTCTAGAATACCTCTTTCGTCTCCTCTTAGAGTGTCTATAATAAATTTATATAAATCTTTTTGATTAGCCAAGTTTCCTTCGATTTTTCCCCAAAGAAGAGCATCTGTACCACTAATTCCCAAATTCTATCTAATAATAGCTCTTTGATAATCGTCAGTAAGCTCCGAGAATAAATTTTTTATGGAAAAATATTCATTAGAACATCCAACAGTAACAGGACATTCTGCTTGTATACATCCCTCCTTCTATTCTTCTTCTTGAGGTAATTCCACCTTTACTGGGGTTATAATTATTTCTTTAGATGGCTCCTACTCAATAGCTATCTTATTAAGATTAATAGTAGGAGTTGAATTTTCTTGATTTATATTTACAAAATTCATACTATTATTACCTAATAAGCATATGTTATAGGATCTAGAAATGAAACTATAGTAGCTTCATTTACTTTATGTATTGTTTTAGAAATAGCAGTAGAAAGAACAGTATTACCTGTATCAAAATTTTTAGAATATATAGAACCTGTTAAATATGTAACTGGTTCGTTGAATCTGTTATTTACAGTATTCCATTTAATAAGGCAATCGTGAGCTCCTTTAGCAAATATATTATTCTAGCATTCTGGCTCTAATATATTATAATAAGTATCTCCTATAAATATATTATTTGTACATCCTTCTCTAATAATATTAAACTTAGTATTAGAAAATTCTGAAGAGTCAGTTACTTCCCCATTCTCTATATTTGAGAATGTATATAAAGCTAAATCTTGATTAGTTTGTATTCCAGCTTCTTGTAATTTTTCTTTGGACCACTAGAACCTTATATTTTTAAAATCATAAAAAGCAGAGTTTCCATTATTATCCCATAAAAATGTAATTTGTCCTTTAGTTGAAGTTCCATCTGAAAGTACCTTTTTAGTTGGATCATATTCTACTTCCCATGATTTCCCTGCTATCGTTACACGTTTATCTATTTCATTTTTAGAAAGAGCTCTTATATATAATTTCCAAACTTGAGATGGATTTATATTAAGTCCCCAAGATATTCTTTGCCCTGCATTGTTATAGGTATTAGAAGAATATATAGTTTGGTAATCTGTTATAACATACGAAGCTCCTGTAATTAACTAAGAAGAATGATATTTTTCCCAGAACTATGCATAATTCAATTCTATAGGAGAATCTTGTCCCCCTTCACCTGTATAATCTACAATTCCAATATTTGCTCTAAGTTGAGCCTATTCTAAGTTTGTGAGACCTCCTAATAGATCTTTCTTCTTAAAGTAAGCACTAAGATCACTTACACAAGCAAATCGATCTCTCATTTACTTATTAATTTTTCAAATAAGGAAGTTACTTTATCTATTTTAGATACATTTTGAATAAAGGATATACATTGAAGAATATTACAATAATTTACTTCTGTATATCCTCTATCCAATTTGTCAAGTACCTTTTCAACGTCAGTTATGACTTTTCCTTTTAATTCAAGAATGGCATCCACAACCTTTGTATTGAGTTGAATTTACATTGTCTAAATCTCTACATATACCCCAGCAAGTTTCTACTCTTTCAAGTATTTTCTAAGCTCTAAAGAATTGTTGCTATTCTATACAATATTTAATAGCATTAAGAGCCATCCAAATTATATCTCTATTTAGAATTTCTCCAGAGAATCCCTTCATCTTTTCAACAAAACAGGGATCTGTACAGGGCATATTATTTAATAAGTACATACATAATTTGAAAAAACATTCTTCCAAATGACATAATTCAAATGTATGAAGATCTGTCTTTATAAGGGTAGTATCTTCTTGATTTACTTCTAGTATCTCTTCTATAGAAACTTCTGTAAATGTTCCAAACTTATATTTAAAGAATTTATCATCATCTCCTAAGAAATATACGCCATTTGTATAAGAATCAAATGAAGATTCATCCATTTGATATACATAATTAAACCACTCTTTAGTTGGAATAATTATATGTTGTACTTTTTTAAGTCCATCTTTTTCTAAAGTAATTTCATCTATATCTATATCTGTATGTGGAACTAAACTATAAGATTCTAAAGTTTCTTCTTCGTCTGAAGAAATAGCTATAACTATATTGACAGTAGCTGTCTACCCAAATGTATAATTTCTAAAACTAACCTGTTCTTGGTCTAGATATTGGTCAGAATCTCTTTCAAGTCCACTAACTTGTATTGCACAAGTTCCTTTTTTACATATACTGAACTTAGCTTCCATATTAGAATTTTATTGTACCTGTTCCATCAACATTAGTAGTACCTGTTTTATAACCTGAACCTGAAATAGCTTTACCTCCTATTTCACAAGTTGCTGTTGCTAATGAAACTGATATATTTCCTTGACTAGTATTTGTATATAATTGAAGAGTTGCAGTAGCAGAAGTTTTAGAAGAATTTAATGATACATCACTAAGAGTACTTGTTTGAGCAGAAGCTTCATACTAACCATTATTTGTTGTATACATTACTCTTACTTTTACTGGGTCTAAATCTCCAGCAGAACAACCCTAATATACTTTATTATTATATTCAGAATAAATAGTAACAGTAACCTATGTAGTTATAACACCTTGATTTACAACTATGTCTCCAATTCTAAATGTTACATATACATCATCTGGAGTAATATTTGTAGTATGTATAACAATAGGATTCTGTTCTGTATATTGAGAAGTCTGACCTAATCCTGTAGAAATCTAATAATTAGATTCTTCACTACCTGATACTAACTTAATATAAGTTACAGGATAGTTAGAAGGATTATAAATATCCTATCTAAGTTGATTAATTTGATTAGATAGTGCAGTATAATCTCCACTTCCAGAACTTCCTCCAGAACTTCCTCCTCCAGGACTTACATTACCTTGGTCTCTATAATCTTGTACAGCCTATGCAGCAGCCTAATCTATATAAAGTTTAAACAAATTAAATATTAAACCTATATCTAGGCTTTTATTCTATATATCATTAGTTCCTTCTACTACAGCAGCAGGAATAAAAAACTTTCCTGATTGGATTATATCACTAACATCCACATCAGAACCTGAGATAGGAATATTAATGGGCTAAACTGCTAATTGTGAAATTTTTAAATCTTGTGCCATTACGATTTACGAATTGTATCATTATAAGGATTACCATCATTAAGCTACATAATTTCAAGTCTGGTTCTTTCGTCTTCGATACGATTCTTTTCAGTCTAGTATTTATCAGTAGCCTCAGCTTGGTATTTTTTAATCTCATAATCCTTTTCTACTTTATCTTGTTCGATTTGTAACTTAGCTTGGTTAAGTTGTTGTACTTGTCCCTGTGCCTTTTGAAGTTGCTGTTGTAATTCTTGAAGCTATTGTTGTAACTATTCGTTCTACTACGTAAGTTGTGCAACTTGACTATTTTCTTTCTTTTGTTTCTATAGGGCGGCGCGAAGTCTTTGTTTTATTCCTGTTAGGTCTCTTGTTGTCATAATATCAACAGTTACTTCAGGGTCAAGTAGCTAAGCTTTTACAAATTCAGGAACTAATGATCGTAATTGTTCCGAATCCTTTATAATATCAGTAGATGTAGTTATATGTATATCATAATCTGAAGTAGTAAAATGTTCTGGAAGTGCTGTAAATACTTTTTGTAATTTATCTCCAAGTATTATAACTCCAGTAAGTCCCTTTTTAAATACTACTTTAGCTACGTTAAGAATATCAAGCATCATTTCTTCAGTCAGTACATCCATCTACTAATAATATTGTTTCGTAATAGTAAATGAGTTATTTACTGAGGTCTATACATTAGTAACTGCATCTCTCTACTATATACCGTTAAGTCTCTCTCTAAATACTCCTGTAATTGATGAGGCTGTTTGCTCTACAGAGTCTATGGCTAATTGTATAGCTTGTATAGCTTGAGACTTTACAGTATCATCAAATCCATTATATATTGTATTCATTGGGGTCTAACTTCCTAAATTACCTCCTTCTTGTTGAGTATCTATAAGAGCCATACCTGTCTTTTTATAAGCTAAGAATTTCTATAGTCTTTCAGGAAGATCCTTACCTAAAAATTTAGGAAGAACTGATACATCAATCCAATCACCTACACTTCCAGAAGATGCTATTAGATTATCTCTATAGAAATGAAGAAGATCATACTTATCTTGAAGAGAAGCACAAGCAAGTACAAGAGAATAAGGTTCAGTACCCCTATTAGTAAAGTAAATCCCATTTATAGAGAGACCACAGTAGGAAGGATTATCATGAGAACGTACTACAGTATCATCTTTACCTATAATTATATAGATATTTTCTCCAATACGTATAGTTTTATGTCTCTGCATAGTAAAATTTTTATCTGCTTCCAACCATTCTACTTCATAAACTGGAATAAGTTCAAAATGATGTGAATGGAAAGTATCAACAGGATATCCAGGAACTATTTCTTTTCCTGCTCGTATACCATCTGTAGAAGGACGTCCATCGCAATAAGCAAATGAACGTACATAATAAGAATCACTATCAAATGTATCTCTCCAAGCTTCTCTTAATTTTTCTACATCCTCTTTACTTAGTTGCTCTCCATATTGATTAAGTACTTGTTGTCTTGTTAACCATTTACGAACTACTGCTCTATGAGAATCCTTTACATATGGACTTTCAGGATTAGTATCTATAAATGTATTTAATGGATTAAGTACTTCAACATTTACATTCTATCCAGATGCTGTAGGCTTAACTCTATAAAATGTCCATCCAGTTATAAGAAGATCAAGAAGTAACATTTTATGTTTAGTAATAATATCAGCTTCTCTACTCTACATTACAAACTAAATTACATTCTATGCAGCTTGTTCATAATCAGAAACAAAGTTAGAGTCAAGTTCATCTATAAGCTCTTGCATATCTCTTTCTATACTCTAATCAACAATTTGTTGATTTCCTTGTATAGATTGTAATATTTTATTTTTATATCTTTTCTTTAGAAAATCATATACTTCTGCTTTTATTTTAAGTTCTTTTTCTCTTGTAATTCTTGATATAGTTCTTGAATCTTTACACGTAGCTTTTGGTTGTAGGGGCACCCCAAGATATTCTCCTACGAGGGCATCTACATGTTTACGAATAAGAGGTATAAATTCAACAGAAGTTGGATTTCCTATACCATAGTTTTCTTCCAAATAACGAAACTACTCAGCATCTCTTTTTCCATTATAATAGTTATATGCTTTTTGTAATTCCCACTTAGGTTTAACAAGTTCTGCTATGGTTTTGTTTGTAATTTCAATATATTCTTTATCTGTTTTCATGTTTACATGCACAGCTAGTATCAAAACACTAATCATCTGGAGAAACCCTGTAGCCAGTGAAGTAATGTTCGTCAGTTAAATGTCTATCTCTTAATTCTTGAACAAAGAATTTTAAGAACTTATCTAAAGGAAGTTCAGCCATTATAGTAATAGGTCTTTCATCATTCTATATACCAAGACGTACTTTATAACCTATAGGATGGAGTTCTTCTACAGATAAAGTTCCTACATAATCTTTACAATATGTTTTACGTATACTTTCTAGGATCACTTGTTCTAATTCTGTTAACTGTTTCATTTGTAAATTCCTGTAAGACTTTTACTTTATAATTAGTATTCTTAGGAATAACTCCAAAACGCTTTACTCCCTTATCATCTATATAATATCCAATATCTTTAAACTGATCTTCTTCAGCAGGTTCAATATCAGTTGCTATAATTCCTCCAAGTTCCTCATCTGCTAATTCACACATACCCATTGCAGCTATAATATCAAATTTCCCTTTCTTTTCGTCTGTATACCTATTTAACTAGTCAAGAAATTCAGGAAACCATATATTATGGCAGTAATCTTCCACATAAGCGGCAATAAGGTCTGTTTGATGATTAATAATAGTAGGAGTTGCAGGAGTTCCTATAGTATTTCCTATTTTCTTTGCTGCTTCTGGATATGTAGCACGAGGCCTTCTCATAAAATAATCAATCCAACCACGTCCTTTAGCCCAATTAAGCATTGAGAGACGTGTAGCCTCTATATTACATCTACAATTATAGTACATCATAAGCTTCATAGCTGTCTAGAATGCCTATCTTTCATCATCAGGACGGAACATATAATATGCAACATACATAGGCTCCTACAATCCAAAAGCTCTTTTCTTTATAACTATAGAGAATTTAGATGGATCTTTAGTTTCTTCTGAGGTTTGATCTTGTCCAATATCAATACCATCTATACCTGCTATATAAAGATTCCTTTTCTTTTCGTAAGAAATAGTATTGCCTTCTTCATCTTGATGTATTCCTTCCCATATAGGATGTTCAATAATATGAACAAGCCCTGTATTACCAGGAACCCATCTAACACCTGTTATATTCTTTGTGTTAGTTCTATCAGAACCGGGTTTATATAAGAATTGTAGATCTCCATTCTCTATAGGACGACCTTCTTTAAGTACTTTTATTTTTGTTATTTGTTCTGCAATTAGAACTTTATTAAATTTGTTTGTTCCTTCGAGTGCAAATGCTTCTTCTGCATTAAAACAATACTCCGCTGAGTATTCTACAAGTCCTCTAGGATCATTTGCTCTTTTCTTTCTTTCAGCTTCATAATAAGCCTTTCCTTTTTTCCAGTCACAAACTCCTCTTTTATCATTGTAACTGGATTGATATAAAGCTATATAAGCAGGGATAAAATAACAAGTTTTTACCCAATCTCCATCCTATGTGTAGTTATGTAAAAAGGGTAAGACATCATGTCCTTCTGGATCATAGTAAAGATTACTAAGACCTTCAAGAGCTGGGCCACTATCACCACCAGTTCCACCAGCTAATATAATTCCGAACTTATTACCACCAAGAGAAACTAAAGCTTCACCTTTAATAAAGGATCTTCTAAACTTTGGATTAGAACCTGCTTCCTCAAGTACTAATAAATCTACACGATCACCTCTTATTTTAGAGTCGTCGTCAGCTATAATACCTTCAATTTGAGATTTCCATCCATCTTCAATTTTTTGACCTTGTACTATTTTATAATAAGAAGCTCTTTTCTTATATATTGTATCAGATACCTATCTAAGTTTAAAAAATCCTCCTTCAGTATTATCATTTAGAAAGCTAAGTTCTCCCCAAATCTTTTCAAGTGTCTTATCTACATAGTTTTTAGATGCTGCAGTCATTAGAGTATTAGAACCTCTAAATGTAGAATACATACAAGCACATAAACAAGCATTTATTTCTGAAAATCCGATACCACGAGACTTCATAAGTCCACAATTCTTACGTAATATTCTACATAGTTCATAATAGTGGAAGAATTCATACTAATAAACATAGAAATTAGGATAGATATTTCCACGAGAACTACCAGCCTTAGCTGAGTCAGTATTTGGTAATTGATAATAATTAAGAAAGAAGTAATGTGGACCTGTAATAGTGTATCCATTTACTGTAAGCCCCTCTCTACATTTTACATATTCTGCATGCCAAAAATCAGCATATGCTTTTGAACCAGGAATAAATGAACAGTATTTTCCCGTTCTATTTTTATTATCTCTTGCTTCTGTAAACCATTCAGGTCTAAAATCAAGTCCATGTTCTTCATCTATAGGTTTATACCCTGTTAATTCATAGGACAATCTCTTATCAAAAAAAGTAATAGCAGCGTCCCTGGGAACATCCCAAGCAGAACGCTGCTATCTAACCTATGCAACACGTTGCTGCACCTCATTGTGTATTTCCTCTTCTTCTTTTTTCTTTTCTTCCTTTATAACTTTTTCTACAATTTCTTGTACTGGTTCTGGAAGTAAAGCAGAAGGTTTTTTACGAGGACGTCCACGTTTTTTCTTCTCCTCTGCCATTAGAAATCAGTTGGTAAATATCCTTCTACAGCTCCTGCACGTAATTGAGATGCTTCTTCCATCTCCTTTTTAACTGCTGACTCAAGAGTTTTTAATTCTTCGTGCACCTTAGAAAGATTTGAGATTTCAGCCATTATATCTTTAACCTTATATATAGGCTTACCCGTCTAAGCATCACGTTCTTCGGGGTCTATATTTGTAAAATAGTCTATAAATTTATCTACTGTAAGTTGTGCTGCATGTAGCATTCTTATCGTCCTATTACTTTCTTGTAAAGCACGGTACTTTCTACAAGCAGCCCTAAAAAGAGGATCATTAAACTCTTCTTCAGTGAGTCCAGAATCTTTGAGAGCTTCTTCATGTCTTTCTTGCTCAGTATATCCTGCATATAAAGACTACCAATCAAGTGCTAGCCATATATATGTAAATTCCTTAAAAGCTCTTAAACATTTTTCTCCAGTTTTATCAGCATCACATATATTACGACTCTTCTGTACTAGTGCCTTAAACTCACTTATCAGTAGAATTTCAGGTTTCTCTAGTTCAACCTTACCATTAACATTATTATACTGGAAAATATGTAACATTAGTGTTTAATTAAAGGTCTTTTCAAGTTCTTGAAGAAGTTAGTTTTTGCCCCAGGCTATGGAGAACCAACTAACATATTACCTACATGTTTATTCCATCCATCTTCAATTATAGGAGTATTCCAATAAATAGTATCATTTCCTTTTGGAGAAGAGTAAATAGTCCTACCACCTTTTACTATCGCATCATCTCCAAGCCAAGTATTGCCACCATTATAATAATCATAGAAAACTTCACTAGAAACTCCTCTTCCGTTTCCTAGATCCATATTTCTTTTATCAAGATGCCATCGTTTATCAATTCCATTTACAGTTGTTTCTGGAATAGATCTTACAGGCTGTGGAGCAAATCTATTACTTTTATTTGAACCTCCAAACTCTCCGCCTCCTTGATATAAAGGTTTTTCTGTAAGTTTATCTCCATTTTGTGCAGACATTATTTGGCCTAAATTTGGAGTCTATCTTCTTTGTATTCCCTAAGCTTTTAAATATCTATCAAAGAATTCACCTGAACCAGTCCAACCTGAAGGCATAGCCTCAGTAGCTTCCTATTGTAATCTCATTTTAGTCTATACAGGGAGATCATCATATATTGTTCCTCCATATTGAAACTTATTCAGATTTTTTTTTTCGAGGCCCAAAGATTGTCTAAGGGCCTCTAAGGTTCCTCCAATTTGATGTTTCTTCATCTTACCACCACACTCTTTCTTTTTAAGTTGGATCTTTTTATCTTTATATTGTTGAAGTGCATTCTTCTTAGGTTCTGTCTTTCCTCCACCTTGATTTTTCTTTACACATTTACAACCTATAGCTCCACCTTTTGCAAAGTATTCAAGCTGTTCATCTTCAGCACATTGGTGTTTCAGATTTTTAATATATCTAAGTTTAGCACCATGTTTAGCAACTTGTGCTTGCTGCGCTTGCATTTCTTGCATAAACTATCCAAGTGCTTGTTCAAGTGCTTGAGGATTAGATTGTAATTGCTGGATATCTACACCTTTTTGTTGAGCCCACTATGCAAAAGCCTACATAAGTTGTTGCTACTGTTCTTGTGGTAATTGTTGAATCTGTGCTAGAATGCCTCCACCTTGTTGTGGAGCTGCACCTCCTTGTTGATACTTATTAATCATAATTTAATTAAGTCTTTTGTATTCCAAACTTCTTCTTGTAAAAGTCCATCTTTAGTGAACCATCTACAACGAATTCCTTTTAATGATTGATCTTCCTTCTTATATATATAGTTCTCTTTTCTTACTACCAACATTATTGGCTTATTGGGTAAGTCCTATTTAATTGTAACCAAATCACCAGGCATAAAATAAACTTTCTCATCCATTGTCTTTTATTTTATTAAAACGAGCACTAAGACCTTCATTTATAGCAGTCATAATACTCTGTTCGTTTACAAGTACAAGTCCTTGCTTATAAAAAGGTACAGGTGTTTCAGAGACTTTTCTCCACATAACTATATCACCTTCTTCTATCCATTTACAAGCAGGACCACTATCTATTACTGTTCCTACATGAATAAATTGTTCCTCTTCTTCCCATTCTCCAGTTTCATGACTTTTATAAGTAGGTTTCATACCTCCAAGATCGGTAATAATAGCACCTTCTCTTTTAATCATTTGAAATGGATTTTCATTAAAGGGTTTAATAAGAAGACCCGCTCCTATTGCTTTAATTTCTAGTTTATTAAGATCAGAGCAAAGAGATTTCTGATATCGTTTTAAAAGTTCTGCATGATCATCAAGTTTCTTCACATATTGTTCAACCTGATCATTAAATTTAGATTTAGCCTCATCCTTTACTATATCATCTACACTCTATTTATCTCTATAAAAAATCTTACCGTCCGATACTTGTCTTGCAATTTTCTCGTTCTCTGTAGGAACATTACTAAAATCATAACCGTTTAAAGTGTCCATTGTTCATTACCATTTTTTAGCGGGACAAGAGGCTGTCGATAAAGTTGTCTTAGCTTGTAAACGGCAACCACATCCTCTATAATATCCATTTTCTTGTTCTGTACTTATCTCATTAGTTTTAGGGTTTAACCATAAATTACTATTACATATTCCTCCAAGTGAATCCTTATATAAAGGACACTTAAGGCAAATCTACATTCTCTTTTCTTTTAGGTCTTCATTCAAACCTAATATTTCATTAACATGCCCTTTTACTATTTGTCCTATTTCCATTAGTATTCTATTCTTTTATACTTAGCTCTTTGTTTTTCTCTAGTTACTTCTTTCTTATAATGTTTAAACATTTTTTCTACTTCATCTTTTAGATAATCAAGATGATATACTGTTTGCTTTCCATTATGATCAAAGTGTACCATGATAAGTTCTTGTAAATTAAGATCGGGGCGTAACTGTTGAATCATCCAAGCATAGGTAGATAGTTGTAAAGTATAATGCCAATAATTACAATCATCTAAATTATTTAAAGGATAAAGCATCTTAGATGTACTCTTAGTTTGGGTATTAAATCCAGATTTTTGTTTTATTTCTTTGTTAGTCTTCCAATCTAGTATCCAAAATTGATTGCCAGAAATAGCTAACAAGTCTATTTGTCCTGCTAATCTTAGTAGTTTATCATCGGACATGTAAGAAATTAAATACTCTGGGTAAACTCCATTATCTAGATCTAAGTCCGTTCTTCCTTTATCACAGACAAACTTTCCTCCTACTCCAAATTTCTTTAGAGTTACATTAGCTCCCATATCATACATACTTTGTTCTAACTTAGCATGTATTTTAGTACCTCTTTCACATGATTCTCTATTTGTTTTATCCCACTCATCTAAAATTCCTTGTTGTGCTTTATTAAATTCTAACTCCCTTATATTATAAGTAGTAAGTAACTCCTTATCTATTTTATGAGTTGTAAGCAGCGATTTCTTTTCCATTCCCCAAGCTTCTGTAGGTATTAACTGTTCTAAGGCTTTATAACCTGACCAGAATTCCTTATCGAAAGGTTGAGCATATCTTTCAATTAAAGTTGTCACTGATATATACTTTTCATTGTCATTTACATTCCAGTATACATGAGAGTCCTCATTAAAGCATACTGTTCCATTTTGCTTGTCAATTGTCATAATTATATTATTTCTCGGTGTCTATCAATCTAATCTCTTACTTCGTCTCTTATTCTTTGATTAACTCTACTTGTGGCTTCTCCTAATTTGGATTTAATATAAATACTAACTCCGAAGATACCTCCAGCGTAGGCTAATGCTTGTGCTACATACCATAGAATGCTAGCTTCTATTGCTTGTATAGCAAAAAATGATAAAAAGGCCAAAACGATGGCACTAAGAATCATTGCTATAGCCGAACCATACTGAATCCAATCTTTTGTATTACTTTGCATATTTTAATTTTGTTTTAGTAAGAAGTCCAAGATATATCCTACTAAGATATAGCATATTTATCTATCATATTTATATATTATTCTTATTGCTTTTTGAACTAATCAAACTTAATATTATTTTTAGTAGAACCCAAATATTTAAGAATTTTAATATTTTATAAAGGCTTATGAAGATTTATGGATTAAAATTTGGAGGAAAACCAACTGGAGCTTTTGACTTCAGACCTAACAGAACTGTTGACAGTAACCCTACACTATCTAATATGAAGGGTGACTACAAAGATAGAAAGAAAAAACTTATAAAAAGAAAAAAGAAATGACACTTGAAGAAGTAACACCATATATTATAAAAGGTCATTGGGGACTATTACCTAATTACAAGGGATACTTTAAATATGACTACTACAGATAGTGTGTTTATATGTAGAATAGAGATTATAAAAAGTATGATTTGACAGATGAACAATTAAGAACTGATTTTTATTATATAACATGATTATAAAATTACAAAATGGAGATAAGATAAGATCTGAAGCAAGAAGAAAATATAAAGAATATTCATAGCTTTCTATAGGTTAGAAATTAAAAAGGAATCTAAATATAGCTTCTAACTTTTTAAAAGAAGGTCCAAATGCAACTAACTTTGGAAATGCAATCTCTGCTTTATTTGGAGGCTATAGTCCAGAAAATCCAGATTTACATTATGGAGAGGCTCCAGGTGTAGGTATAAAAAACTTTGCAAATTTAGTAAGAACAGCAAGAGTTGCTAGAGAGTTTAATGATGTAGTAAAAGGTCCAGTTAACTAGTTTAAGTTACTAAATAACTTTATAGAAAAATTTGTTACTAATCCTAAAGGGTCTGGAAAACTTGTACATTATGATAAAGGTAATGGTAAGTCTATATATCAAGAAAATAGAGGAGCTTCTATAATAAATGGTAAGCTTATACCAGGAAAAACAAAGAGAGAAGGTTAGAAGAATTATACTTGGTGGAATACTGATAATCCTTACATGAATGTACATAAAGCGAAAGAAGGTCCTCTTAGTCCTACTAGATATATAGTAGTAGATGGAAATGCACAGTTTAAACATCCTTTCGATTTAAAAGAACCAGTTGGACAAAGTGCAGGTAAAGGTAGAGGTTTTATTATAAAAACTGAAAGAGTTACAGATAAACCTGTAGATCTTACTAATGCTGATATTTATGAAAAAAGTCCATTTGGATGGTGGGAAAAGATAAAAGTATAGCCTACACCAGAAGTTACTAAGAGTAAACAATCTAGACTAGTACCTCCTGGTACATATCCTTTATATAGAGGTCCAAGATTCGATATAAATGAAATAGTAAATTCTAATGGAACAATTAATCCAAGAAAGGCTATGTATGTTTAGCATACAGTTGCTAAACAATTTGGAAAAGGAGCTTATAAAATGGAGCACAGACTTGAAAATCCCGAATGGCATCAAAATGATCCTACCACATATCATCATACTAAAAATGTAGTATAGAGTGCTTGGGAGATTCCTACTCCAGAGGGTTATACTAAGTAGGATTAGATGATTGCTGCTTTAGGACATGATTTTGGAAAAATAATAGCAGGTGATGGACATGCTCAAATAGGTGCGGAGCTTGCTAAGCAAGTGTTTCCTAATTTAACTAATGCTCAATATATAGCTATTGCTGAACATATGGGATCTCCTACAACTCTTCTTGGAAAAGCTACCAAGATGGCTGATATGAGAAATGGTATTGTTGTAAGAAATATAAATGGTAAAACTAGAATATAGTTACCTACACATACTGATGCTAAGCCAAGAGAAATTGTTATGGAACCTAAAGGAAATAATAAATATTATATCCATATGAGAGTTTGGGATGATGTAAAAAAGCATATTCCAGGCAATATTAATAATGTAGAAAAGAGTAATTTATTTCAAACTCTTTATGAAACATTACCTGATGGTGCTGAAATACTATTTCCTAAATCAGGTCCAGGTAATTATGGTACTAGAGGAACTGTTGCAGGATTACAAAGATTATCTAAAGATTCAAGATTTACTCCTGGAACTAAAGGAATATTACAATATCTTGATAAGGATGGTAAGACTGTAAAGACTTATGAAGGAACTAGTTTTATTAAAACCCCAAAAGTAGGAGAAAGACCTGCAGTAAATGGACCTGTAAATATATTCTAGAAGCCTGTTGAAAGTAATGACTCAAAACAAAATGTATATATCCCAGATAAATAGGGTTGGAAAGAACTTTCTTACCCGGCATATATAAATCATGTATGGAATAGATTAAAAGCTAAAGGAATAAAAACTGAGCCTTTCGATAGAAGTAATACTAATCAAGAAACTCTTATGAATTTCTTTAATAAAGGATTTAATCCAGTATTTAAAATATATCCACAATCTAATCTAAAAGCACATGCACAAGAAATTCTAAGAAGAATGAAGAACTTCGGATTGGATGTAGATAATACCATAGGAGAACTTCCTTTATATGGCAAGAAGAGTATAAGAGACCTAGTAACTCTTAATTCTGGACGTACTAGTTATGTGGGATATTATAATAACCCTGGAATTCTAGGAACATATTTTCATAATAATGGAACTAGTATTGTAGATCCTGGATATCCTGAAGATGGAATAAGTGCATTACAATCTATAGCTACTACTATGCATCATGAACGTAATATGCATGGAACTTAGAAGTTTTTAACTCCAGAAATGTGGAAACTTTACGAAGATTTTATATCTAAAATAACTTAGAACTTACAAGCTATTAAGACTTCAAATAATAAAATTGAATTTGTTATTAAACATAATAATGGAGAAACTACACCAATAGGCAGAGGTTCACTGAAAAAAGAAGAATTAAGAGCAACTATTGGTGAAATGGTCAGAAATATATATAATAATATGGCTTATAATAGAGCAGTGGTAAGAAATCCTAATGTGAAAAAATATGATTTAGAAACTATAAGACCGTACTTTGAATAGGTAGTTGATGAAATTCCAGATGAACAGCTTAATTATATGTTAAGTAATACAAATGGCTATGGAGTAGATTATGCTGAGATAGGTCCGAGAGAAAATCCAAAATTCTTTGATGAATTAAGAACATTATTGAAGATTGCTCCTGCTACTATTCCATTTTTAATACCAAGAAAGGAGGAAAAGAAATGATATATCACTTAAAAGATGGTGGACAAATTCGTAAAATGTAGACTGCGGCAGGAGGACCATTATATTTATCTGTAGATAACATAAAAAATGGAGCTAATGCTCTTGGTTCAGCATTTTTAAAAGGATTAGGAGCAATAGGTAAATTTTTAAATGCTGGATTTACTAGTCCTACTTATGGAACGACGGGACAAGTTAGTTATGCAAGAAATGCTGAAGATGCTAAAAGATAGAGAGAACAATCAGAAGCTTCTGAACAGGCTATGGGAAAAGCAATGACTTGGGTTAGTCCACTTAATTATGGAGCTGCTGTATGGAATGGACATGGTCTAGATGCTAGAAAAGGAGAAGAGGAAGTTGCTTCCTGGGCTCCTGCTTGGCAAGCAATTGGAAGATTAGGTGAATTATATGTTGGACCTAAAGTAATAAAAGGAGTTAAATCTACTCCTAGAGTAGTTGTAAATACTGCTGCCAAGGCTGGAGTTAAACCAGCTAAAGCTGCTGTAGTTGCTAGAGAAATTAATAAAGCTACTAAAAATAAACCTAATATAGAGATTCCTAAAGCAGAAACAAGAACAAAGGTTGGAGATGTAGAAATAGATAATCCTTAGTTAGCGTATAGACAAATTGGAAATGGGGGTGGATAGAATTTTTTAAAAACTGGATATGCTTATACTCCCAAAGAAACAGAAAATTTGCTAGGTTTTTGGAATGGAACTTTTAAACCAACTCTTAAACAAAGAGCTGGAATAGATCCTGGATTTACTGATATGAGACCTATGTATTCTTAGGGAAAACTATGGTTTCCTGCAGGAGAAGGAGATTTAATAGTTACAAATAAACAACTTAGACTAGGAAATTCTAAAGGAGGGATTACAGCAAGTGAAGCTAAAGCTGGAACTAGAAGAATCTCTAGTTACATAGGAGAAGTTACTCCTGAAAATTCTTAGGTATTTTCTTGGAAACCTGGATATGGTTATAAAAAATTAGTCCAAGAGCCTTCAACTTCTTTAGCATTTTTTGAAAGGAAACCTTCTGGAAATAATATTGTCGGAGCATCTTATGATTACCGTATGGAAGATCCTAAAGGTAGTATGGATTTTCTTAAACAGTTTTTTGCTTAGTAGAAAATTAATGGAAAAGAATATACTTTAGAAGGATTAAGAGATGCAGCAAATGTACAACAAGGTTTACCTGAACATATACAATCTTATCTTAATTAGAATACTGTAGAAAGAGCTGTCAGGGCTATGAGAAAGAATGGGTACTCTGAAAGAGAAATTCAATAGTATATTGATAAGGTAAATGAAGAAATGAATAAAGTAAAAGTTGGAATGTATTCTGATTAGGAATATAATGCTGCAGGAGCTTAGGACTTTGGAGGATTTTATAATAAGGAATCTAACTTTATCTCAGTTAATAGAGACGCTCACTTAAAAGACTCTAAGTTTACTCCTGAATATATAATGAAACATGAGGGAAGACATTTAATTGATTATAATACCTCTATGACTGATGATGTAATAAATACTCTTGAAAAAGCTTATGACAAAGATTTTTTAGAGATTCCTAAGCATGAAGATGCTGGAAGTTTAAAAGATTATCAGCATATGGATAGAGAAAGAGTAACTACAAATAGAGATGCTCGTGATGTATTATTAACTAGTAAAGGAAAGTATTTATAGAATAAACATGATTTTATAATAGATTCTTCTAAACGAGGTTATTCTACTGATATGATAGATTTTTAGAATAAAATCATAAAATATGTTTAGCCTGAAGACATTGTTAATGCTGTAGAAAATTCTAATGGTTATGGTAAAAGATATATTAATTATTTAAAAAAGAATAATAAATTAACTCCAACTAAAATAGAACAATTAAGATAGGCAATGATTAAAGTACCTAGTTATCTATTACCAGTAGCTGGTGGATATACTTTATATAATTTATTTAATCAACCATAGCAACAATTACAATATTAGAAACAAGGAGGAAAGATAAATAAAATTAGAAAAATGTAGACTGCAGCAGGAGGTCCTATAAAGAAACCTATTAAGAGATAGAAAGATGGTTATAGATATATTCCAGATGAGAAAAATGGTGGATGGGACAGAATATCTGATAATGCTATGTCAGATGTTTTTGCTACTAATGTTGTTGAAGGAAAAGATAAAAGAGCTGATGTAAGAATAGATAAAAAATCTGAAAATTTCGATAGAAAATTTAAATATGATGAAACAGAAATTCCATTTATAAAAGATAAAGAAATAACTTTAACAAATGCAGGATTATATACAGGAGCAAAATTATCTACTAATTTATTAGATAGTATTGCTAAATACGCAAAAATTTCTGGACTTCCACTTAAAACAGCCGTAGGATTGGTAGCTAAAGAAACTTCTTTAGGAAATCCTACTGTAGATTCATCTCTTAAAAAATTAGCTGGAGATGATTTTGCATATCAATTAGCAAAAGCACTTAACGGAGGATAGCACATAAATGAAGGAAAAGCACTAAATCCCAAAGATTTAATAAATTTTCATTATGAAGAATAGAATCCTTATTTAGGATTAAAAAATATTGCATATAAAAAATCTGTTGGAAATATGGGTGATTACGGAAGAGAAGGACCTTTTGGTGACGAAGATTTCTTAAAAAGATACAGGGAATAGTTAAAATTGGGTGAAAATTATTCGGATAACTAGGCAAAAAAACTATTAAGTAATTTTAATCCTAATAAAAATGTTTTACAAGCAGGTTTTGAATTTTATAAATAGAATCCTAGAAAGTATAATTATAATCAAACCAATTATCCATAGTTAGTGGAGGAGAGAGGTAATATGGTTTATAATTCTCCTGAGTTTAAATCGTGGCTATCAACTTCTGAATATAAGAAACAAGGAGGTAAATTGAACGCAATAGAACAATTTAAAGAAGGGCATAAAATCCATATAAAAAAGAAGAATAGAGGTAAGTTTACTGCATACTGTGGTGGTAATGTAACTTCTGCTTGTATAGCTAAAGCTAAAGCCAGTGGTAATCCTACCTTAATAAAGAGAGCTACATTTGCTGACAATGCAAGGCACTTCAAGCACCGTCTCGGAGGAAGTATATGAAGAAAAATAAGTTTTATAAGGAAAATAAAAGAATATTATAGGAAAGAAAAACTAAATGTTGTATATGTGGAGAAGAAGCTAAGTGTTGTTTAGAGTTTCATCATTTAAGAGATAAGCTATATAATATATCAGAGGCAGCTAGTCATATACCTACAGACCTATTTAAAAAGGAACTAGATAAGTGTATATGTATATGTTCTAACTGTCATAAAAAGTTACATAATGGATTACTCAAATTACCAAGTTAAATATATTGAAAATCCTACTTTTGTTTCTAAGATTCCAGAACTAGAGTCCTATGAACCAATAAGTATTAGTAATTTATAGATGGATAATGCAGAACCTCTCCCTCCTACTTAGTTAATTATATAGGAGGAAGAACAGCCTCAAAAAGCTAATCCAGTAAAAAGAGTAATAAAGTAGAGTAAACTTCCAGATCTTCCTAAGTCTTAGAGATTGGCCAATTTTAATTTAGCATACGATCAAGCTTTAAAATCTGATACTACTGGATAGTTAGCATCTAGAAGGAATTTACTAACAAGATTAGCATACTAGGAATCTGGGTTTAGACATAATATAGGAAATAGTAGGGGAGTTCCTGCCTTTGGTTATTTCCAATTTATGTAGGGTAACTACAGAGGTAAAAATTATAATAATGTAGGACAATATGCAGGTGTAGATTTAAATACCTTTAGAAACTCTCCTGTACTTTAGATACAAGCAGCTAATAATCTGGCTAATTATTTTATAAATAGTTTTTCTAAAACAGAAATACAAAGATTACATTAGATGGGTTATTCTGACAGTGCTATAATAGCAGGTGCTTGGTTAGGAGGCCCAGGAGGTGTAAGAGCATTTGCTTTTAAAAATCAAGATAGAAAGGATGTTAATGGTACAGGTGTAAGTACTTACATGAAAAAGTTTAATAATTTATAATTCTTATATAATAAATAGGCTCTCCAGTAAAAGGAGGGCCTTTATTTTTATATGTACTGTCCAAAGTATATATCTTATCTACACGAAAAAAGGCATACCTCCTCTATTTAAAGAAGAAGTATGCCTGATTGTCGCATTTAGCCGGCTTCATTAAAGTATATCCTTAATAAGTGATAAGTCATAAGGATATAAAGGTATGTTATATTTTTGGCAGGTTAATCTTATATTATCATATCTATAGAATGCTTTATTGCAGAATACAAGTAACTTACCCGATTGTGCATATAGTCCAAGTTCTAGTAGAGATATTGGAGATGTAGAATTATCTAAAAGGCACATTATAATAATATCTGCTTGATCAAGATGTGCTTGTTCCCATTTAATTTGGTATTCTAGTTCTTCTTTAGATAGTTCTCCCGTCCAGTCTTTTCTACGTGGATTGAAGAATACAGTATCTTTGTTTTTACACATATCTATAAGTTCCTCTTGCCAGTTTGTACTATTTCCATTATCGATAGTTCCAGCTAAGAATACTGTTTTAGTTCTTGGATATATTACATTCATAGTACAGAAATAGCATTAAGTTCGTCTTGCCAATCTAAAAATTCTTGTTCATTTAGTATGTTATAATCTTTTGCAAGCCTATAAATAGCTTTTGCTGCATCAACATGAGCTTTAAATAACTCTTTCCATAAATCATTATTCATAAACATTTAATATTTAAAGGTTAGTTGGGGTAGTAGGATTCGAACCCACACTTACGCCTTCAGAGGGCTACGGATTTAGAGTCCGCTGTGCTACCATTACACCATACCCCAAAATTGAACTTAGCATTACTAAGTTCATGTAATAAAAGGAAGAAGTCCATCACTCTTCTTCCATAATTCTCAATAGAGAATTTAATCTAAGTACTTAGTAAATTTTTGGTCCTAGAATTGGATCTCCAGGAATAGTCATTGTATTAGTACTCCATACAGGAAAAGGTTCAACTATACATTCAAGTATAGCAAATAAATCATCCAAGTCTAGGTCAGGAAATCTCTCGTGAAGATTCTGTAAAGTTTTCTTAGTATCAATCATATGGAGTATTTTTCACGAATAGCGTCCACCTTCATTTTAGCAACAATCTTTACAATGGTTTTAAAGTTGTTAATAAGCTGTGGAGTAACTTCTTTAATTTTAGATAAGTCTTGTCCTGTTTTCTTTGTATATTGAGCACAAGCTTCTACAAAAATATCATCATCTAATGTCTTTAAATAGTCTTCAAATTCTTGTTGATAGTCCTTTCCCTCTATTGTTATTATGAGTTTATTCTTTTCCTGAGAAGCAGTTACTGAATAGTTACCGAAACCAAGTAAAGAAGGACTAAACTCTTTAAGAGCCTCATTCAGCTCTATCAGTTCTTGTTTAGTAAGTTGTTTCATATTCTTATTAATTATTACATTGCTAATATAATGCTCCCTCCCCTATATAAAAAGAAATTAACTTATATTAATATTATTATATATAAATTAGGAAATTAATTATTTAAAATACACCTCCCTGGGTATTTTGCAGTAAAAGTGCTTATATTATTAAGTTTTTCTTCTATAGAAATTTTCCAAATTTAAAATTTTTTGAAAAATATGAGAACGAGACCTCACTACCCCCTTAGCCCCTCCACCATATTTGAGTTGCAAAACAAAAACATTTATTCACTAAAAAACATTACAATTATGGAAAAAGCATTAGCAATGAACATCGTTAAGTCGGTTATGGACGCTCAGTTCACAGCCGCACAGAAGGAGTCTTGGAACCGCGAAGCACAGGGCATGCCCCTGCTGGAGGGCGAAACCTACCACGTTAAGACTATCACCGAGGACAATATCCACGTTGGTACGATTGGCACAGGTGCCGCCAACGCTGGTGACAAGTTCCTTCAGTTCGAGACCGTTGAGGGCACTATGTTAGGTCTGTCCCAGATTGCTCGAAAGGGCAACGGGCTTGGCTTGGAAGGCACAACCCGTCAGGAGCTCGTGGCTGATTTCATCAGCAAGGTTAACACCCACTGCGAGGAGAATCCCGACAGCACAGGTTTCGCTCTCAAGGTTAAGAGCCTGAAGACACGCCCAGGTCAGAACGGTCAGATGGTTATTCCTACCTTCCAGTTGGCATAAGGCGAGTGGGGAGCAATCCCCACAGCCTTCGGCTGTGTGTAGGTACAGAGTAACCTAGGAGAAATGAACTTAGCGCCGCTTCGCTAGCTAAGCTCATTGGAGGAGAGGAGGAGAGTATGCGTCCGCGCAACTCCATCTCTTCTTCTCTCCGTTCTTTGTTGTTTATGCTAAAAATAGTTGTATGTTTGCTGCAAGTAGCATGTCTGAAAGATTCATTTCTTGTAAGGCAACCTTTATAAATGATGATGTAGTCCAGTTACCTAAATACAGAGAGTTTTTAGCTCATCCTGTAAAAGCTAGAGGTGATTGGTTCATCACATTCTATTTTGGTTGGCATCACCAGGTAGAACTGGTCAAGATTATAGATATGAAGGATTTGAAGGATTTTAAAGGAGATTGAGTTGTGCACCGAGGCCAAGCCACGGGGGCAGAATCCCATCCACGACCTTTTCACCTTGATTTTCCATACTCCATTTTTTCTATTGGAGAGTAGTATATAGATTGTACATTGTAAGTAGTGAATAGATTATTCTGAATTTTTAGAAGCAATTCTAGATTTTTAGAGTCAAGTAGATAACAACTGAAAAAGATATATGGCTCATTTTGATCCACGTAAGCCTCTTCGTATTCCATGTGCAGGGAGAGGTTGTGAGTATCTCATTACTGGTGATGACCAGAAAGAGTACTGCACATTTTGGAGACAGTTATATGGCAAGGATTTCGAAGTCACACGAATCTCTTGTCCAAAGTGTATGTGACACCAAAACCTAAGGACTGTATAGGTAAGTCCAGAACTAGCAATGAGATACAAATATGCTATCCTTCACAAAGGTCAGGTTATTGACTATTGTGATACTCCAGACCAGGCAAAGTACTGGTTATCAGAGCCTAACACTGAACTGGTTGAAATTGCAAAAGCCTCTAAGGTAGTAGTGCAATATACTGAGCTTTCAGGTCCTTGGGGATATGGGCATCAGGAGGAATCTTTCGCTACATATGGAGCATTACTTCCATGTATTCGCAGACTCTGTGCTTGGATTCAAGAAGAAGCTCGTACATTTGGACCAGATCCCAGAGAAATTAGAGACTTTTTCAAGTATTGTCGTCTCTATATCAACGGAGAAGATAAGTCTGAGTGGCTATGGAAGCAGATAGACAAGTTAAATCTAAAGACTTTGTACGTATGAAGATAAAGTACTCTAAGTTCGAGGTTGACACCAGCCTCGAGCTTCCTCTTGAAGAGGAAAAGTGGCATGACATCCTAATGGATGAGTTTTTCAGACACCACATTTATATCACTACCAAAGAAGGAAAGAAAATAAGAATTTCCAAGGAAGAGGTATTTCTGTGGCATGTTCAAGAACTTCTCAGTAATGATGAGCAAAGAGCTACCGAAGCTCTACGTTCTATCATATTTAATCGTGAACAAGAACTTGCTGATCTCAGGAAAGCTTTATGACACTTACATATAAAGGTAGAAAGTTCCAGACATCTCGTGTAGATTTCGGAATCAATTCAGATGGCATCTTAATAATGTCGTTTGATAAGGGAGTAGTCGAAAACCCAGACATGGGGCAAGTATCAATAACAGAATAAAACCTTATGGTGTATAGGCAACCGTAGCTAGCAATGGATAAAAATACGTATCTCAATTACGGTGTGTACAAGGACAATATACTGTTCATGGCTCTTGGAGGTAATTTCGCTTCCAAGGCCTGGACAGAATCTGATGAGTCCTTTGCACAGATAGCTGGCACTTCATTCCAGGCTTGCACAGCCGATGATGGAAAAGTATATAACATTGGTAAATATGACATTCGCAGATTGAAGTCTGATGAAGAGTTTGAAACTCTTCTTAAGAAAGCTCATCCTGCATTTCGTATTTTTATCAAGGTAGAAGCTCTTCCAAAGACTGTACATAAGGATATGAAATGGTCTATGTATCAGAATGTTCTGGCTGATGTGTATAATGAAATTCGTAAGAATCATCCACAAGACCCAGAATCTGAAGTAGAAGAAGCTGTTTATAAGTTCTATGCTTCTACATATGGGGCAAGTGAAGAAGAGCTTGAAGCTGAACGTGCTCGGTTTGCACAAGTAAAATAACAGAGAGGGTCCAAGTACGGACTCTTTCTGTATTTCCGTAAAAGCAGAAGTTTAGTATGCTTTCCCTAGTCCGCAGCATGGAGGGGTTGTGACGGTCACCAATATGGGGATGAGAAGGTCAACTGTAAATAGGCTATTTGTGGCAGTACACCACGATTTGTATTCAAACAGCAATGAGAGTAGAAGTAAAGAACAATGCTGTAGAAATCACAACAACTATTCCTCTGATGCAGAGTGATGAGATTTTCCGTAGTACTGGTAAAGCACTGGACATCATTGGCTCATTCTCAGCTTATCTTACTCTTCTTCTCAAGAGAAGGGGAGAAGCTTGTATGAAGCTCATGAGGAATCATATCAATGATGTGTTCTTCAATGACGGATTCACCATTGCTTGGCACAGAAAGGATGGAACAGTAGGATACTTCTGTATTCCTGGCTATGAGAACATTCAGAAGGCTATTGAACAGCTTCAGAAGGGTAGATATAAGGAGTTCTTGGATACTCCTTCTTCTGTGGATCAGGCAATCAAAGCTATTATGAATGATCCAGAGCTTGACCATGCAGATTGTGGTTCCTTCAAGTTCTCAGAGTTGGTATCAGTTCTTTGCGAAGTGCATCTTATGTTTAATCCCAATTCCTTAGCAGGATGAACAAGGAACTAACAAATAAAATCTTAGAAGGGTACTCTAAACAGTATCCTTCTTTGATAGATGTTTGTAGTCTTGCTCCGAAGTTCGAGTCTGAATTACAAAGGAAAGAGTATGAACAAGCACTCTGTGATGTGCATTGTTGTGAAGATCGTCGAGCTCTTATACACAGTAAGAAGGGAGCACAAATTGTCACTCTTTATATGAAAGTGTGGCAAATAGGTCCACAGCAAGCAATGAGAGAACTTATAATGGATGAGGCTTATACCTTGTTCGTTTGTCCATAGCGCGAGTCCCGTGGGTCGCTGACTTGAATAAAGTCATAGCTGCCGTTTACGCGCTTCCAGGAGGAGCCTATTATGACTTCTCCACAAACGTTATCTTCCGACGTCCTATATAGGTTAAAGTGGAGATAGTTACTGTTACTTATGGTGAAGGCAGTGACGATATGAAGAGTGACCAATAGGACAGGAAGACCTCTGTCTAGCACTGTAAGATATCCCTAAAATGGGATAGATGTTGGTAACCAATGCACGCCTTTTGCCGCTAGACTTAAGTCGTCTTAGCAGGGATTCCGAACAAGTACAGTGCGCTGGTAGAGTAGCTCAGCTATTCTTCCAGGGATGAGAGAATAGTGCAACCTCTGCCCATTCTAGATGCAAGAGGTAGAGAGTAGGGTCGCAACCTGCTCTAGCACTTTCTCTAATCCGAAAAATCAGGATAAAAGGCTTAGTGTAACACAACAGTGTTGTGTGAACAGTTGTTCAGAGCGAAACTGAACTATCCTGCAATAGTCCAAGTAACCGATTGTGCATAACGCGGACAGGTCAGCTGAATAACGGGAACAGAAGCTGATACAAGTAACTAAATTGCGGTATAATAAAGAAACCGAGTTCCCAAATCCACCGTGCGTCCCAGCATCAGTAAAATGTATAAGTCTGGGACATTTTTAAGGAGTTTCAATTATCCATATACGATTGCTAGTTCAGAATTGGGAGTCTGTGAAGATTCCCTTTTCTTTTATTTGTTTATTTCTATTTAAATAGCTATATTTAAGGTTGAAATTAATTCATTAAATATTATGCCATTTAAATAGAAAAATGATAATACAAAGGTTTAGAAACCTCTTATAGTTACTCCAATAAGAAGAAAATTAGTAAGGAGGACTAGAAACGAAGAAGTAAAGCAAGATAATAGACCATAGATAATAAGACAACAAGCACAATCCAGATCAGATGCCCAATATAAATAGGATAGAATGCAGAAAGCATAGGATTTTACTATCCAGGCTATGTTACGTCCATTTGTAATGGCTGATCCTTCCCATTTAGTTGGAGTGGCTAAGTCTGATAAGCCATTTATAGAGACTATTGGTAATCCAGAAGTTCAAGCTACAAGTAATGAAATGGTTAATTTCTTACTAGGAATGGCTTCTCCTGGAGATGCACTAAAGTTAGCTATGGTTCCTCTCACTGCTAATAAAATACTATTTAAATTAGCTAAAGGAGAACTAAAGACTGTAGAAGATCTTAGAAAAATAGGAGCTACTCAACAACATGCTAAAGAGTTACTAAAAGCTTGGAATGCACATTATAGAGATTATAATGTTATTAATGCTATTCTCAAGAAAATAGAAACTGGAGGTTTTGGTAAGAAAGGAAGTAATGATGCTATAAATAGAGAATTAGAGAGAAATGCTACTCCAAGATAGATTGTAAATAACTTGCAAAAGAAATATATCCCAATATTAGAATAGAACTAGGAAGCTATAAAAACTTTAGTTTCTAAATTGTATCCTAATGCAAGGGGTAAAACTAACTATATTGACTGGATACATGATAATAGTGCTGGATATGAATTTCTTGGTAGAAAAGTAGAAGATCCAAGATTCAATGGAAACAAATATATAGTGGTTAATGGAAAGCAAGTAGCTTAGGATGAACGTCCATTTCTTGAGAGATACTATGATAATGTAATGAAAATTATAGCTCCTGGAGGACTACAAGAATAGTTAATAAGAAGTGGAGAACTTAGTATAAATAAAGATGGACAATGGGTAGTTAAGATTAACGGAAAGCCAGAAGTTGTTGATCCTAAGCAATATATAATTTCTAAACTAGAGAATTTTAAAAAGACTGGAAATAGATATACATCAAAACAATAGAGACCTGTACATGGAACTAAACTGAACTCATCTTAGTTATCAAAACAATTTGCTTCTCCTAGTAATAAGAATTTATTTGCAGTAGATGCCAAATTATAGCTTAACGGAGAATTGAAAGATGCAGAAAATAAAATGTTAGAAGTTTATTCAGGTCCAAACGGAAGTTAGATCCCCTTTTATTATAAAGCTAAATAGCATGAAGGAGAGGTTATGTCTGTTCCAGAAAATGCACCTGCAGGGTATCATGAATCTAATCATTATAATGGAGGAAGTTCATTACAGGACCACTTTGAATCTAATGGAGGAAGAGCACAAGAAGTTAAAAGAGTTGTAGATCCTACCAATAAGGGAGGAGCTATTAATGAATATGATTTTGGTAAAGGTACACCTGATATTAAATCAATGTGGAATACTTTAGATTTTGAACCAGGTGCTGGCCCATTTGCACACATAATATTAAACAATACATACTTAGATAATTTATATGGCTAAATACAAATATGAAGATTACTTTTACTGGGACTTAATTTCTTTTGCAGATCATTACAGTTCCATTTATGAGTATCCTGAATTTACAGAACACATAAACAGGACTCAAATTTCTAATGCGAAGTTCTTTTTACCTACTCTTACTGAAGATGGAGGTACTCTCGATAACTTAGAAGAACTAAGTTTACTTATACGCAATGAAAATGCTCATAAATATATGACTTTCTTTCTAAATAAAGATTTAAAGAAATACTATAGTGATGAGCTTATTGATATAATTCGTAAACATGTTCTTTCCTGTTCTAAAGTGTCTAATGATCCAATTTATAATGAATTAATAAAACAAAACGGGTGGTAGAACATTTTTTAAGAGCACAAGATTACGTATTTGATGAAGCAATCCAAGAAATTCTGAGTGGAAAGAAAACAGGTCACTGGATTTGGTATATATTTCCACAGATGAAGGGTCTTGGTAAAAGTGGTATGTCACAGACTTATGCGATTCAAGATAGAACGCATGCACTTGAGTATATGAGTCATCCTATTCTTTGTTCTCATTATATAATGTGCTGTCAGGCTATTCTTGATTCAGGTAAGTCTGCATATGAAATCTTTGGAGATGATGTAGTTAAAGTACGTTCATCCCTACTCTTGATGAATTCCGTATGGAAGGATGACGTTATTAGAAAAGTATTAGTTGAACATCATTGGTTATAAGGAGCTCATCCAGTGCGGGCTCTTTTCGTATACTATGACAACAACAGATGTAATAAAAAGGTTACAAGAAATAGAAAAACAGTATGGAATCTTAGATATAAGATCTTTTGATTCTATGGATGAAGCATTTATAGATGGAGTAGATATTAAAGTAGTATCTGGGCATTGTTTCATCACTTATGCCGAAGAAGGAAAAAGATCTTACATATTAGAATAGACAAGCCATACTTCTTACATAAGTGCTTGACTGTCCTCAGAACCATTAGCAGAGGACGTGGTTGTTTGCAGACAACCTTGGATGGTTCACCCAGCCTAAACGTATAATAGGTTGGCCGACGGGTTAGTTCAATGGCCTAGTCTACTTGGCTTGCCAAGCAGACGGTAGGTTCTACTGCAATAGAAAGAATATATGCCTCTAAAGTATATGACGTGAGTTCGATTCTCACACCCGTTACTAAAATTATTTGATATGGAGAAATGGATTTACTTTGGAATATTCTTAGACAAATCTTCTAAAGAGCGTCTTAAGATGAAATTTGATATTCCTGAAAATTGGAAGTGGTATGGAGACCATGTTACTCTTTGCTTTAATGATGGTTCTGAACTGTCTAAAATTGCTGCAGAGGTTAATAAAGGTTATGTAGGTGCAGAGCGTTCTATTAAGGTTACTGGTATAGGTATATCTGAGAACGCTATGGCACTAAGAGTACAACTTCCAATAGGAGTGGTATGCACCAATAAAGTTGCTCATATAACTCTTGGTGCGAAGATAAGACCTGTTGATAGTAATGCTATTACTATTTGGCATGATATTAACAACAATCTTACTCTTTCTGGCGAAATAGACGTGAAGTAGTATATTATTGGATCGGTATGTCCGAATAGCCCGTTGTTCGTTTTAGGGCAGATTCTCTTATGATGCCAACAAACCGACTTGTAGGTGAACTGGGCTAGTATGTAGAAATAGAAGATCTCTTCACTGAGTAGCTCCAATAAACTTTTTTATTAATAACTTAAAACCTCGACTGTACAGGAAAGTCGCTCTTGACAAATGAAAGAATTTCACTTATCAGTAAAGGAGAATGGTTATGCTGTCCTTACTAGAGATTACTGGAATCCAGACAAGTCTCTTAAAGCAATGGAAGAAAAGCCATATCTATTTGAAGTGGGAATGAAGGTTGTAGATCCTTGGCTCAATGTAGTCACTATAAAGGAAATACACAAGCGACCTTCAGTAGACGGACGTGCTCCTCAATGGACTATTGAAGTTGAAGAGAATGGTAACACTTACGTATATTACGAACTTGCTGGTATACTTGTTCGTGATGACATTCCACCTTATGAACTTGAAGCATTTATAGGATTATGAAAAAGGAAGTTAAAGAATATTTTTTCTCTGTTCCAGACAATAAGGACAGTTTCTTTGCCTTTATAAATCTAGTAATTAATAATAGGAATAATGCTCACATTCCAAATGGAAATATAGAGCAAAAACCTACAAAGGTCGGTCCTGTTAGTATTACTTATACTCATAACGAAGTAGGGGAATTATTTATGGTTACAAACAATCTTAAAGACCACAAGTTCTTAGAGATGATTGGCGATCAGTTCTGTCTTCTTCGTAGTCATTGGAATATGATTCAGTCGTTTGAGCAATATCCAAACGCATCGAAATATTAGTAGTAATAACCAAGATTCCTCCGCTGTGAAGTTCAGGAATCTTTTTTAGTATGGTAGGTTAGTCTAGTGGTTAGAATAACTTTATTACTATGTAATAGAGAAACGATGGTTCGAGTCCATCACCTATCACAAGTTGGTTAAGGAGAGGTTCAAAAACTTGGAGTACCATTCAAGGAGAGAGTAGAATTAATCCGAAGTGACTGCTGGATTGGTACATTCAGTGGATATTTAGTTTAATGGTTAAAACACTGTGCTGTTAAGTATACGAGCAGTACAGAGATTAAGGTTCGAATCCTTAAATATTACAATGCTTATTCTGTCTGTCGCTGTCTCTATAGCGTCTGTTTATCGCCATTAGCAGATAAAAATAAGATCAGGGACAATTCTGGTGTTTAGTAAAGGAAGACGGAGGAGGGTGAAGGTTAGTAGCTCTCCTCTTTCTCATTTAAATACTAGATTAGTAGAAATTATGAAATTCCTAATATCGTCAACAACAAAAGCACCTTTACTTAAGATTGATAATGAGCGCATTATTAATTTGAATACTCTAGAAGAGTGTAACACCAACATTTGCTCTACCTGTGTTCGTGCAGGTAAGAATATCAAGATTTCGCAACATAAGAATCAAAAGTTCTTAGAAAAAGCTGCGAAGTTTTTCTCTATCTCCAAGATATCAAAAGCCTATGGGACTAGTTGGTATAAGTTAGAGTCTAACATGGTTCTATTTTGTATTGTCCAAGGAGATCAGTTACAGCTTATTGGTAATTATCCCACTTATTACCTAAAATTGCTGTATAGATATATAAATTCACTTTAATTGTCGGGGGAAACCCTCGTAAAGCTTATCCTTGGAGGCTTGGTGGTTAAAGCCTTATTTAAATGCGAAAATGTTTATTCTACGGATGTGGAGTACTGGGGACAGCAGCAGTATTCATAGGTTGTGCAATGCATGACCCGATTCCAACCAATATTGGTCTTGTTCTGCTAATTTTATGTGTAATTATTTCCCTATTTTCAAAGGAGAAGTAGGGACAAAAACTCTTGACAAAATGGAACAATTAATCAGTGAAATCATTCAGTCCAACATTCTTGATACGATTAAGAATGTTTATACACTCATGTGTTTTTTAGGAGAAGGAATCGATCCCTGTATCATCACAGTGAAGGGTGTTTCAGTTTTACCTCGACTTCCTGAGGACAGACTATTCATTGTGACTCTCACTTCAGAGGTACTTCAGTGTGCCAATGAAGAAGAATTAAGGGATCTTATACGCTTTATAATCGAGAAAACCGATTCCAAGTGCAAAGGGCTTCTAGCTCTGGCTCAGGCTGTAAACATGCTTGAAGGATATGATAAAACTTTGGACGTATGAATTACAAATATGAGTTGAGTATTACTTCCACTATTTATCAACAGATGGAAGATTTACGGAAGTCCTATATAGGAGAAATGATGACTAAAGAACAGGCTCTTGATCTCCTTGAGGCTATGGGACTTCCTAAAGAATCCCAAAAAGTATGGGAATTGTGTTTGAAGTATCAAATCTTTCTTAAAAAAGGAATTGCTAGATACACTAGGTACTATGTGCCTATTGATATGTACTCAAAGCATACTCTCGATAAAATGGAGAACGAGTTCTATAACGGAAAGTGTCCTACTAAGAAAGATCCTACTACCAGTGATAAAGAGTTAGGACGAACTAAACTTAGTCCAAAATTCTGTCGTGAATATCTCGATAAATGTGATGATCCTCTTTTGGTTGATTTCTGTATAGAACAATTAAAGAAAAGAGGTAATTATGTTATATTTGAGGTAACTCCGAACATTCAGAAACTTAAGGCTATAAGTCTTGAGTACTTAGTCCAATGTTCTGACTGCAAAAGAAAATAAATGGGTAAGGACTTCGGTCCAAACCCATTCTTTTTAATAACTAATTTTTT